AATTACTGATTGAAACAGAACCACTTGTTACATTAACGTTGCCAACTACTGCTTGATTAGCTGGGAAATTACTGATTGAAACAGAACCACTTGTTACATTAACGTTGCCAACTACTGCTTGATTAGCTGGGAAATTACTGATTGAAACAGATGATGCAATCCCACCTCCGCCACCAACAGCGTCGGTTCTTATAGTTACATTATTATTTGCGTCATAATATAATGCATTCTCTAATTTCTTGGGAGGAAGACTCATCTAAAATCCTATTTTCTTTATCTCTATTTAGCTTATCCGTGTTACGGTGATATTATTACCAACTGTAATAACGTTTGAATCCAAGGCCGCTGCTGTCATACTATTGATGCTAGCAGGATTATATCTAACTGCTTTGGCACCAACTGAACTAATGGTGGGATCAAATGTCATTTGATTCTTCACAATAGTGCCGGTCATTGCTCGGGCTACTGCTCTTTTTATAGCCAAGTCATTCATTAAAACGGTTCCTGAATCTGGTTCAGTAGATCTAGCTGTTGTTGATATTTGCTGTGGACCAGCAATTGTTACACTGAATTGCACCGTAGTCATCGTTGAACCACCGGTATAACTACTACCAGTTTTATTAATTGCACCGATATATCCAATTGGTGCAATACCAGTTAACTCATTAACAACTTGATTCCAACGCATGTTGCCACGGGTTAAATTAGTGCTTTGTGTTGCCGTAGTTGGAAAACCACCATAATTACCAACAGCAAATCCCAAATTACTGACTGCCGTTCCTTGGTTAATAGCCCAAGGTTGTCCAGGTATTGTACTATACATTTGCAGGAATGGTCCTGCGGGGCATGCGCCAACACCAGTTTGGCTGGTATAAGAATTGATCTGTTTAGCAGCTAGCGTTGTATTAGAGTTGTCAATTGTAAAAACAACATCCACACCATTGATGGTGACTACCGAATTGATACTTACATTGGTGAAAGTAGATCCAATTACGCTGGGATAACAATTATATGAGCCTGCAACCAATCCCAGTTTAGAAAGTGCAGAACCCGTTCCTTCACCAATCCAAAATGACTGTCCTTCATAATTCCATCTATTTGATAGAGTCAAATAATTATTTGATACTCTTTGATCTGCAATAACTTTGGTATAATTACTAACTGTATTTATTTTAGTAATGATATTAGCTAATGTGTCAGTACTAGAAAAAACAACAGACACATTGTTTATTAATATGTTTTCACCAGTAGACATTACTGTCGTAGTAATTGCAGTGTTTCCAGTCACTGTAACGATTCGATTATAATCCTGTGGACTAGCAGGGTCTAATCCACCTGCTTGGTCTCCAGTTAAACCGGAATAATCCGTTGGAGAATTTTGTGTCCAAGTTACTGAATATATTACTGGAGATTGATTGAAAGTAGTTTCGTTCATGAAAAAAGGCCTCGGTGAATGTTACATGTATTTATGCCATTCACCGAGATCTATTTTCAAACTCTGAATCTATGATGTCCTATTACACGACCACCAGCGCCAGATCTCGCACTTTCAAAATACATGTAGTGATTGATGGGGCCAGTCTTTAATAGATTGACGGCAATTTCTTCTGCCATTTTTAAACTAGCATCATTTGCGGTCTTTAATTTGCGTCTACAATGATGTCGCCAAACAGCAAATTGACTGGGCTGTAGTACGACCGCTTTAATTGATTTGGGATATTTGGGATTCATTGTCCTATTTAAAATTACACTGCCCACATGCAACATTCCCAAACGACCTTCGCCACGAGCTTCTCCCCAAATAGTTCGGCTTAGGTAATAGATATTTTCTTCAGTTAGATCCATCCAAACAGAGTCAGTTGAGTCAGTTTTTTGATCTAAAACTAGGGTCTCTCTTTCCAAAAAATTTGTTTCAGAAAGATTAGTAAATCGAATGTTTTCTCTCAAATTAAAATTTGTTTTCTGAGTTAACATAGGTTCTGTTGTGAGTGTTTGAGTTTGAGCACCAGTTGCCAAAAAACAGAAAAACGCCAACATTACTGTTGTTAAAAACCTCATTTTATTTCCTCTTGAATGCTATCAGATACGCCAACTTGGGGCTGATTTTGGAGATTGTGCAAGGCACGGATACTCAGTTGGGGTAAAGATTTTTATATAAAAATCAGTTGAATCTAGATAGTCTTGTTGCCTCCAATCAGCCTTTACGAAAAATATTTATGCTCAGTTTATAGCATAAAACTACAAACTTATCAAGCATAAAATTTTCCTGTTTTAATTCAGTTACTTAGAGTTCTTCGTTCCATTCACGGTGACCAGTTCGATAAGCCATGTTAGCTTCTGTTTCTCGAACTTCAACTCGAAAACACCAGACACGTTCTGATTCAGCTTTTCCGAAACTTGGAAGAAATTCTGTATTGACATATGTATATAGAAAGTCAGCTAATGCTTCACACCCTGTTTTTTCAACTTCAGTTACTTTGGCAATCTTTGCATCATGCAATGCTATCAATAGATCCTTTTGGGGATCATCTGCGGCAACTAGGAGTCGATGATCGAACCATTCTTCCAACTGTGCTTTTAGTGGTCGCAAGGACCCATAATCCTGAACCCAATTCCTAACATCTAATTCATCTGATTCAAAATAAAATTTAATGGTTAAAGCATATCCATGAACAATTGAACACTTTCCATTGTCTCGCCATTGACGATATGCAACCGGAAATGCATCACGGTATTCTTTAGTACTAACGTATTTCTTTTCTATAGCTGGGTAACCCATTGTCAATCCTCGATCTTTTGAAAATTGTAGAATATTTTTTATTCAATATCAATAAATAGTTGATGAAAATCTTAGACCTAATTGAAGATCGCCGGCCTGCTGACATAAATGATTGGTCTGATTCACAGTTACTTGAATTTATATTTTCAAATTTGCAAAAAAATAAAAAATATCGGTCTTTAATTTCTTCTGATAGCTTGGATTATATTCGCAGCTTTTTAGAAAATGCTGATCATATATCTGAAGATGTCATGTTACAATCAGTTCAATTTGAACCACTGCTATTATATGTTTTCCGAAAATTCAATCCCAGTTTGAGAGTTCAACTAGCTGCGGTACAAGGTACTGGACGTGTGATTGGTAATATAAAATATCCTGCTCCACTGATTCAATGGGCTGCTTTTAATCAAGATCCTGGTGCTTTTTATCATATCCAACCTCCTGAATGCTGTATTCCTGAAATTAGAAAAATGCATGAAGAACGAACAAGTACATCAACGTTGACTGAAGCAACCAGCTATGCAGAAATAGCTGAGTGTAATAGTTGGTCTGATGAAAAGGTTGTAAGATTTTTTAAAAAAGAAGCTAGAGAAATACTACGTGACCGGAAATTGGGATACTATATTAATGGAACACCCAATTTGAAAGAATTCAGTGATACACGGCATCAAATAACCGCCGCGGTTTTTAAAAAATGTATAGAATTCGACCAATCAATTGCATTATATAATTTTGCACGATTTATTCCGGCTGACAATATTTCATTACAACTACTCGCAGTACAATCCAATGGATTCACAATAAAACATTTTAACAACCCTTCTCCATTGGTTCAGTCTGCCGCATGTCGTTGTGAAAAATTTGCTATTAATTATATTAGGCCAATTGAATCAATTGATATTAATTTATTGAAAAAATACCGAGCTGAATTACAACGAGAACAAATAGCGTATTTAAATTCTATAGAAAACACGGACAAAGATACTTTGACTGAATCTTCTAAATTGCCCACCTCAGAAAATTTGCAATATTGGTTGAGCAAATTTAACCCTATTGACTATATCAATCTTTGGCCGGATAATATTTTGATTGAATATTTCAAAACTCGGTATGCAACTCGTGCTGCAGAAATTTCATTTTATGATATATTTGAATATCGCAATACTTTGAGTGATCAAGTCATGTTGGAATTAATCAAATTAGAACCCGGTAATTATGATGTACTTAGAAAATTCCATCCCAGTTTAGAGGCACAAATAGAAACTTTAAAACGGAGCGGATTAAAGATATATTATATGAAGAATCCTCCACCACTCCTTCAAACAATAGCGTGTCTTCAAAATCACGATGCTATTAATTGGATTGACCCAATTGAATCAATCAATATATCACTACTGAAGAAATACAGATACATATTGGACTCAGACCAACAAGCGTACTTGGAGTCTCTGGAAAAATTAACAGAGTCTGATGAATCCATTGACCTAGATGATCCGAATACATGGAGTGAAGAAGATCAAAATGATTATTTAAGATCTTTTCCAGGAGCAATAAAAAAATTTAAAAATCCCAACAAACAAATTCAATTGGTGGCTGTTCGATACGATTCATGGGCATTACGCGATATTAAAGATCCAGACGAAGAAGTTCAATTAGCCGCCGTCACTGCTTATCCTATTAGCATCCGATATATCAAACATCCATCGCAAAAAGTCAAATTAGCTGCTGTTTCAAAAGATGGAATGTCTTTATTGCGCATAAACCCTGAAGAAAGAAATATAAATGTTCAACTAGCTGCGGTTATGCAAGATCCAGAAGTCATTTATGAAATAGATAATCCAGTACCACTAGTTCAAACAGTTGCATTAAAAAAGACTCCCAAAGCAATTAATTGGATCCGACCTGAGTCAGCAATAGTTCCTGAACTACGAGAAAAATACAAAGATTATTTGTATGAATCATTGACTGAAGCCGCTTATGATGCAGATGATCCCAATAGCTGGACTGAAGAACAACAGATTGATTGGGTACGTCGAGAAGTTAGCCGAATTAAACACATCAAACATCCAAGCAAAGCTCTACAAATAGCTGCGGTCAAAGAAGACGGTTGGGCAATAAGTCAAATCGAACCCGAAAACCAGTGCATAGAAGCGCAATTGATTGTAGTCCGAGAAGACGGGCATGCTACTAGAATACGTTATATGCGAAATCCTCCTCCCATGATTCAATGGGCAGCAATCAAAAACAACCCAAAAGTAATTAATTATATCAAACCACAAACATGTATAGATCCCAGTCTATTGAAGGAATATGGTCACCTGATAAATAAACAGTGAGTTTCCGGAGATCACATCATGTCTGAACCCATTATGCCAGTACCTACTATGGAAAAACCCAGCACAAGAAGTGAATGGACATTGGTCGCAGCATTACTCTGTCTGTGTTTATTTTCACTCGCAATGGTAGCTGCTCTTATTTTCAAAGACTGGAACACACCAGCAGGATCTCAAATTATTGACATCTTGGGATGGGGTTTGAAATTGAGCGTGGGTGGCATTTTGCTTATAGTAGTTGCAATCAACAGTCCTTGGTATGGTGTGGTCAAAGCATCTGGATTCGGAGCTAATTTGGAAATCGATGGAAAAGACGCCAACCTACAAGTCGGTGATAAAACCTGAAGATCAAAGAGTCTGGGATGATTTCATTTCACGCGTGGATTGGAATGTAAATTACCAGATTCAACCAATACATCAACCTCCCAAAATAATTTTGGATCTTCATGGTCTGACTATTCAAGCAGCTTGGCAACAAACTATTGATTTTATCAAACTTCATAAAATTCACAAAACAAAGTCGGTAATCGTCGTGACTGGGAAAAGTGGGGAAATTTTTAAAGAATTTGTCACTTGGTCGAAACTCAATCCACTGGTCAAAAAAATAGAACCCATACTGGACCGGAGTCAAGAAGTGGGTTCTTTTAGAGTTTATCTAAACTAGTCGTCTGCTAATTGTCGCAATAGATAACCATTTGCTCGATCATTGACTTTTTGACAAGCTGCGACAAATTTTCCATTTGCAGACAACAACGCATCATAATGGCTTGCCATCAACATGTTGGGCATGGCAATTAATCGAATTTTTATAATCCAATCAGAAACCGAATCAATTGATTCCAAGCCATTTCTCAAAACATAGGCAGCCATAGCTGTCGCAGTACTGCGACTCATGCCAGCGTAACAATGGATCAGAACAACTTTGTTATCAGGAATCTCGCTAGCCCAATTTAAAATGTCTTGACAATTTTCAACTGTTGGGGCACCAATCTTATCTTTATGTTCAGTATCCCAAAAGAAAAGTCTTTTGTGATTAATAGGAAGTACCCCGAATGGAGTCTCTAACTCATCACCCACATCCAAAATGGTCAGAAGATGACTGGGTCTGTATCTCCAAGCAAATGCTTCCACTTCATGTTTTCCACAGACCCAGATGGTCATCATTTAATTTCCTTGTCGATCAATAGTTTCAATTGCTGCAACAGCAAATGCAGCAGTCTTGACCATAGTGGCTCTATATGCTGCCACTGCTGGTTTGGTCCAGTTCTTAAAATCAACTGGTTGCAGCTTGCTGGTGGATTCTGAAAGATTGTTCCACCAGCTGGTTAGTGCGTTTTTCGTAGTAGTTGAAGCAGTGTTCCAAACAGTTTCCTGATTGGCACGTTCAACTTCAATTTCCTTGTAGATTGAATCTCGATTAGTCATAACTTCTTCTCCTGTGGTTTTATGCAGCTTGATCATCTTCATAGAATGCAGAATTTTCAGCAGCACGTTGGCGATCTAATGATTCTACTGCGGCAATAGCAATTGCAGCTGTCTTGATCATCGATACACGGAATGCATCAACTGTAGTTTTAGTAAACGGAGGAAATTCACCCTTCATCCACTTGGTTGAATAACTTGCAACATAGCTTACCCAATTGAAAGGGTTATTCTTGGCATCATCTGTTGATGTGCCCCAACGCGTATCTTGATAAGCTCGTTCGGCCTCGATCTCTTTATAAATTTCTTGACGTGTCGTCATATGTGTCTCCAGTTAAAAACATATGATAACTTATCAGAGATCAGAAGTCAATTATTTTTTCTAATAGTTCCAACTGGTATTGACAATATTTCTTTGCCCAATTTTTTTAATTCTGGATAGGCTTCAGGATTAGTTAATTTGTAGAACGCGCATGGAATTCTTCGCTGTACAGGACTTCTCAGACTCAAAGTGGTCCAAATAGCTGAATCTTCAATATAGAATATATCAAAAGTATCAACGGTCAAACGCAAAGCGTAGTTTTTAAAACTTTCCAAATTGGCTTTCAAAAAGTTGGGTGCAATACAAGCATAAGCAGGTCGATCTGATTCACCATTTAGAACTATAACTGAAACAGGTCGAGTTGCAATATTCAAAACTGGATCCGTTTCAACTTCAGTTATTGGTATTTTAATGCCAGTTTTGTATTCTAATTCCAACTTCTTTCGACGAAATGCCGCCCCATGGTTGTCATCAAAATTCCCAACCACTGCCAACAAATAGACGTGAATCATTTCATGTAGTAAAACGGAATCCAATTGTTCAGCGGTCTTTTTGAAGATATTGGAAAATATCATAGTCATGCTGTTAGGAACCAACATATGTTTGTTATCTATTTTTATGGTGGAATAGTCTACTTTAGCACCAACGCCTTTGAGTGGTTTAAAATAAATTGGAATAACGGGCAATTGGTTATTGAATAAGGTTAGATTGAAATGGCGATATCGCTCCAGCATTTGTTTGGCCAGAGCGATATCAGAGTCTTTTTGTTTTATTTCCCAGAGTTTCATCAACTATTTATTGATTTGAATTTGTTGATATCTTTCTGAGCCAATCGTTTCCCACATGACATCTGCAGGTGTAAATGTCTTACTTGCCAATATTGACTTCAACAAGCTAGGACTAAATCCAGAAACCAGGGCCGTTCCGTTTTGATCATATGTCACAGGCACGTTTCCTTGTCCTGTTGAACGAGCATTCAAATTCCAAAAAATAATATTGGGCAATGAATAATTTGCCTGTTCAAACATATTCCTTGCCAGATCAAATACACCGATTGATTTACCATCACGGCATGCAGAATTGTATTCTTGGTCTGAAAAAATGATTAGTGATTTAGGCATCTGATCAGCTGGGATTTTATGATTAACTGCCAGTTGCAAAATTGCTCTGAAAGCAGATTCAATATTCGTACTACCAGCCCATTCTGCATTAGACATACTGGCGTATTTGGTCAACAAATCACCGGCAGGAAGTTTCGCAATCTTACTGTCAGTTGTGAAAGTCAAATACAGACCGGCAAATGGACCCTGTTGCTTGGTCGCTAGATAGAGACCAAGGCTAACCGCAACATCCATACAAGTAAGATTTGGATTATCACCCACTGAACATGTCATGCTTCCGCTCACATCAACTAGTGGTAAAATGAAATCATCTCCCAAATAGTTGGGAAGTGCTTCCCATTGTGCATTAGCGACGACTCGATCACCACCCTGCTTCAAGCTCTTGATGATGTCATAGGGATAAACTGCACCTGCGTTGACTTTGGCAGTACCAGCAACCAAGCTAGCTCGGTAGGCAGCATATCGTTCACCATCACGCTTTGTGAAAGCCTTTTGATAACGAGCAGCCGCAACAGAAGGAACGTGACTATAATTGATAGATTCCCATTCTTTGGCTGACATCTTTTGTTCAACAGTATTGCTTGCACCAACGATCAATTGGCGATATGACTTGGGAGTCAAATTCATGTATTTTCTGAGCGCATTGGCCACTGGACCTTTACGAGGACTCCACTTGCCTGCCAGCCCATCTGATTGACTCAAGGCCAGCGCAAACATTGAATAGGACATGTTTTGGAAACGAGTAGTTTGGAAAATTAGAAGATCATCCCAACGACCATAAGTTGGTACAAACGGAATCAACTTTTCCAGTTGATCAGGATGAGTCTGTTCAAGCCAAAGCAGGCCCTGCCGAAATAATTCTCGCTCTCCCGAACCACCACGAATATCTCGTGCCCAGAAAAGAATACGAGCTGCATTTTGAGGATCAGCCTGCCAAGCACGTTCCAGAGCTGTTCGAATTGGCTTACCACGAGAAGCACCAACGAAGAAAAAGAAATCAACCAGTGGATCCAAGCTACTGTTTAGAGTAGCCATGCCATTGGCAGTCAGTGACTGATTATTGCTGGCTTCTGGAACCAGACGAGTTTCAAGCGCGGCGGCAAATGCAGACATTGTAGTTTCCTTTTTGTTTGTTGAAAGATGACAACCATTTCTAGTTGTCATCCTAGGGGGCGTTTTTAGTCGTCCTCGCCACTCATTTTTTCTAAAATGAGAAACGTATCACAGGCCGAACTTGTTTTCATTATGAGTGAAATTAAGTTTTTTGCGGAACTCGGCCTTTTGAAATTTATAAAACAGGACCAACTTGGTTTCATTAGCAGTGAAATTTGGTTAGTTGCGGAACTGGTCCTTCTAAAAATGTAGTGAACTACTGTTGTTCTAAAGAGCAACAGCTTCCTTCCGACGAAAGAATTGATTCCTGCTTCTGCGCTACATAACTAGATCCAACTAATGCCGGATCCCCGTCAGAGATAGCTCCACAGGCGTAAATTTCCGCAGTTCCTGCGGTATTTGTCTCTCTAATTCCAAATTGAAGTATATTTATGGCGGCATTTGCATCCCGATCCATGACTAGCTCACAATGACTACATACATATGTGCGTTCATCTAACGTAATTGTTTTCTTAGAGCCACATCGATGACAGGCCTTAGTAGATGGCGCCCATCGATCAATTTGATGCAACAAGTTACCAGCCCATTGCTGCTTGTATTTCAAATATGTGATGAACTGAGCCCATCCCTGATCAGCAATTGATTTAGCAAGTTTTCTGTTTTTGATCATGCCCTTGATATTTAAATTTTCAACAAATACAACTGGGTATCGTTTGGTTATCGCGCTACTTAATTGATGATGAAAATTACTTCTTTGGAATCTTATCTTTTGGTGTATTTTAGCTACTTTCTTCCGTTGTTTCTCCCTATTTCGACTTGCTTTTTCTTTACGCGACAGTTTTTGTTGCGCACGCTTTAATTTCTTTTGTTTCTTTCTATAAAACTTGGGTGTTTCAAATACTTCACCATCACTCGTGATAGCGAAGTCCTTGAGTCCTAAATCAATACCTATGCAGTCATCTTCTTGGAATTGCGTTTGTTGATCAACAACAGCTTGTTCTGTTAGCATACAAACATACCACTGATCGCCATCTCGCTTAATAGTAGCTGATAGCAACCGACCTTTTATTTTTCTATGATACGTCCATTTGATTTTGCCAATAATTGGTATTTGTATTTTATCAGACCACCACTTGATGTGTTTTGTATTGGTTTGACTTATTTCTATGGATGGATTAGCAGTGTGTTTGTTTTTGTAATGCGGAAAGCCCTTGCCGCGTTTAAAACAATCTACAATTGCTCGATCTAAATCAAATACACAATTTTGAAATGCATGTGCTGGTGCATTGAGCCACTCAAATTCCTTTTTTAAAGCGGGTAGTCTTTTTTTCATATCATAACGAAATTCAAACTTCTTTTCTGTGTCGTATTTATTGATATTGATTTCCAGCAATTTATTCCAGATAAACCGCAATTGACCTTGCCAACCAATCAAAGTTTGTATTTGATCGGAAGTTGGATTCAATCGAATTTTGTATGCGGATATTTTTTGCATTCGTAATTATTACCAGAAACAAAAATATAATCAATAAAAGAAATAAATTTTAGCTTATTTGACTGACTTATATTAATCAATAGGAGCAACAACGCGCTTGTATCTGTTGATCTAAAGATACAACAGGCTTACGCGCGGTACTAAGCGGAAGAGCTAACGTTTTTCATCCAAATTGAAATGTTTTTAGTTGCTGTATGTCTTCCTTGTCTTATTTATGCAAAATCCTAATTGGAATGTCAATTGTTTTCAAAATTATTTTTGAAAAAAATTTCAATTAATTTGTGTGAACCAATCAATTGTTTCATACCAATCTTTTCTACTCAATTTATTGTAGTTTTTCAAACCCTTAATATGTGGCTTGATCCAAGGCATGGTGTCATGAACAAACGTTGCTCGTTCCATGGCTTTCACAATACTAGCAGAATCAGTTGGGTGAGCTCGCATAAGAGGATCACTCCAGTGGATTTCATCTGAAGTAACAATCGGCACATTGTTGATCGCAAAATCTGCTGCAACAATATTGAATGTTTCTGTGAAACTAACTTGCAATCCAATATCCATCTTGCAAATCAGTCGATTGAATTCTTTGTGATCAAACCAGGGATGCTCAACCAGTTCTGCATTGTCAACTCTAGTAAAAATGTCTCGAAGATTTTTCAAAATAGGCGCGCCATTCCCTTCAACACGAGAACCATTGATATGGAACTTTAGATGCTTGCCATGCTTCTGTGCATATTCAATTGCAGCAATTGCTTGAATAACATGATTCTTAAGTGGGCGAATCGCTCCGAAGCACCCAACGTTCAAAATATGACGATGTTTAGTATTTTTTGGGAAACTATAGGATGGAACATCAACTGGGTAATAATTGGGAAGATAACAAATGCCACTGGCAGGGTGTGTTTCACCAATTATAATACCCAATTCACGGTGAGCACTTCGATGATTTGATGCTACCCACACATTGGGATATTTCACATAGTCTATCGTCCAACCAAATGCAATTCCTTCATTAGCGAGGAATGGAGTGTTGGAATGATTTCTGATTATCCAGGTTACCTTGGGATGCAATTTAGTTAATACAGCAAATTTTTCTGGTACTACCCAGTAGGCTTCAATTACGACAATGTCTGGTTTAAACTGTGTGACTTCACGATCAATGCAATTATTGTCAATTACTTGAACCATTTTGACTTCATAATTGGGATTTTCATTTAACATTTCTACCACAAAGCGAGCAGAATTATAGAGTCCTGAACTCAAGCCCTTGGCATATGCCCAATCTTTTTTGGGATCAACTGGCGAATCTTTATAATCACCATAATCAGTTTCTCGATATTTCAATATAAATAGAACTTTGGTCATAAATGCCTCTGGAAATCACCAGAACTATTTATGTCTCGAAATTTAAATAAAATTGAATTTTACAAATATTTTACATATATTTTTTGAATGACAAACATTACAGAAACAACATTTGAAGATTTTGAAAATCAAAAACGGATTAGCCAAATTGCACAAGGGTATATTGAAATACCCTTTGCACTATCCAAATTTTTTGGACACGCCAAATGGATTCATCGCGATGAATTGAAAGCGTTAAAGGCTTTTATCAACGAAGATCGATAGTTTCCACAACGCGCCTGTGGTCGGAAATTAATTCTACTCGATCAATATCGGTAGTTGAAGTGAAATATGTTTTGGCATTTGTTTGGTGACTGATAATTGTGTCACCGACCTTCAAATTTGAAGGTCTCAAATTCATTAAATTTTGGTCCTCGCAGTTGGGATCGAACCAACCACCCGCGGTTTATGAGACCGCCGCTCTACCACTGAGCTATACGAGGTAACAAAAATCAATTACTGCATTCCATTACTTTTTATTTATAGCAATAATATACCATTTCGTCAACACTTATATAGTGATCCGCCACTCATTCCAAGGGAATTGATCTGGATAACGTTCTTTCATTACTCGGTTGCCAATTTCAAAAAACTCCTGTGTCACAGATGCTGGATTGCCAGCCAAACGATAGTTCAAAGTATATTTGCCTGTACCTCCCCAATTAGGATAGAAGTGATTAATATTATGCAGGAATTGTCGATCAGCGCCCCATTGTCCATGCCAAGCTGCACTACATCGGATTGCTACATCACGTCGAATACAGAATGCAGAAGTATCAACCAAATGACTGTTAGAATCCACATAGGTTGGATATTTCCCTAGGCTTTCACAATTGTCATCCAACAAATAATTTCCTGAAACATCACAAATTTTTCTTAGGCTGTGTCCCCAAGCATATGCCTGCATCTTGCATGATTCAATTTGTGAACTTACGTGATTTATATCAAACCAGTTGTCTTGATCTAGATAAAATATCCAGTCTTGGTCAACTAGGAAATTTGCAGCAGCATATATCCGGTGTCCATACCAACCATTGGCACCGGTATTATATGGCAATGTCATCACTGAAATGTTAGTTTTTTTAGAAGACTCTTTATTGACCGCAGTAATTTGTAAACGGGCGGATTGTTCAAATTGAGGTCCATCGATCACAACTAATATGTGTGTATTGGACCAGTCTTGTTCAACTGCTGAAGACAAGCATTGAAATAATGTGGGGGCACCAGTGGTTGGAATTATAATAACAGCAGAATCCATTAAATCATCACTCTCTTTCTGGGACCAAACAATACTAAAGACAATAGCCAATACAGTACACCAGATGCTAGTTGAATGATCATTAGAATATAATTACCTGTCAAGTAGGCTGTAATCGGAAAGACCAAAAACGTTTGAATAAAGCTTCTTAGAAATACAACATCTTGATATTCTTTGTGCAATTCAATAGCAGTTTGAATATCTGGATCTTGACAATCGGCTGCTTGGGAAGAATTAAAAAACAAAATAGTCAAAAAAGCAACCAAAGTAAGTACGACATCAAAGATAATCGTGCCTGTCACAAGAATGTCGGCAGCAGACTTCAAAATAGTTAATTTTAAACTGGTTATCACAAATGCCAGAAGAATCACATCATATGCTCTAGATAACCAAAATTGTCTTTGATAAATCATTTCTTAAATTCCATTTTAGAACCAATATTGAAAACAACTTTAAGTGCCAAATATCCCAAGATCAATATTGCAGCAAGTTTGGCTTGTAGATGATTTCCTGAATACCAAACCAGAACCAGAGGCAAGATCCACATAAAGAATATGGTTGGAAGATCCCACGTCCAGCTATGAAGAGTGATGTAGGTTAGGCTGGAATTTGGATATTTTTGGAAATTTTCCAGTTGATTATTTCGAATCCAGTTAGCAGTCACATTGTATAAAATGATAACCAAACAGACCGAAAATCCCAGCAATCCAACCCAACACCAACTTAAGAAAGCAGCAATGCCCATCAAGGCGGGGGAATCTGTTCCAAACGCAATAGACAGCGACAACATGAAACTAAAAACATAATGTCCTATTGAAGGAACTCTTTTAACCATTTTCCCAACTCAACATTAATTTGTTGCCCACTTTGTGCAAAGTTAGTGATTCTACTCGAATTTCATTCCTAGCATCTGGACCAGTAGTCAACAATTCACGACTAAAGTGTTCAATCTGACCAGTACTAAAACTTGTAATATTATAGTGATCAAAGATATGCAAAATCAAATTCTTAATTCTAATCTGTGACCAAGTCTTGATTATTTTCAAATCCAAACTGTTTCTTGTAATTTCTGCAGACCGCCAATCCAGTTGTGCCAATTCACGCGTCAATTCAAATGTTTCTCCCAACAAATCAATTGACTTGTTGATGTTAATGTCAGCAATCGCATACCGAGATTGTACCAGAGGCCACATGACATTTCGGATCCAATTTCTATCAAATCGATTTGATGCATTGCTGGGATCAGTAATATGTTCAATATGGTTGATTAGAGCATAAGATTCCAATTGTTCTCGTGTTTGATTAAGCAGTGGTCTAATAACTTGGATTGCAGGATCCAACCAACAGGCTGTTGTAGTTGTCATACCCTTGAGACCTTTGATGCCAGATCCTCGCATCAATTTCATAAAAAAGGTTTCAATACGATCATTCAAATGATGAGCCAGCACAATAGTATCAGCACCCAAACCACATAGAGCTTGATAGCGAGCTGAACGAGCAGCAAATTCCAAATTGTTTCCCGTCACCTCAACGCGAATTGTTTGTTGATCAAATCCCAACCTGGCAGCTTCTCGTTCAACAAAGTTACCCCAAGATTGACTGTCAGGGTTCAATTGATGATCAACATAAACAACTCGCCAAGTCTTAGCGGCTGTTTTAAATTTAGCCAGTGAATGCATTAGCACCATACTGTCCAAACCACCACTGACTCCAATAACGATATTGTGACTATTGACAAATAGTTGATCAAATGTTTTTTGAGTAATCATTGCTATTGAAAAAGCTTGTTGTAGAGATACACGACTGGCTTGGAATACCTAACCGTATTCCAGTAACCAATAAACTTCATGATCAGTCGATATTCCAGAGTCTGCCGATAACGATCAATCACGTTATTGAGTTCAAGCATGCGTGCTCGTTCACCGAGATTAATCGTACCTCTAATTGCTGATCGATTTAGATAAGCCAATGTATTGACGTTTTCTTTGTACTTTTGAAACCGAGTTTTCATATTGCCCTCTGAGTTTATAACAATACCATAGTAGGTATTGACAAACAGATCAACTGTTTTCTAAAAATTCTCGCAATTTTTCAGCTGCCATTTCATTAGACAACAGCATATCAAGTCCCCAGTGGCGAGGATGAAGAATATCGGCTAAATCACACCAAACAGTGTCTTCAATTTCCCAATTGATAACTGGGTTAAATATTTTGGGAATGATTACCGCATAGTTATAAAATTCAAAACGAGGCAAGTAAGTCTTGTTGATATAGATCAATTTACGTGGTTTACCAGTTATGTCATAACCAACTTCTTCCAGTGTTTCACGAATTGCTGCTGGACCAGGTGTTTCACCAGGATCAACTGAGCCACCTGGAATACCCCAAGTTAGAGGACTGTTGACTAGACTGCTTCTTAGAATGAACAAAAACTTTTGTTCTGTTTGAGCATAAATTAGGGTGCCTGCTCCCTGCTTGGGTGCGGGAGTTAATAGATCGCTGACTTTCATGTTCGTATTTATTCAGCTTGCGGTCGGTTAAGAATTCTATTGGTGCGAATGAAAGTGGTTCTCTTGCTAATTTCTTTGAGTTTCTCTGCACCAATATAACTCATTGTTGATCTGAGTCCGCCCAGGAATTCTTCTACCGTGTTGGCAACAGCTCCTTTGTATGGAACAAATGATGTGCGGCCTTCAGCAGTCTTGTAGTCACTTTTACCACCATAGTGTTTATCCATGGCTTCTTGGCTTGCCATACCATAAATCTTCATTTTGAAATCACTGCCTGGCAACGCAGGATCATCTGGCAAATCCAAAACCAGTTTGCCATCAACCATTTTGGTTTTGGTATAGGGCTTGCCCCATTCCCAGAGTTCACCCGCACATTCTTTGTGACCTCCCAGTACAGATCCCATCATAATAAAATCTGCTCCGGCACCAAATGCCTTGCCAAGATCACCAGGGTAAACAATCCCACCATCACTGCAAATCAAACCTTTGAGTCCATGTGCAGCATCCGCGCATTCGACCACGGCCGATAGTTGCGGAACACCAACTCCGGCTACACGACGGGTCGAACATTGACTATTATGTACTACAATACCATCAATGTTATATGAATGGTCTTCTTCAACTTCTAGATCATAAGTATCACCAGAATAATCTTCTGATACTATATATGTGATTTCTATTAAATCAAAATTCATTACGTAATCTTTCTATTAAAGTTGGTAAATCAGCAAGTTCATATTCCCAAATCAAAATCAATTTGAAATTATGTTTTTCTGCAAATTCTTTTTTATCAATGTCAGCCATAATATTTGTTTGTTGTATTTTGTTCAATGGCTTTTTGCCTTCACCATAAAACATTGGATTACCATGCCAATAGTCTCCTTGATGTTGTATTAATATTCTATGCTTTTTACTTCCAAAATCAAATTGTTTAAAATCTAATATAACACTATATTCAAATTCCATTTCAGTGAAATATTCTTGTAAAATTTTATTAATCAATTCTTCCGGTTTATTCATAGTATATCGATCTTGTGATATTAATGATGCTTGAGCAGCCTTTTTTCTAATATTCACATAATGTTCCGGATCTCTATCTTTTATCATCTGTTGAAGTTTTTTTAAATTATTTGACCGCTTTAATTTCTCTTCTTCCGATATATTTTTGTAATAGTTTTTTGATATTTCACTTAATCTTTGTATTGTTTCTTCAGTATGGGTTTTTCCATAAAAAGAATTTAATTCACCTTTCCTACCACATTTCTCTCGTAGTATTTGTATTGTTTCTTCAGTATGGGTTTTTCCATAAAAAGGATTTAATTCTCCAATAAACCTACCTTTCATGTATTTTGACAGGCGGTCTTTAAATTCATCAGTATGAGTTTTTCCATAAAAAGTATTCTTTTCACCTGACATATTACATGTTTGACAGATATACTCTTTTTTAAATAATCCTCTTCGAAAATTAATTTCGTTCTTTTTTCCACATAATGAACATTCAATTTCAATTCTTCCTAGATCACCAGTCTTTATTTTTTCTCCATTATCTAGACTAGCAATATTATTTCTTCCTATTTTTTCAAAACCTAATACCTGTTTTCCATCTTTAAAAATCTTTAAATTCAATACCGGCTCCTATAGCATATTTAACCATGCTATTTATGCCGTAGGAGAAGATAATCTTTTGATAAATCTTTCGCAGGTATCCATTCTGCGTAATTTTGAATGTTATGATTATTGACGATTTCTCGGTATTTTTTATGTAATACATAAAATTCATGATTTGGAGTTGCTTTAATTCCATTAATATTGATAATTTCTTTTTTATCATCAAATTTAAAAGTATTTGTAACAGTCTTAAATTTTCCCGTATGAGTAAGTACTTTTTCACCAATGCCAATATCTTCAATATTACGTAACCCATTTTCTGTCAATACTTGTTGTCCCGGTACAAAACACCCAGGACCAATGCCTACTTTTACTATGTCCGCTCCTGCCAAAACCAGCGCTTCTGTCATTTCCGGCGTACAAACATTACCTGCCATAATGGTCAAGTCAGGATTCTCTTCACGCACTTTTGACAGAAAATCCACAAATGATTCCAAATAAGCACTTGGTACATCAATGCATAGATTTTGAATTCGATTATCTTTTTCTTGTACGTCACAGAACAATCGATAATCCTGCTCCCGCATACCAATTGAAAACCAAGCTAATTCAACTTCTCGGTCACTCATCGATTGCCAAGCTGCCAAATGTTGCTCTTCAGTGTAGAATTTATGAAAAGCAGTCATCATTTGATACTTAGACAGTGACTTATGCATGGCAAAGGTGCCAATGGTGTCCATGTTAGCAGCGACAATAGGCACCCCCGTCCAAGATCGACCACTATGTTTCATAATAAAAGTGCGAGTGATGTCTACATCTCGACGCGATTTCAAAACACTGCGCTTAGGAAGAATTAAAACATCATCAAAATCAAGTTTAACTTCCAAATCAATTTTCATTACAGTGCCTTTGCAGATTCAATAAATTTTGTAACTTCAGCATGTCGGTTAACAAAATAAGCAAACAACCTAAGTGTGTTGAATGCATCTGCGTCTGCTCGATGTGGATGACCTTGAAATTTTAGCCGAAATCTTTCCATGGTGCTTTTGAGACCGCCAGCATAAGTTTTGCCTAATGCCAATTGTTGCATGACAAAATATGTTTTGACATCTATCCATCGACGTCCAAAATTTTTGAAAGTAATACCCCGTTGGGAAAATTCAAACAATAGTTCTGAAGAATCTCCACCACCCCATGTCACAGGATTAATAAAGGGTTGATGTTCTTTTATCAAAGCCTCCAATTCATCGGCGACTGTTTGATAACTAACAGCTTCATGCTTGATATCAGCATCTGTGATACCTGTCAATTCTGTTATGAATGGAAAGATGGGTTCTTGAGGATCAACAAACCATGCTCGCGTGATCCAATCGGTTTCTGGTTCATCAACTGCCCCAATGGTGATGCCAACTTGGATAATTTTTGGCCTGACGGTTTCTGGACCATTGTTGAGTTCTAGATCCAAACTGAGGAATTTCTGTGTTTTCATAGACCAACTATGCACTATTTGCTTGTGGCAGTCAAGTTACCTTGCTAATTTGGGCAGCTTCTTCAGAGCAGTAACTTCAGTCTTGTAGATTTTTTTAATAGCAGCTGGATCTGACAATATTTTTTGATAGCCTGCAATTTCACCTTCTAATGCTCGAACTCGATCAACCACTTCTTGATAACCATTTTTAGCCCACCTATAGCTGGGTAATCCCACAATACGATCATATTGATCGAGTGTAAGAACTACTCGTGTACCAACAATGTTCTTTACTTGAGTCATTACGCCAGATCGGTCAGCTGCTTTTGGCAGGAATTCTGGCAGTTTCTGCTCATAACACAACTTCAATGCCAAATTGAAATTCAAATCAACGGTCAAGTCTTTGATCAATTTTTCGTATCGTTTGACATAAAATCTCAACCGCCATTTGACAAACTCAGTTATTAATTCAGTTGTATTTGCAAACTGGCGAATATTGGTGCCGTCCCAATCCAGTACTACCAATCGCTGACTTGCTTTGGTTCTAAGTTTCAAATAATTGATACAATCATCAATTGACCATTTGTCAATCACACCACGTTTGAATTTAATTTCAATTTTTATGTGATCAGTGCTGCGATCCACATAGTTGGCAATCGCATCAGCATCTTCCATGTCATTTAACCGAGCTTTGAATTTTTCCAAGCTCAAATCTGGTGGTAGCTCCTCAACCCAAATCACATTACCATCTTTACGTACCTTGCCCGTAAACTCCCAGGAATTTTCACTTAACGTTTTAACCTGGCAATCCAAATATTCAAAACAGGGCTTTAAAGGCTCCCACTTCTTTCCGTCAATAGCTGCAATCGTAGCATCCACAATGTCACTCAAACGATGTGGTAAAATATCAGTTGACCAACCTACAGCAATACCACTAACCCCATTTAGAAGTACCATGGGTACCAATGGTAGAAAATGAACCGGTTCCAGCACACTGCCATCATAGTTTTCTTTCATGGGAATAATATCATAATCAGTGTATACTAATTGTTCAGTATAGTTTGATTTTTGAACATAGGTATAACGTGGAGCACCCCAATCATTGGGTCCTACTCGGGTTCCGAAACTTCCAATTCCCTGCATGAGAGTAATATTATTAGCATAGGGAGCAGCCATTAGACTGATCATATCAGCTGCTGAAGAATCTGAATGTAGATAAAGGTTGCTGGAAATCAGATTACCTACGAGGCTGATGGTTTTGATTTCACCAGAAACCCGCTTGAGAATAAAGAGTGCTTTGCGTTGTGAATCTTTGAGTCCATCACTCACACTGGGTATTCCGCGATTTTGACAGACATAGATACTGTAATCTCGACTGGTGTTTAGGATATATTCACTGGTAGTTTGTTGTTTCATTTGTGCCATCACATTCTATTCGGAAATGAAAATTTAAATTCCAATATATCTTCTGGATCTGCTAACAGATACCAACGAACAATAAGATCATCTGCTGCTAAATCTACTAGTGGCCCATATCTAATTATCTCCCAACTAGTAGTCAAACGTTCAGACGCCCATTGAAAAACAGGAACAACTTTCTCTTCTTCAAATTTATAAAAAATAGTAGTTGTATATTGCCACCTAGATTGTCGACATTCAAATATCATTACACTATTAATCGCTGTCATTCGGGGAGTTCGAACAGGATTAATTTTGAAATTGTCATATCCGATTAATCCACAGGCTTTGTCAAATGTTTCCGAAAGATAGTTATAACTAGCCATTCAAACTAATCCAAGCTTTTCGGTCATCTGCACGAGCATGATTAAAAATCAAATCCAGAGCTTGGTGCAATTTGCCATCATCCACAAGTGGGACTAATTGTGGATTTGCTAAACTCATTTGCCAATCTACCTTATCTAACGTTCCCAATCCTTTGGCTCGGCGAACATGTGGGTGACCACGCCATTTTTCTGGATCATATTCTGCTACATTGTGAGCATACCAATAATGACGTCCCTTGTTCTTATCTAACTGTATTAGGAATGGTGTCATAAAAGCATTAAAGAAAGGCGGAAGCGCTGGATCAAATAATTCTGGCCAATTCAAGTAGAAAAAATTAACCAACAGAGCTGTAATATTGGCGCCATCCGGATCCTGGTCTGCTGCTAACCAAACTTCACCATATCGCAAATTTTTACGGTCAGCTGTCTGACCAAAGCTCAGGCCAATTGAAATCATAACATTTTGAATAATTTGATTTTCTATTAGTCTTTTTGGTGATTCTCCATGTGCGTTGATAATTTTGCCACGCAACGGAAACGTGCCGTGAATTTCAGGTGTTCGAACAGCCGAACTCATTGACGCGGCGGAATTGCCTTCACAAATTATGAGGATGCATTTAGTTCGGTCTCGACCAGTTGCGTCCAATAGGCTTGGGACTTTTGTTCGCAACATTTTTTTATTGGCCTTGTTGATATCAGCATCATCACGCTTTTGAGTACGTTTTGCACAACGTTCATAAATTTCATCTATCCAAGCTCGGTTTGATTTAATCAACTTGTCTAAATTGGCTTCATCATCAAAGAATGCTTTGATATATTGATCTACTTCTTCGTTAATCAAGCGAGTCTTGCTTTGACTGTCAAAGTTGGGAGCATGCATGGTGGTGACATTGTATATTAGGAGACCCTCGCTGACATCACTTCGATTTGGAGTGAGTCCACGCTTTCGGCTTTCTTTTTCCAAAGCTCTGATAAGACCACCGTAAAATAGTTTTTTAAATGTATCAATATGTTGACCACCATTGAAAGCCGGAATATCATTCACTGTAGTATGAACGATTTCATCACTGTCAGTAAAATTAGGCACAAGAATATATTGGCTGGAAAACTTGGGTTGATCTATTACCAGTTTGATAACTGCTTGTCCATCAAAGAAAGTTTTTTCAATAGTGGGTTTTACTAGAATCTTTTTTGTATTGAAAGTGAATTTGATATTGGGATGAGCTGCTGCAATTTCCCAGACTCGTGCTTGCACAAATTCTAATGACAGTTGAGGATTCTTAAAAACCGACTTGCTCAATTTGAAAACGATCCTAGTTCCAGTCTTGCCTTTTAGAGGACTGATCTTGGGATCAAAAATTTGAAGTTGATCAAACAGTTCATTTCCTTCTTTGTATTCCTGTGAAAATTTCATGCCATCTCGATAGATATCAACATGAAAATATTCACTGCAATTGACTACGATTGAGCTCCCAACGCCATTCGTTCCTCTTACGATTTCTCGATCTCCAAAGTTTCGACCAGCTCGGGTATGTGTTAGAGCTAGAGTAGCTTTGTGCATTTTTTCAACTGGATCCCAATCAATTGGAATTCCGCGTCCATCATCAACCACTTCAAAAACAAATGTTTTGGGATCGAATGAAATATCTATTTTTGTGCCATGTCCGTGTCCAACAATTTCATCCAGGGCGTTGTCAAAAATCTCACGAAAAAAAGCATAGACTGCTGGTGTCCAAGTTTGTTCCTGAACTTCTAATTTGGAACCAGTCCAATTGACAATATTTTGTGTATGTGGTGATTTTGAACCCAACCACATCTCTGTTCTAAGACGTGCATGTTGATATTCACTTAGTTTGACAATCGTGTCTTTTTCTGGTTTGGTTGTTTTTTTCATTCATATTCCACTAGGAAGCAATATTTATGTCTAAGGAATCAATTGGTTCAATGTCAACTGTTTAGAAAAAGAAAGCAGCATTTCTGCTGCTTTCCTATAAGTTTTTCGGTTGCCAAGAAAACTTATAAACTCCGGTATACTATGCGACGAGCGCTAGTTCCATATTGTAATTGTCATTGACATTTACAGGTTTTTGGTTATAACGTAACCATTCGAGTTGCCATTCTATCTATAAAATGCCAGTCGATTCTAATCGGCCCCATAAAAGAACATCTGATATCTCAACCAAATTTTGCAGACCTAGGTAACGATTTTACGTCTGAACCAGATGCTCATTGGTGGAGCCGCGGAAGAACTGCCCTTCCGGTGTTGCTCATTGTTCAATAGTTTGGTTTACAACTATTAAATATATTTATACGACATTATTTCTTTTATGTCAAGTAAACCATTCAATTATTGCGACATAAATCCACGATTTGTCTTCAACCAAGCCAAAATTGCATTGGGACTGGTCTCGCCATAGGGATCAGTTTCGCAATTATCACACTTGCCGGGTTCTTCAAAGATTTTTTCAACTCGGCCATGATCAATGATGGCTGCATAACGCCAGCTTCGACGACCAAATCCCAAATTATCCTTGTCAACCAGTTGACTCATGGCTTCTGTGAATCGTCCACTGCCATCTGGGATCACTTTCAAATTTTTCAGTTTTTGATCTTGTGCCCATTTATTCATCACAAAGGCATCATTGACTGACATCACATAGATATCATCAATGCCAAATTTTTGAAAATCTGCATAACTTTCTTCAAAGCCAGGTACTTGATAAGTAGAACAGGTGGGAGTGAATGCTCCAGGAAGTGAAACCAAGATCACTCTTTTATTGGCAAATAGATCAAAGCTTGTTACATCTTGCCAACGATAGGGATTTGGTCCTTCAATTGAATCATCACGTACTCGGAATTTAAATACGATATTGGGTACTACTTGGGTCATAAGATATCCTTTGTTTTTCTTAATTATATGAGTTTAATCATATGACCGCAAATAAGTTCTATTCATCAATCAATTCTTTTTGAACCATTTCCACAGCTTGGTCCAAATAAATTTGTCGCTTTTTAAAACTCAACTTTTCCCAAGCGGCTGCATCACAATTGGCATTCAAAAGAGCTTGTCGCCGAACTCGATCAGCATAGTAGAATTCCACATCAGCTTTGTTCAATCGCATTAGTAATCTCCTTCAACAAATATGTAGCGGTTTTGTATCTGATTGTCAAGACAAGGCTGAAGACGGTCTCCTAAAAGACCGCCTTCGAATGTGCCGACTACACATGGCAGTGGCAACAATTTATTTTGGAGCGGTTACGTTGTCTGTGGTAGCATTATCCATCACAGTGTTTGTAGTGTTATCAACAGTATTAGTTACTGTCTTTGAACCACATGCTGCCAAACCAAGTGTAGCTGCTGCTACAACAGCAATCAAGATAGTCTTCATTTTTATTCTCCTGTTAAAAATTAATTATGTGAAATAACTGACCGGCTGTCAATTATTTTTAGAATCTTTCGTAGCAAGTACGAACATATTCTGTTTCATAATGTGACCTGACCAATTCCCAACTTGTACATGCATAAGTTTTGTAGGGATCATACCCAAATCCAGGAACGTATCGAGTCACATATCGAGGACCATGCCAAACAAACCATGTTCGGTCATCTCGGTAATGCTCTGGTCGGTGCCTATCAGTCCAGTATCGGTCACGCTCTTCATGACGATCCCAATCACGGCGTTCTTCAGCAGTAACTGCTGACGCAATTGACATAAAGGACAGGGCCATTAGAACCAATAGAACAATTTTTTTCATTTGAAGTCTCCTTCTACTCAAACTATATAGTTATTTATGGAAAGGTCAAACAATTAATTTTGAAACACTGGAATTCTTTGCAGGAACTTCTAACCCTGTAGTGTTTGTAATATAACCGTTTTTTGCTTGTTCACTGCTCAGTTGAATTGTCAAACAATGTGACTTTGAAAAAGACAAGGTAGAATCTTGATCAATACCCAACATATAATAGGGACTCATTGTAATTCCAGATTGACCAGTGTGATCATTCACATAAACACTCAAAATCAGTGGTTTGGCAATTGTAATTGTGGTATCATCCTGCTCAACAAATTTACCGATTAATTCATCATTGTTGACAAGTTTAATAGAGATGATGTCGTTTGCTGCAATCTTTGTTTTTTTAATTAGCATGGGTTTCCTTTTTGATATTCTTTAATTATTTTCAAAAAAGCCGTCAAATGCAATTATTGATTTTGAAAGAATGCAGACAACTCATCATAACCGCCAATATAGCTGGAATTTAACCAGATCTGCGGAACTGATTTGGCATTTGGCAATTTTTCCAAAAGTTCTTCACGTGTAGTATATTGTTGATTTGGTTTTAGCGTTTTTTCGTTGAATCCTGGACTGATGATCAGTTCCTGATAGGCAATGTTTTTTGAATCCAACAATTGTTTTGCTTGTACACAATAGGGGCAATTGTCTTTGGAATAGATAATAGCGTTCATGTTTCTCCTTAGGTTGCTATTTTATAAATTTGGTAGAGCTGCATAATCAATTGAATCACTCATCATACCAATAAGATAAGAAGTGTTTTCCATTTCTTGCAAGGCTGGTTGACGAGAATTCAAGTTAACATATTTGTTGAACCAGGGGATGGGATTATTTTTTGGAGCTGGTTCATTGTATTTGATTCCAATATCCTTGAGTCTGGTTGCTGCGGTCCAATCAACAAAATCTCGCAATATTTCTGTGTTTAAGCCGATCACAACACCCTTTTTAAACAAATATGCTGCCCATTGTTTTTCTTCTTCAATCACATCAGAATATAGTTGATAGACTTCTGATTTAGCCTCTTGCGCAATTGCGATGAAGTCAGGATCTTCTTTGACTACATTGTTGATTATCCAAGCAGTCCATTCAGTATGCAGCAATTCATCCTGAAGAATCAAACTAATTATATTACCGTTTCCGGTATAAATTTGATTTTCTACCATAGCCAATGATGTTGCAAAACTAACCATAAAACGCAGAGCTTCCAAAGCATAACTGGCATGTAGTGCCATCCAAATTGCTCTTTTGTGATCTATTCGATCCACCGGCATGCCAAGTTCAACTTGACAATTCAATTTATGCAATGCGTCATAATAAATACCAACGTTGGCCGCCATGCCAATTATTTCACTGGTGTCATGTATCTTATTAAATTCATCTTTGGGCACATTGTAGATATTTCGGATTATGTGGCTATAGCTTTTAGAATGAATATTGGTTTCAAACATTGACCAAATTAAAACCAGTGATTCTAATTCAGGGAGTGATACAACTGGTGTAAAAATTTGAACAGGAGCACGGCCTTGTATACTGTCTAGTGCCGTTTGTCTTAATAGATTACTTGTGAAAATATGTTTGATTGGTTCACTGGCATCCTTGTGATCAATCTTGTCTCTGGTAAGACTGATTTCTTCGGGTACCCAAAAATAACCTTTTTGAATTTCTTCAAATTTTGCAATCTTTGGATATCGGTATTCTTCAAAACGCTGGACCGTAACTGTTCCATCAAGAAACATTTTGCGAGACAGGTAATTGGGATTATAACTCAAGTCATAACTTTTAGTAGTCATAGTCGTCCTTTTGAATTAGAGTTTACAAGCAAGACAATCTGAATCATCGTCTTCATAATCGGCAACTGGCAATGGGTGTGTAGTTTCAATTTGATCACTTTTGATACCAATTTTATTGGTGATATTATAGTAGAGTGTTTTTATTCCCCAATAGTGGGCCATCATTAGGTTCTTAGCAATTAACGTCGCTGGAATTTTACCATTTTCAAAATATTTAGGTGAATAAAATGTGTTAGTGCTTATGCTTTGATCCACATAAGCAGCTAGTACCGCAGCAGTTTTTAGATATTCAATGCAATCAGGTTGATCCCACATTAGTTGATATCGGTTTTTCAATTTTTTATATTCTGGAACCACTTGAACAAATGCACCAGCTTTGCTTTCTTTGGTTGATATGAGTGCCATGGGAAGTTCAATTCCATTTGTACTGTTAATCGTAACACTAGAACTTTCTACTGGAGCGATTGCCATCAAAAGTGCATTCCTGACTCCATGAATCTTCATCCGTTCTCTAAGAGGTTCCCAATCAAGTATCGGGGTAAAGTCTGTTAGATCATCAACACCTCGGCTTCTTTTTTCCCAGGGAAATATTCCTTGTCCATATGAAGTTCTATATCCAAGTTTACAAGGGCCTCGCTGTTCAGCTAGATCTATAGTAGCTTCAGTCAAATAATATGCTTGGTGTTCCATCCAACGTTTGACTTCTGCCAGTGAAATATCACTTCCATATTTCAAATTGCGTTTGGCATGCCAGTATGCAAGATTTGTCACTCCAACACCAAGAGGTTCAAATTCTTCATTTGCTAATTTACTTTGGATACTTAAAAAGTCTTGATATCCCAGTATATTGCTCAAACTCCTGACTAGAATGCGACAGGCTTTTCGCATATCTTGGGGGTTTTTAAATTCTCCCCAATTCAAAGATCCGAGTGTGCATAAGGCTATTCTTCCATTTTCATCATCAATTCTATTAAAAGGTCTTCCTGCGATTAAGACCTCTTGACAAAGGTTGGATTGATATACTGTGTCTATCTTGCTATCAAACGTGCCCTGATTCATCACATTGTCAACATTCATAATATAAATTCGACCAGTATCTGTTCGTTCTTTTAACAGTCCATTCTTAATTACTTCTTCAGCACTCAAAACTTTTTTATCAATTGCTGGATTGTTTTCATATTCCACATAAAGCTTTTCAAACAATGCCGTATCTTGATAAAATGCTTGATATAAGTCTGGAACATCATGTGGGTCGAACAATGTAATGTTACCACCTTCTTTGAATCGCCTCCAAAAGAAGGCATTCATAACTACACAATAATCAAATTGTCGGATACGTGTTTCTTCAGTGCCCTGATTGTTTTTTAGAACAATTAGATCTTCAAATTGTTTGTGCCAGATTTGGAAATGTACAGTACAACTTGCATTTCTGATACCACCCTGAGAAACTGATCTCAAATCACCATACCATTTCTTTAGAAAGGGGATTAGGCCAGTGTGCTTGATTTCACCATTTCTAATTTGTGCTCCCAGTGATCTAATTCTACTGATGTCAAGGCCTATACCAGCTCGTTTGGCAGCATATTTGGCCATCATCTCACCGGTCGCAAAAATACTGTCTACTGAATCATCACTGGCAATTAAAACACAGGATGAAAATTGTTTAGTAGTGGTCCCCAATCCAGCCAACACTGGGGTTGCCAACGTAAACTGCCCACTACTAGCACAATCATAATAATCCTTAACGTATTTTAGTCTCTTGCTGGGTTCTTCCATATGAAAAGCCGTTGCTGCTGCGACTGCATATCGGACTTGTGGGGTTTCATAAATTTTTCCAGTTGAACGATTTTGAACCAAATACTTTTCAGCTAGCTGAGCTATTGCAGCATATGAATAGGATTCATCTTTGTCATGATCAATGAATAGTTCAATGGTATCCCATTCCTGTTCAGTATACCATTCCAGCAATTCAGGGGTATACATTCCTGCTTCAATGTTCTTTTTTACAATATCATATAGACGAGGCGGTTGATACTGTCCATAGACTTCTTTTCGCAGCATAGATACTTTTTGTCGACCAGCCACATATTGATAATTCACGTTGTTTATTTCTGGATTTTCTGATTCATCTATCAAATCCACCATGGCTTTGAGAAGCAACCGGTCAATTGTCTGTGTGCTTATCCCGTCTTCTAATTGAATTTGAGCTTTGATTTCAATCATACTGGGACTTACCCCATCAATGCCTTGACATCCAAATGCAACTTGTCTTTGAATTTTGCTAATATCTAATAATACTCTTTCGCCGTTTCTTTTAGTAACATAAATTTCTCTATTAGTATTAGCTGATTTCATTTTTCCTGTTCTCTCATGTTCAATAGGTAGAATATTTAATGGAGAAAAAAAATGATTCTCCAATAAGTTTATAATTATTTTGTCAAGCTATACGGTGCTGTCTATCAAAAAATACATAAGATTGATGTAATCTAAAATTGGCTGTTTCATTTGAAAATTCCAATATTTCCTGATATGGCAAGCAGGCCACATAACAATTATCTATTATAACTGCCAGTGATTGGAATGCGCTAGATTGATCTGATATTAATGACAAATATATGCGGTTGGCCCACACAGTATCAGTAGCATACATCAAAGTATAGAAAATGGCTAATGCAACACTACTCTCATCATACTTGTTGGCAGCAATCATTTGCCAAGGGTCTGGCCAAGTTTCAGGCGCGTCCCAATCCAATTGTCTGGAACTCATGATAGGAACAGAACGCCAAAATTCAAACGTCTGTTCTAATTGTTCTTTTTCTGGCAACTGTGTTAGAGTTTTTCTAAATTGGCGCCATTCAGTCTGAATTGTGGCGGGGTCTAATAAAAATCTATTCATATCAACTTACTCTTATCATTACTGCTGAACCAGATCGATAAAATTCACCAATTTGGACATTTCCTGCCGCGGCGGCTGTATCATCTGAAAAAGAACTGGTCTGTGCTAAACTATTGCTTATTATTTTGCCAAGTTGGTTTAAACTAATTACTACATTTGATCCAACTGTAAAATCCAAGCTGGCAGTTGAATTATTATATTTCATAGTCACATTGCCAAGATTAGTGGCTCCAAATGTGTTTCCTTGTGCATCACCCGAATTAACAGCATTGAAATAAATTCTTTGATTTGCTGATAATACGATGGCAGCTTGATTTATATCCAGTGTGGCACCAGTTGCATCCCACAACTTGGACCAATTACCAACTGGATTATAAGCCACGTCAGAAGGCACCAATCCAGTACTAGCGGGACGATCATGCACCCAATGTTTTGATAAGCTAGCTATCGCAACATTTCTGTTATAATTAGTTTGATTGCCTACCACAGAAATATCAAAATTTTGATCTACAAAATTAATTGTTGATCCAGCTAGCTGAATATTTGAAATTGCAGCAACTAAATTGGCCTGCATAATTTGTGTTTTGGGTAATGCATCAACATATGTTGCATTAGTATTTGTGCTGGTCTGTGTTCCAGTGACGTTCCAAACAGACAAATCACCCTGTCCAGAATGCCATGTCCTAATGAAATTTGCTGCTGCAAAAGTTCTGCCATTTATTGTTGTGTTAGCGGCCACATTGATACCGCCTGCATAATCATAAACTTGTCCAGTCATTGCTGCTGTATCAAGAGTCCTATTATATGTAGCAGTCTGTCCGACTAAATTTCCAACCCTGACATATTGAGTGGATATAGCTCGGTCCCAACCTTGATCGAAATATTGATTGGTATTTTGTGTAGTGTCGGTTACTTCAGACGTGATAATCGATCTGTTTCTAGCTTGTCCAAATCCGCCTAGAACTACTTGTCCAGGACCCCAGAAAGCAGTTTGTACTACCGCATTAGCAGACAGTGCCGTAACATAACGTCCCTGTGGCACAAAAACAGTTTCAGCAGCTTGTTCAGCATATTGCACAGCAATGGTGTTGTCTGTTGTGCCATCACCTAAGGCGGACCAATCTTTTAAACTGGGTATATCATGCAATTTATCTTGTTGTGTTCTTAGTTGTCCACCAGTTTCTGGTGCTAAATAATTTGTGATCACGCCCGTGGTTGTGCCAGTCACCACTAAATTAGAGATAACAACATTGGAATTGCCAATTGATGTGATATTGATGTTTTGATCGGGAAGGGTGCCAACAATAGATTGGTTGGTTATGTTTAGCGCACCAGTTGTATCACTATATTGAGTGAGTAATTCGGTGTTTCCTCCGAATCCCGGTCCATTACCAATAAACAGTTGACGAGTATCCAAGCAAAAACCCAGCTCGCCTTCATGTAAATTATTGGGAAGATCTGTTCTGAGTCCGCGACGAACTTGAACACGTGAAATAGAAACAATAGCCATTCAATATCCTTTGTATCGGATATTTATGCTTATTTTGTCTTGTTGATCAAATGTTGGCAGCTGATGATGAAAAGAATTTGATCTTCTTTGTTTTTAAAATTAACTTGGTCCCATGCTTTGGAAATAAAGCAGAGTCCACGAACTCCAAACGTTTGATAAGTTGATATATTGTTTCTGGAAAGCCAGCCATGCAGCAACTGTCTTTCACCACTAGCAACAGTTAATCGACCTTTTAATTTCACTGCATGTGGATATGCCTCCAATGGAGTTTTCATTGCTGACGCTTCTTTTCTACTCGGACCTGGAATGCTTCACTCAATCGACGCCAACCATTAGGACTTGTCTTAACAAACTGTGCGAGTTGAAGAACAGTTCTCAAACTGAAACTGCGAAAATCTGCATTACGTTCATGTACATAATCCAGCAAGTCTTGAATCTGTCGATCCGTCAGATCAAAACTATCGAGTAATCCATGTTTTTCCACCATGCTCTTAATCCGGCACCAAATTTCTCGTCGAGTATGCAGCGTTAATGACAAGTAGAGACTCCTATCCATCAGCGCTGAAAGATGCTTGGCAATTCCCGCTCGATCTTTGTCAATGATCTTTTGAAAATCACAGTTGGTAATGAAAATAATCTGACCTTCAAATTCAAAACTCTTGGGAAGTCCCAGGTCAATCACTGAATCCGAATGATAGCTGATAATGCGAGGATTGTTCCCACTTTCTAGAGCTGCCTTCAACAAATTAACTGAATTTGAATCATAGAGAATTTGATCACTGTCATCCAGGATGAGCACTGAATTCAATTCCTTATTTTCAAAAAGTGTTTGATAGAGTTGGTATGCAGAAACAATACTACCCGTTACCTTGGTGTATTCCAGGCCATTTTGATGTTTTTCTTTTTCCAAAATCTTTGTAATACCAGCGCTTTTGCCTATACCAGGGGCGCCGCTGACAATAAGTGATCGGACATCACCCTGGGCCACACTGTGAGTAATTTCTTCTAAGATTGCGAATCGATCTTCAATTCTGGCAATGATAGCTTCATCCGTTTCAAGTTCTTCCGGAGTAGCATTTGATTCAGTTGCATGATATTCAATTGATTGTTCATTGGGAATTGAAACTCGAATCACTCCCATGCCAGGAATTTCAAAATTGCCATACCATCCTTTGGCACCCAATTTAATTGGACGTAGCAGCCGACATTTAACATCTTCAATTGATTGATTTCGATATCGTCCCGATAGAATGGTAACTTCCTGCATTGACATGTTCTCCTATTGCTTGATTCTAATCGGTGAAAATTGACTTGTCAATCACCGAAATTATAACATTTTTGTAAATAAGTTAATGAAGGAGGTTCCTATGATTATATCAAACCAAACCCCAATCACAGAAATTGATATTCTCAAGATGAATGTCAATACTCTGGAACAGCAGCTTCGGTCTGCTTACATGAGAATCAACGAACTTCGTGTTGAAGTTGAATCATATAAGCGGACCAAAAAGAAGTCTGTTCAAAAATTACCATCTGCTAGTTGAAGACAACGGAGTCCAGCAGATCTCCAAAATGAAACTACTTGGTTTCTGTCGTCAAAAGCCATAGTAGGATCAAATCCATCTGCTCGCATTTTTTCCAAAATTTCTGCTTTAATAACATGGTCTGGTCGATAATCTCGAGCCGGCCGCATATACAGTCGCTCATAGACGAATCCATTATCTGCTAGCCAATCTTCAGTTACTTGTCGTTGTTCTTCTCCGCGACCAGACGCAAACAGCATGGTAACGCCCATCTGTCGAATTACGTTATAAAGCCAAAGCACGTCTGGATAGACTGTGTCTAGATGCATAGTATTGTTGAATGCACCCCAATTCTTGTTACCATCTCGAACATAATGGCGGCGGTGACTGATGTTTGCTACTGTACCATCAATATCGAAGATGACGGCGGTTGGAATTCCCAGAACTGGCGTTTCAATATTTTCAGTCATTTTTCTTTTCCTACGATAAATTTCTTATACAAGTATCAAGTTGATAAGTCAACAAAAAAGGGCCTTTCGGCCCTCTTTGAAGACCTGTATTGGTTGATCAAATTCGAACAAATGCTACTAGCATGGATGCCATCAGGATCCAAAACATCGTCCAACCTGCTTTGTTGATCATTTCATATTGATGTTTCATCGCTATCTCCTTTCCAAAAAAATATGCAACAAATCGCTTTGCTGCACTACAAACTTATTTATATAGAAATGCTTCTGAAAAAGCTACCACATAATCAATTTTTACAAAAAATTCATTTTTCTTGCATTGATTAGTTAACGGAAGTATCAGACCTTGTAAAATTGTGCTATTCGGTCCCACATCTTTTGTTCATACAATCGCCAATCAGACCCTTCAATCACAAATTCCAAATATTGTGGTTTTGATTGGAGTGTATCTGGTTGCACACACATCATGATCACACCGGTTTCAATTTTTGTTCCAAACATCTTGTTATGTGCGGTTCCATAAAACACTTCTTGTATGAAGTAGTCGTCAATCCATTCTCGCTTTTTAACTTTGTTGGATTGTTTGTAGTCAATAATAGCAGGACGATTTTTCCAAACGCCTACTCCATCAGTTGTGCCAGCGTATAATTCACTGTAATACAAAGCAGTTTCAATACCCCAGAATTCAGAAACATTGGATAATCCATGCTCAATAATTTCATTATGCATCAACCAACTGGGTATCGCCATGGGATTGGTTGGTCGAGGATCTGGTTTTCCCAATACCCAATTTTCCAAATATTTGTGCATTCGAGTACCGCGTGAACTGGATTCTTCTGAAATAGTCTGTGCTTTTTTATCACCAACTCGTTTACGCCAATTGTCTAAAGATTGTTTACTGTCTAATGACTTGGTACTGTCCAATATAGTAGTAACAGATGATAATAATTGTCCACATGGTGTTTGATAAGTTCTATGCCCATCTACTTCAACTCTGGACATGGGCAAATATTCAAATCGATTAGTAAGTGGGATCATATGCCAGTCTATTGAATTTCAAATCAAAGATGCTACTCTATTGCGTTCCAATAATTGGAATTCTTGATAATTGGCAATTTTTATAAATTGACTGTTTGCCAAAACTTGTTTCAATGTGATTAAATCAATCGTTGTTTTTACAGATTGAAAATATATTTGATTTTCTTCAGAATCATTAATAAAATAAACAACAGGCTTTAACTCCACTTCAGACCCTGAACGCCCTGATTTTAACCAAACACTGTCGAGTCCCATGTACTGATATATGGAAACTATACCATTGACAATGCTTGGTTTTTTATTTGAATTTCGTTGTTGCATTAAGTCTGCTATCTTTTCAGCAATTGATGCTTTACCGTCACCAAACTCTTTAATTAAGAGCAGCCCACTAATCGTATCTGCTTTTTCTGGAAGTGCTTTTATTTCATCAACTGTCATGGTTCGACTGTTTTTCACTAATTCAATTATTCGGGGTTTTTTTGAAGCCAGCAGCAATTGATCTGGACCATAGAGACTGCTTCGCATCAGCTCACCAATTGACCTGCCAGTTGAAAGTGTTTCCAGTATTGGTATTTGTAACTCGGTTTATATTATATCCCAAATTAGTGAAGTAATTTATTACTGTGGCCATTTGATCTTGATAGGGAGCAGTCAAATTTGTATTACTAGCTGGCATGTTTTGCCAAACATTAAAATAGTCAGTGGCTGTATTCCAAGTAGTGATCAACAAATTACCTGTGCCAGGATTTGTAATATCAATGGGAGTTGGTATGCCGGCGGTGGAATTTTCCAAACTAGCGGCCAGTTTAATATTGTTGGGATCCTGATAAATGGTCCAGTAAATCGTATTTGACGTTAGTGGTGTCGCAATATTGCCTGTCCCAGTAACTGTAATTGGTGTACCAGCAGGTAGTTCATGATTAGTGATTGTAAATGAATTTGTAGATGTATTAATATTGGCATTTGAAACCGCAAATACTTGGTTAACCGTTGAAGTCATAATAGTTGTATTGGTCACTGTTGCAGAGTAATATCCTAATTTAACTGAATCAAGAACTGCTTCTTCAATAGTCCTGGCTTCTGAATGAATTATTTGATCCTTAACAGCATTGGTTCTAGCTTCAGTCGCAGTAATAAAGATTGTATTCCCACTCAAAATAGACTCCTATCTTTTTTTGCTGCTCGACTTGCCATGTTCATCACATGTTCAACATCATCAACTTCTTTGTCTCGTGGTTGGTCTTCAAAACTGGTTTCTTCTTCGGGTGTTAGATAAACTGTTTCATCATCCATGTGATCAACAATGGGCAAATCTTCAAGTATGTCATATACAGTTGCTGCATCAACATCCACATGAATATCAATCAATCCTTGTATGATATCTTGAATAGGCACAGAATTTTTATCAGTTGCTTTATAAACTACCAATTGATTTATGATTTCTTCTTTGACGTGATCTTCATATTCTGATTCACATAGCAAGTCTCGATATCTCATTTTAGTTTTGTCTTCTTCAGTGATTGAATTGTATTTTTGAAATTATCAGGATTGATTAATACTGATTCATTTAGTAGTTTCCCATTTAACGATACCCAAAAATCACGAGCTTTTTGAGATTCAAAAAATTGACTTTTACGAGTCTTGTTTTCTGTCCAAATAATACCCCATGGAGTTTTTGCAGATTCAGCTACTAAATTAATGTCAGACAAAACTCGTTGCTTCTTATTAAGAAGTTTGACAGATTCCTGTATTAAACTAGACAGCGTTGCTTTGATTGCTCGGTTTTCTTGAACAATCTTTAATTTCTTGCCTTCGAGTACGTCAGCCTCAATACCTTGTCCAAATCCCAAAAGATCAGGCTGGTTATTTTCATTTAGGCGGCGAGCATAAGTTTTTCTATGTTCTTCTAATTTTTGATCCAAATTACGAATAGCTTGTTGATTAAGCTTGGTAACAGTTTCAAGCCTAGAAATTCTTTTTAGCGGTGCAACTTTTAGGAGTGATTCATAAATCGCTTTTGCTCGGCGATTTTCTGCTCCAGTTGATGTTCCACCAGTTCGGTTAAATTCTCGTTGTGCCTGCATTTTTGCAAACAATTTAAGTGACTCAGTTAGTGTTCGACCTTCATCTGCCATGTGTGCCACGTGGTGATGTCCATCTTCATCAGTTCCCAAATGACCCCAATCAGAATTTAATTCCAGCCACTTGTTGCAATCTGCTACTGAATGGAATACTTTGGTATCAAACCGTTTGCCATATGACATGAATGTTCCTGATTTGGGAGCAATTTTTGTTTCTTCATGATTACGACGATATTTGATATCAAGAGATAAGACGTCTCCCTTGTGCTTACTCAACCAATCTTGATATGCTTCAAAAGTTTTGAATTCAACTTCTCCCTTTTGTCCAGATGCAGTCAAATATGTCACTGTGATTTTTGATATTTCATTTTTAAATTCTGTATCTGCTATTGACTCAGTAAGTGGTTCTTCAGCGCTGAGTTTCTTTTTGCCATCTTCTGGTTCCAGAGACCAGCCACCTTCACCTTTTTCAGACTGAGGATGTTCGGCCTTCTTATTTCTTCCCAAAGGCGAATTAGTTGGGCCTGAATCTGGTCCCATGCCTGTAAAATCATCAGTTGGCATCTTTTTTTGTTTTGGTTCTTTTCCACCCATGTCACTGGAATCATCCATTCCGCCCATGTCCCATTCAGGTGCTTTGGCAGAATCCAAGTCAGTAGCAGCAGTAGGAACCTGTCCAGATTGCAGGCTCATGATAGCATTATCAGTTGCATCTTTCGCTGTAATTGCAGTTTGAAGAAGCGTATCAAGTTGAGCTTTGACAATTTCATTAAAGCTTTGCGCAATCTCTATACCAAATTGACGTTTCATAACATCTACCAATGGCATGAGATCTTCAACTCCCATTTTAGCAGATTGTTCTGCTATTTTCTGCAAACGGTCACTGATGTCTTGTGCAGCAAGTAGAGTCTGTGCATTAGCAATTTCATCAGTGGGGCGATTGGCAATGCCCATTCTGCCATAACTGGCTTCTCTTAATTTTCTCATGTTGGTGGCTTTCTGATTTGATTTGTTTTTCTCTCCTAATACTGTGCCTTGTACTTGTGCAGCTTGTGGTACAGGATTTGAAGTTACAGTCGTAGTAGTTGGGGCAGTATTTGGTTTTGCGACTACTGTATTTGTAGATGGTGCTGCATTTGCGGCTCGTGCTGGTTGGTTTGGTGGCGGTGGAGGAACAAGTACTTCTTCATCCAATTCACCATCCTGCCATTTTACGCCCTGCATATCACGCGGGTAAGTGGATTTTAAATGTTGAATTATTTTGGCATTATCCCAAGCAGGATTCACTGAAGCGATTAACGTAGTTGCTGGAAGTTGTCCTTTGGTGTCAACCAAACAAATGTCTGTACGAGGTTTTCCAGTCACTCGATCTTTTAAAACCTTGCCTGTTTTTCCAGTTTTGACTTTTTGAATTTGCAGCGCAGTGCCTGTAAAATAACCCAGTATATGACTATCTGTTTTATAAACTGTTGAATTATTTTCTGGATCTTGAGTTTCCATCACGTCTTCTGGTATTTCTTGCACTATGATTTTGATATTAAATCGTTCTTGGTCTACAAAATTATATCGACCTTTGTTATTACCCAGATCCTTGTATTCGCAAGTGTCAACGTTGAATAGACTCAATGACATGTCACCAGTTTCTGAACTATAATCATCTATAGCAAATTCCACTGCATGCACGTCACTGGGAGCCATAAGATCCACATTAAAAATTTCCTTCTGATCACGATAGATTGTTACACCATAATGGTTACCTGGGAGATCATCACCTTCGGGTGTGACAAAAGATTCCTGGATGTTTTTCTTCGGACGGCGCTTGGGTGCTATTTCTTTGAGATATATTTTGCAGGCTTCTAAAATCAACATTGTTGCCGCGTAACGTGGATTAGTCATATAACTGTTGAAAGAGCTGGATCCAACAATCTGCTTTTTTTCAATTTCAGTGGTTTCTTGAAGGTGTAAAATTTGATCAATAGTGCGTTTGGCAAAATTGATTCGAATGCCATGTGTTTCATTCAATGTTTTTAGAATCTTTTGTAATTTGTAATTGCCGCCAGATCCAATATTATCCAAATTCATTCTCTACCTTTTTGACAAAACTTTGCCTTTCTTGCGAAAACACAAAGAGTTTATATTGGTTATTTATGCCAATTGGAGGAATTTATTTTTTTCAAATGTTTTCAGCAATTGAACGAATGTTTTGTTTACATTCCATTGCCCGCTGCATACTTGCTTGGAAACGTGCTTCATACAAATCTATTTTTTCAAATAGATTCTTTTTTTCTGCTGTGCGAACTTTTCTTTTATATCCAAGCGCATCTATCTTGTGATTCGCATATCCGTTGTCATATTCAAATAACCGACTTATTTTTGGATTGTTCACAAAATGACCAGAATTCAACAGCTTGACTACTGATAAAGCAGTTTCATAAAGAGTTACTTGTTCTGCAATAATATCACCGCTTCTAATATGGTAGATATTATAATATTGTTTGCCAGCAACTCTGTTGGGATCTTCACAACGATCAATTTGATACTGCCCAACTTTTATTCCAGATGAATTAACACTAGTGGTAATAGCGGTTTGTATTTCGGTATTTCTAACTGACTCAGTTACTAAACTATCAGTTACATCATCAGTTATATTATTCAGTTTTGAAAGCAGGTCTGTCATTGCTGAAATATCACGCTTGGTGGGGCCACGTTCAAGGACAATGGGATCCTGTGCTTCTGACAAATTTATCGACATTCCTGGCAGTGGAGCAGGCGGTGGATCACCATTCAAAATTGCTCGTAAACGAGCCATTTCATAAACTTCCTGTGGAGTTACTGTCATTAATCTCTCCTGACGTCTTCTAATCCATTGTAAGTAAAAACTAGTTGGTCTGCAATTTTAAATCTGTTGAATACACCTTTGACAACCAAGTTGCGAGCTACTTCCTGTTGTCTCTCATTCAATGCTCGTTTTTTAACAGGTTCAGGACTTGACTTTACCTGTTCTACTAAAAGCAATTCTTCATTACTGACAACAACCAACATGTTGCCTTCTACTTCAATAAATTTCATTAGGGGGCGATCTTTGTCTTAAGCCATTCTGCTTCTTGTTTGGTAAGCGGCAATGTAACTTGACCATTTTCACTTATAAAATCAGCATCCGCAATTCTATTATTCAATTTACGATAAATGTCTTTTTGCATTTGGTCAGTTTCTTCAGTGACGATTTCTTTGGGTTCTACGCCAGCCAATTGCATCATGCGATTGATGGGAGACAGGGATGTCATGCCCATTACCATTTCATCTAATTTAGTTAAATCTGATTTAGCAACCATTCGGAGTTTCCCTTCAAATAAAATACCTACTGTTTGACGTGGACCTTCTGGAATTTTTACCTTCACTTCTGTATTTTGATAGATAACTGTTTCACGCTCTTCAAAAATACGATCCGCATTTTCTAAATTACGCAATTCAGCTTGCGAGAAATGACGTTTGGCACGGCGGCTCCAACGATCTTGACGACTGTCATACAATCCTTCAGTTTCATTTAAATCAGTTTGTGTAAATTTTTTCATTGGTCGCATTCGGGTTCTCCTTGGTTAGTTGGATCAACAGGAAACATGGATTTATCATTTATAAATGAATTGGTAGTTAGATCCATTGGCTGTTTTATTTTTTTCAAAACACCATTCTGTCTTACAAAAACAATTTTTTGATAAGTTATTTTAGTCAGTTCAGGATCAAGTATCATATTTTATATCCCTGTCTATAATAACTTTCTTTTACTTCTTTTACTTTGGGTTTTATTTTATTAACCAATTCTCTAATAACAGGTAACCCTTTGATAAATTCATATACGCCAGCTAATTCTTCCTGTGTAATTTCACCAGATTTAATCTGTTGCAACACAATTTTAAGCTTTTCCATGAACCGAGTTTTGAATTCTTTCATCAATAGTTCACGAACCTGTTGCCAATCATTGGGTGTTATTTGTTTATTTTTAACTCGTTCATACATTTCAATTACTAGATCAGCAAATGATTGATTACCATTATTAATCAATTCTTCATGTGCTGCCTTAATTGCTTGTTCAGGCCCAGTCAATGACTCAGTTGTTTCATCCATGCGATCTGATCGTTCTGATAAAAACCACAATGTTCTACCAGAAGCAATACCCATACAGGCACCAACGGTAACAATAATAACCACTGCGACTGCACCTGCAATAAGTGAAATCGTAAATTGTACAATCCCTAGAAAAGTAGATATAATCACCCCCATCACAGCAAATGCTACCCAAGCAGCAAATACACCGCCTCCAAACAGGATGGTAATTGCAGTTAATGATTTCAACAGACTTTCATGATCTTTGACTTTGTCAAGCATGTCATCGATTCTATTACCAACAGTCGGATTTTTACTTTCAAATAAATCCATATATTTTCTGATTTCTTGACTGCTCATTAGATAATCCTATCATGCTTATAATGCTTATTTATGTTTTTATTTCATTTTTATATCTAAAAACTCAGTCAATAAAAAAGGCACTGTTGCCAGTGCCTTTTCTATACTCTAAATTATTGAATTAGAGAACGTTGCTCAAAAGTGCAAGTGTATTGCGGTTTGTTGCACTCGCTGTTTCAAACACTGTGGTCTGAAGTACAGTTGAAGCTAAATCTACAACAGCAGTACCTTGAATTGCATCAAGCAGCTGGTAACCAGCTGCATTGGTGTTGTCTGTTGAAGTAGTAGCTTGTACCAACCATGGATTCAAACGGTCAGTAGCAAATTTTACTGTGTAAACAGTAGCACTTGAACTATATGCTGATCCAAAAGCAGTTGAATAGCTGTAGCCAGTATAAGTAGCAGCAGCGGGGTTACCAACTGTAGCTGAAGATATGCTCATAGCAACCAGTGAAGCACGTTGAGAAAACATTTGAACTAGAGTGTTCAAGTTAGCTTGTTTGTTAAACGCGTCTTGATAAGATGCTTGGGTAGCATATGTTTGTGCTGTACCAGAACCATCTGTGATTGTGATTGAAACCCAACCAGAAGCAGGGATGTATAGATTTGCAACTGAAGTAGTAACGTTGGTTTGTGCTACTGGAACGATAGTAGCTACGTTGTAGTAAGAAATATTACCGGTGATAAATTCGCCGGCTTTGGCATTGCCATTGACACGATCTGTCATTTTGCTCTCCTAAGATTAAAATTGCAAAGATTGTTGTTTGCAATGTTATTTATGCAAATGCTCTAGTTTGAGTTATTTGCCACGCTTTTTTCGCATTTTCTTTTCAGCTTGTTTAATATAGCCAAACAAGTTGGGCTCTCTACTGATGGTTTTACCATAGGGGGTTGCCACTGACGCAATGGATCCTGCACCGGTTGCGCCAGAACTTGCATCTTCAGATAACGGTGAGTGATTATCAGACATATTCAAATAAGACATTATTTGATCTGCTTTATCCAGGCTAATCAACTGATCATGATCCTGTGTATTATATGGATGAGAATCCCATGCAACCGGGTCAATTATTTTTGCAATTGATTGACGATGCTCTTCTTGTTCAGGGGGGACTTCGTCTACCAGCAGGTCTTCTGGCTGAGGTTTTTCATCTGGAATTTTTGATTTTAAATCAGCATCAATAGATTCCAGTGATTCCATGATGCGTTTTATTTCAGATACTTGAGTTGGACGAGTCATTGTATTCTCCTTAGCTTGTTATTTATCAGGATCTCAGTTTTCACATAAATAGTCTACAAAACCGAGGAATTTTTCTACGATGAATAGTATCATTGATGAACTTAATCGATCAGTACCCGCAAAAAACAAACATGTGGTTATTGAAAATCGAGCAAAACATGTTATTGCCAGTGTTCAAAATCTTGTGGAATTAATTCGGGACTATTACACACTTGAAGAATCTGAAGAATTGATCAAGCGGTTACAAAAAAGCATATTGACTGGAGATGACCGTAAATTTACTAGAAAAATAAATGAAATGAAAACTATTTCAAAGAGGCGAATAAATGACTGACGCTGATCGACTTATTCTCTTGTTGGAAACACAACAATTAGATGAAATTTCCATACCTATTCCTGCAGGTATTCAAAATCTCATTAACAAAGCAGTTGATGCTCGTGCACGCTACAATCGAGATGCGGCCGCTAGAGAACATGCCAAAACTGAAAAAGCTGAATTAAACCGAAGTGTTAGAATAGTGTTCAATAAAATCATAGGTGACATGGAAAAGCAGATTGGATCAGATCGAAAATCCATGACATTACAAACCATGACTTATAATTTCCTTTATAGAAAATTGATTCAATGGTGTGGTTATGAAAACTTAAAAGCAAATGACAAAATTTTTGTGAAAGTGTTAAAAAATCCCATTGCATCAAAACTTGCTGCAATTGACCATTTCACACCCATATCACTTGCTATATTAAAATCAAACAATGTGATATCACAAGATCCACAATTTCGAAAATTTCGAAAGAATCCTAGACAAATTGACGCAGCTATAGCTGACTTGATTGAAGCGCTGATCACACTTACATTGGTTGAATTGGATGGAATGGAACATGGTGAAGACCTGCCTATTACAGACACTGTTGTTTTAAATAATACCAGTTACGCAAAAGAATCTGATGGATCCTGGTATGATGAAGCAACTGGTAAATCGGTGGTTGATAAAAGATTACTTGCAATCTTAAATAAAGCACATGGATTAAAAAATACTAATTTTGCAACGCATACAGTTAATTACGAAGGGGTCAATTATACTAAAGATCCAAAAACAGGTGTCTGGACAAGCGCGCCACAAAATATACCTGTTGAAAAATCACAATCACAACTAATTGACTTATTGAATGATTTACTTGCCCATAAAACAGGAACGGAAGCAACCAGATCCGTAAACGACAATTTACCGAGATAACGACGTTTGACAAGCGGTCATCTACCAGCTATTGTATATTCAGGAGTGATTTAGATGAGATTTGACCAATTAGTTTTGAAAACAGCACGAGTTCGCATTTCACATCCTGAGGATTTGATTTTTGATGCTGGTCTATCAGGCGCTGCTGCTGCTCTAAATATTCTGGAAACAACTGCTAAAACCCCCAATCAAATTTCCATTAAATTTGATGGATCCCCAGCGTTGATTTTCGGACGTGATGAACGTGGATTTTCTGCAATTGATAAGATTGAATTCAACAAGTTGCAATATGAATTGCCTAGATCAGGATCTGAATTAGCTGAAAGATTATTCAAACGTGTTCCAGACCAACCTGGCCGCGCTGACTATGCTGCTGCTATTGGTGAAGTCTGGAGATATCTAGAACGCTTGATTCCTGAATCATTCCAGGGTTTTCTACAAGGAGACCTTATGTGGGCAGGTGATGTTCCTGTGATAAACGGCAATTTTCAATTCAGTCCAAATAAAATTGTCTATAAGGTACCAGTTGGTTCCACATTGGGACAACAGATTGCCAAAAGTCAAGTTGGGATCGCAATCCACAGCTATTATGAAAACCGTCAACAACACCAATCAACTGCGGTTGACGTTAATGAACTCAAGCTTAATTCTGTGCCTGGGTTAGTAATCTTAGATCCAACAATCACAATCAATCAGCCACTCAATTGGCCAGTTGAATTGGGAAATCAGTTGCGAAATCTATTGACTATCCATCAAGACCAGTTAACTGAATTTTTTGATCCAGTTGAATTGAAGAAGCATCAAATAAGTGACATGGCAAGCTATATGAAACGCTATGTTAATTTACTGGCTAGAAATGGCAAACCAGCATTATATGCACACATTCAAAATTTTGAAAGCTGGATCATTTCAGACAATCTAAAAATCACTCGTAGAAAAGCAGCCAACCTATATGCTTACTTTGCACAACATAAATCTACGGTAGCTGAAATTTGGCAAATCGTAGATCTAACTGTTCGAATCAAATATAATTTAAAAGCCCAGCTTGATAGAATTACAGATTCTCATATACATGCAGAACTACATGGCAAACCAGAACAAGAAGGGTTTGTTTCAGATACGAAATATGGAAAAATTAAGTTGGTTGACCGATCTCAATTTATGCGAGAAGTCTAAACCTCATCAGACTTCACCAATGTTATGGTCCGTCGCTTAAGTCTTTTATTGGAAATTTCTGTTAGATTTATCATGGGTCCTCCCATTATGGCACATTCTTTTCTAGCAAATACTCGCAAATAGGGTTTGAATTGCTGAAAACGATGTTTCAAAAATAAATTGATGGGTATGGATCGGTTGGATTCATACCACCAATCTTCCCCACATGATAGAAACTCCAGTTTTTGTTCTTCTGAATAATTGGGAGTAAGAACATACATGCTGATAAAACTGTTGTCGGCATTTTGAATTATACCCACATAGACATTTTTCAAATATGAGATCATCGTGAGGAATGGAAATTTTTCTAAAAATTCAGAAGTTTCGGTCATTGAAATCTTTATATAAAGTGAACTGTGTATTTATGCAGCATAAATAATGGCAAAAGAAAGTTTTTGAATGTCCACAGTTTTTTTATTTCAAACCAGTGATTTGATTCAATTGACTTGGGAAATAGACACAGTTAGGAACATAAATCTGCCAATGATACAGTACAACACAAAAATATATAAAGGTGTAACGAACAGTTTGGATTTCCAAGTCAAAAATAATGATCGCAAAGCTATTAACTTGGCTGGATTGACATTAACTGTTAGAATCAATAACGTAGAAACCAGCGACGTTCTTTTAACAAAAGCAGCCCAACTAACTGATGAACCCAATGGTCGAGCTCAACTCATATTAACTCCCACTGAAATTTCAGAATGGCCAGCGGGTTTCTACACCTACAATGTGGAAACAACTGATACTAGCGGTATCAGTAGATTCTTATGTGTTGATTTAAATCGATCAATAACTGGAAATTTTGAATTAATTGATACTATTGGAAACATCTTGGTTCCAGCAACCACTATAAAGGGTTCTCAATTTACACCACAGCCAATTGGCAGCTATAGTTCAATTTGGACAAGTACTGCTTTTCCTGGCAATGCACAATTGGGGTTGCTAAATGGAATGCATACTTGTGTGGTTTATCAAACCAATTGGACTGGAAAATTTTGGATTCAAACCAGTTTAAACAATGATCCCCCTCGTGATTATGAATGGAGCAATTCTACGATAGGCACCGGCGGTGAAGACTATTATCTGTTTACAAATTCAACACCAGCAATTTGTTATTTCAATATTGTGATATCATGCAATTGGATACGTTTCCGATTCCTACCTGACAGTTTAAACCAGGGAACATTTGACCAAGTCAGCTATAAATGTTGATTGATTAGATCAACATCCAGTATCATTTGGCATGGAATGCTTGACTCAAAATTTAATACTTCGATATTTGCCACCACATCGACAAAACAGTCGAGGTTGGAGAATATTTAATGCAGTTTGTTGTCATCACCGTGGACACAATCCTGACGGCCGAAACCGAGGCAATTTACTTTGTGAAGGTAACCTAACAACCTACAACTGTTACAATTGCAATTTCAGTATTGTATGTGATGAAATTAATCTAACCATGAAGGCACAATCATTGCTGCAATGGTTGGGTATACCTGAAGATGAAATCGCACTTCTAAAACTACAACTTTATAAAAATAGAATAGAAGGCGTTGAACGAGTCAAACCCAAAATCGCAGAACCCGCTATTTCATATGCTGAACAAACCGTACCTGAAGATGCTAAATTGATAAGTTACTGGTTGAACCAGTCTGTTATTCCAGACGATTTGTTGGTAGTATTGGATAACATGTTGAGTGCTCGTGGATCAAGTGTGACCACAGCATATGATTATTATTGGACACCGTCTACAAAATGGAACCTGAACCAACGCGTTATAATACCATTTTTCCATCAACAAAAAATCGTTGGTTGGACTGCTCGTTGGTGTTGGGGACCAGTTCCAGCAGGAGTTCCACGTTATAGAAATAGTGATATTCCTCCAAATTATATTTTCAATTTGGATACCATGGCAAAAAATCGAAAATTTTGTCTAATACATGAAGGTCCTTTTGATGCAATTGCAACAGAAGGCGTAGCTGTATTAGGAAGCAAATTAAGTTCAGAACAAATATTTGAATTGGAAAAAGCTGATGCTGAAAAAATTGTAGTACCTGATCGACAACAGAAAAATCAAAACTTAATTGATCAAGCACTGGCATTAGATTGGGCGGTTAGTTTTCCTGATTGGGAAAACGACGTAAAAGATGCTAGTGATGCAGCCAAAAAATATGGCAGATTATATACACTTAGAAGCATAATATCCAGTAAAACTAATAACAAACTGGAAATTGGCATCAAAAGGCAAATGTTCACTCAATAATGGCAAAGCAAATCGAAACAAGTGTCTCAGAATTTTCTGAAGACAAGCAAAAGTTACTTATTGATGTGCTTCTTAGCAGTGAAGATATCTATGCTAGGTGTCAGAATATTTTGAGTGACAAGTATTTTGTCAACAAGTTTCGTCCAGCAATTAGGTATATTAAAAAATACACAAATGAGTATCGAGTCCTTCCCAAAATACAGCAAGTAAATGCTGAAACCGGCTTGAATTTTGAATTAATCGAAAACATTACCCTACAACACCAAGATTCGTTCTTAGATGAAATTGAAGAATTTTGCAAAAACCGAGCTATTGCAGATGCAGTATTAACTAGTGCTGGCCTGATTGAAAAAGGGAACTATGGTGAAGTTGAACGCTTGGTGCGAGAAGCAATCCTGGTAAGCATTAAAAGTGATTTGGGAACTAACTATTTTGAAAACCCCAAAGAAAGGCTTAATGCAATCAAAAACCGAAATGGGCAAGTATCAACTGGATTAAAATCAATTGATGAAAAATTATATGGTTTGAATCGAGGAGAAATAACTATATTTGCTGGTGCTTCTGGTATGGGCAAATCAGTATTTCTACAAAACTTTGCAATCAATATGTTTCAACAGGGTATGAATGTGGTTTATATCAGCCTTGAGTTGAGTGAAGGCCTGACTGCAATGCGTATTGACAGCATGTTGACTGGATATTCATTAAAAGAAGTTTTTAAGAAGATTGATGATATTGAATTGAAAGTTATACAAGTAGGTCGGAAAAGTGGCAGTTTGCACATCAAGCAAATGACACAGGGCACCAGAACAAATGATATCAAAGCCTATTTGAAGAATTATGAAATACAAACCCAACAACGTCCAGATGTTCTCATAGTAGACTATTTGGATTTGCTATTCCCCAATGATAAAAAAATTGATGTTAGTAATTTGAATATTAAGGACAAATTCGTCACCGAAGAGCTTCGTGGACTTGGGGTTGAACGCAATATGGTACTGGTGTCCGCTTCACAATTAAACCGGAGCGCGGTTAATGAGCAAGAACATGATCATTCAATGATTGCAGGCGGTATTAGTAAAATTCAAGCAGCAGACAACGTTATGAGCATCTATGCTAGTGACGCAATGAAAGAACGTGGCCAATACCTAATACAATTTTTAAAAACTAGAAGTAGCGGTGGTGTTGGTAGCAAAGTATATGTGGGGTTTGATCCCAATACTCTTAGAATCTTTGATATTGATCCAGCTGAATCACAAGCTATTCGAGAAGGCCCACAATCCACAGCAGACATGTTCAATAGTCTCCGGCGCCAAAATAATAGAATAGCTGATAAAACCGAAGAAGCAACTCCGGTTGAAACCAAGGTTCGAGACTTGAGTCAAATAAAAAACTTAATCCGGAGATAGTCATTAAAAAAGCTGCCTAAGCAGCTTTTTCTTTATAGTGCAGGTTTAGTTTTTCGTCCCCGTTTTTTACCAACATTTTTAATTGATCCATCTGCATTCAATTCATATGTATCAATAAATCTATCAGGGCTCATGCCATCAATTTGAATAACTGAATTCCAATTAATATCTATAATCGCATCAGTTTTTAAATTTCGGCTTTTGAACCAATAATTATTGGCTTTGATTTGTATGGATTGAATATGAAAGTCGTCTGTTTTAGTAAATGGTCCAGTTTCAGTGTTGACCATATATTTTGCTGTAATTATAGTGTCTGTTTTAAATGCATTTTTTACTAATAGTGATTCTACTACATGAGCCATTGATTATTTTCCTTCTTGAAACTCAAACTCTAACTTTTTATTCTGTTCAGTGATAGTAACTCGCCCTCCTGTTTTTAGCCGACCCCAAAGAATTTCCTTGGCCAGTGGCGTCTTAATATAAGTTTGTATGACTTTTGGCATGGGGCGTGCTCCCATCCGTGGATCAAACCCACGTTCAATTAGCCAGGCTCTAGCTGACGCATCAACTGTGACATCAACTGATTTTCCTTGACTTAACTGATTCAATTGACCAATGAATTTATCAAGTATATGATCCATAGTTATTTTTGTCAATGGCTTAAATTCAACTTGCGCATCAAGTCGATTTCTAAATTCAGGTGTAAAGAATCGGTTGACTGCATCCGAACTCTTGTCTGAATTGTCTGATTCACCAAATCCAATTCTCATTTTTGCAACTTCTTGTGCTCCAAGATTGGTGGTATAAATCACATAACAATTTCTAAGAGAAACAGTTTCACCATCTGAGCTGGTAATGACACCATAATCCATGGCTTGTAGGAAAATGTTGCTGATGTCCGGATGTGCTTTTTCAATTTCATCAATTAACAAAACTGCATAGGGATACTTTTGTAGCTTGTTGATCAACATGCCAGATCCTGCTGCACCATCTGAATATCCCACATAACCGGGTGGGCTCCCAATCAATTTAGAAACTGTATGCTTTTCTTGATATTCACTCATATCAAAACGAATTAATTCAATTGACAATTGATTGGCAAGTTCTTGGGCAAGCGCTGTCTTACCAGTTCCTGTGGGACCAGTAAACAAAAAAGAACCCAGTGTTTTTTCCGTTTCTCTGAGACCACTACTAGATATCAATACTGAATCAACTAGTTGATCTACTGCCATGTCTTGTCCAAAAATTTTGGATTTTATTTTATCATTTAATGTTTTCAGTTGTTCAGTGGGATCGGCTGTTTTTGTAATTTTTATTTTTGCAACTCGTTCGATTTCTTCCTCAATTAAAGTTCGATCAATTTGTCGAACACGTTGATTTTTAGGCAACAGTTTTTGTTTTGCACCAACTGAATCTATTAAATCAATAGCTTTATCTGGTAAGAAACGATCAATGATGTATCGACTACTTAGTTCAACTGCTGCGACCAATGCATCAGGAGTGTATTTTACTGAATGGAATTTTTCATAGTGTTTTGAAATTCCCATCAAAATAGCAATAGCATCAGTTTGACTGGGTTCCAGCACGTCTATTTTTTGAAAACGGCGCACCAATGCACGATCTTTTGCAAAATGTCTCTTGTATTCTTCTTGTGTGGTACTACCAATTGTTTTAATTTCACCACGTCCCAAAGCTGGCTTCAAAATATTTGCAGCATCCATTGCTCCACCAGACGTACCAACCGCACCAGCTCCCATGATCATATGAATTTCATCAATAAACAAAATTAATTTGGGATCAGCTGCAAAAATACCAATAAGCTGTTTTAGTCGTTCTTCAAAATCACCACGAAATTTGGTTCCAGCCAACATACTAGATAAATCCAAACTGTAGATAGTGTGATTTTTCAAGCAATCTGGCACTTGATCTCGCACGATCTTGGCTGCAAGTCCTTCAACTATCACGGTTTTACCAACGCCTGGATCCCCGGCCATAATCACATTGTTTTTATTTTTTCGAGTCAGGACCTGGCAAATAGCAGAGATTTCAGTTTCTCGACCAATAACAGTGTCGATTTTATTAGCTTTTGCTTGTTCATTTAAATTGATACACCATTGATTTAAAATATCACGCGGTGATTGCCGATTCCTTGCACTGCCAAGATTTGCCAAATAATTGAATAGCTGTTGTAGATCTGGTCCAAACTCTTCAATGAAATAAGAAGCATGACTTTCTTCAATACCATATAGTGCAATAAACATGTCAATATCAGTTGGATCAGATTTGCCATTTATCATGGCCTGTGCTTTGGCTTTTTTCAAAACATTGGCAACGCTTGGTGTATGCCGTGGATTGTAGGGTTCTGCGGCTGACATAATTTCGTGATTATTGGTATTATCTAGATAATGCAGCGTGTATTCAATCAGTGAGTCAAAATCACCATCTGTCAGTTCAATCATTTTTTGAATTGCTTCACTTTCAAGTAGTGAAGCTAAGACGTGCTCCAAAGTCACCAGTTCATGATAGCGTTGACTGGCCAGTTGATAACTTCTGATCAGTACTTCTTGTATGGTCTTATTCATTAAAATTCCTTCTTCATCATTCGTTTGATGGCCATTTCAGCTTTGAGATTCGATACTCTATCTACCATACAAATCCCTTGTAAATGATCAAATTCATGCAGAAATATTCTACTCAACATTTCAGACAACTGAGATTGTCGTATTTCTCCTGTTCGATCTAGCCATTTGGCTTCAATCAGATGTGGACGGGTGATTTCCAATTCCATGTTGGGCAAGCTCAAACAGCCTTCTGCATAAACGCTGTATTCTTCACTCACACCAACAATTTCAGGATTAATGAAAACGATGTAATTGGTATCATCAGGATCACCAGCTATAAAAAACGATTTGTTTATTCCCACCTGTGGTGCTGCTAGACCAACCCCACCAAACATTTGCATTATTTGATGCATTTCATCAAACGTGGCTTGTAATTCAGCAATTTCAGTGTCTTCCACTGGCAATGTTGGTTGAGTTAGTATTGGGTCCCAGGGTTTGACTAATTCCAGTGTCATGCATAGTTCCTGTTTATTGTCATTATTGATAGTAATTGTTTAGCAAGTTCTTGTTGTTCTTCAGTTAGATGTTTAACATTGGTAATTTTAATGACCACTATCAAATCACCCATCAGTGTTTCATTGTGTCTGATGGGCATTCCTTTACCGCGTACCTTTAGATGATCATTTGCATTAATGCCAGCTGGGATCTTCAAATTAATAGTTGTTTTGTCCAAGCAGGCGAGTGTTACTTCATCTCCCACCAATGCTTGAATTGAATTAATGGTTATTTCTTTGAACAGGATTGATCGTTCGCGATGATACCCCTGCATATCACTAATGACAATTCTTACATATAGATCGCCCGGGGGTAAATTTGTGTGGGTCGTATCACCATGTCCCGCATATCTTATTTGTTCTCCGCTTTCAATACCAGATGGTACTCGTACTGTTAATTTTGTAGTTTGTCCCGAGGGCCTATCAAATGATATGTCCACAGATTTGCCTGTCAATGCATCTGACAAACTGATGTTTAATGTAAAGACCAGGTCTTGATTCTTGGGTGGAGGAGGTTTGAAACCAAAAAAGCTATCGAATTGATTTCCAAATGCACCACTTCCCATAAATTCTCGCAAAATATCTTCAGGGGTAACATGTGATTGGAATCCGCCGCCGAAATTGGAGAAGCCACCCCCTGCTCCACCATACTTTAGCTGCTGGTCATACTGCGCTTTTTTCTGAGTATCTCCCAATATGTCATAGGCTTCTGCAACAGCTTTGAATTTGTCTTCAGTGTCTTTGTTGACATCCGGATGATATTTTTTTGCTAACTTTCGATAGCTGGATTTGATTTCTTCTGCGGTGGCTGTTTCAGAAAGCCCCAGTGTTTGATAGTGATTTGTCATGTTTTAAATATTGTGAAACTAGTTCAAAAAGTCAAGATCTTTTATATTCATAGCCATATTCTTCACGCATGAAATCAATTACCTTGGGTGTAGGATTTGCTATTTCATTTATCAAACTTGCATCTTCTGAAACTGCATAAAGTTGAACATCTTCAATGGGATTAGTCATGTGCCTAATTGAATAAGCATTTTGTTTGATAGCCGCCCACTGAAGCATCGGTAATTGATTTTCTACAAAACGAATCGAATTGCCATTTAATTGTACTGCTGCCAATTGAACTCGTAAGCTTGGATTTACAATGTATTCCAATTCATAGGGATCTTCAGTCAATGCAGCAATGACTACCTTTTCACTAGGATTTTCCAACTGCCGTATTCTAGTACTCCAAGAACCACCGTCTAGAATCCATTCAATTTGCTGTTCTTCACTCCATGTATTTGGATCCCCTGCAACATATGATTCAGTTATTTGATTTTCAAGTTTTTTCAAATATTCCCGCCTATCCTGATCCAAAAAACTTTTATATTTTTTCAACAACGTAATATCAATACTATCAATTGGCCCAACCAAATTGATTAATATTGGCATTTTTTCAAAAGCAACTGTTTGAATCATAGGAGCTGGGGCGTATATTTGACAAATTGCTACTGCATTGGCTTGTACTGCGACTAGCTGTACTTTCAAATTTGGTGACTTGATATATTTCAATGCTTGGTAATCGCTTTTCACAGCAATCAATTGCGCTTCTATTGCAGGATCATCAATATATTGAATAGAGGTGGGCATTGATTCAACAGCGGCGATTTGAACTTTTAAGCTTGGTCGAGTGATAAATCTAATTACACTACCATCATATGATGAAATACGCTCTAGTTGTTCTAGCTCACTTAAATAATCCAAAGCTCTCATCAACTATTTATAGAATTCAATATTGAAAAACAAACTTCAAATAAAACAAACTATATTGACAACAATTGGAGACACTTTTTAATGGAACTAACTCAAACACAAGTAGATTTTCTAAGAACTACTCGACTACATTTTGCCATCCCCTGTTATGGTGGGCAGGTTTTTGAACCCTGCATGCTAAGTATGCTAAAATTTATGGCAACCGCAAATAGACTGGGGATGAATTTTACACTGGATACCATTTCCAACGAATCACTAGTACCACGTGCAAGAAATAGTTTGCAGGCCAAGTTCCTACAATTTGGAAGTGACCAAACTCCACCCATGCTAAGTACACACCTTATGTTTGTGGATTCTGATATCAGCTTTGAACCCGAAGAAGTAATCAAATTAATTTTGGCAAATAAAGATATTATCGGCGGTCTCTATCCCAAGAAATCATTGCCCATCAGTTACGTCGTTAACAAAGTACCAAATGCTCGTTCAGAAGGCAATTTGGTCCAAGTCCGAAACTTGGGCACGGGGTTTATGATGGTTAAACGTCATGTGATTGAAGCAATGATCAAACACTATCCGGAAACATTTTATCAAGATGCTATTGGCCTTGATCCCAAGTATGATCCATTTAAATTCGCACTGTTTGATACATTGATTGATCCTGACACCAAAGAATATTTGTCAGAAGATTATACATTCTGTAAACGTTGGACTGATATGGGCGGAGATATTTGGGCTGACTTGTCTATCAACTTGACTCACAATGGATTCTATTCATTCCGTGGCGATCCCGCATTGTTGATGTCTGGTTTAACTGAATCATAAAAACCAGTTGACATCAAACCTGATACTGCTAATATATGGATAACGGAAGCATTTGGCGATTTGGAGTTGAACTACTGACATGTTCAACAACTGCGGTCAGGCAGTCCAATAGAGTTCGATTCTCTAGCTTCTGTTCAAAATTGGTGACACACGGCCCTCAGATCTCGCCGTCTGATGTTTAGAATCGGTAGCTCAAGCTTTGAACTTGTTGGTGCTGATGCGACAGTGGTTTAAATGGAGAGATGAAAAGCTCCCCAGCCTTAGAATTTGGTGACAACAAATATCAATAGACTGCCCCAAACAAATCCACGAGACAATTCTACTAGAGTGTTAGCCCATGTCTTATTAGGGTAGTATGTTACCATGTAATTCAACCAAATTGCCAAACCGGTAGTAATTAAAGCAAACACAATGCCAGCTGCCAGCGTTTGAATCAAACTGACTGATACAAACACAGCAATCACCAAACTTGCTAATATCAAACAGTGTCGGAAAAAAGTTCCTACAATCTGTTTACTATTATTTGGAGTCATCGTACCACCAAACAATGACCAACCTGTGGATCGCCAGACGATCCATCCCAAACTAATCAATCCAACTGGCCAACCTGCTATCAAAACAGATAATATCACTAATGGCAAAAACGCCCAATATATGGGTCTACCACGGAAACTAGATTTCCACCCCAGGCCACCACCACACCATCGATCAGCTAACATAAAAATTATTGGTAATGCAAACATGAATGGTCCTTAGAAAAATATGCTGATTCGAACTTTGGCGCCAATAACAGTACCCGTATTGGAAGGGGTTAATCCAGTAACGACAAAGGTATTTGGTTGACTGATATCATATGCAATGAAACATGAATTTGATTCTGAAATACCAGTCCAACGTGTGGAATTGATAGCTTGCTGTCCCCACAAGAACATGCCTTGTGGCAAACCCAATCCAGTATAAGTGACCGTCACAGTACTTCCAGATACAACCGTTTGCCAACCTGAAGGCACCCCAGTAACAGAATTGATTGTACCATCCATATTATAAACAACCGTAAAATTATATATAGTGTTTAGTCCCTGTGGACCAGTAGCTCCAGTTGAGCCTTGTATTCCTGTTGGACCAGTCAACCCCATGGGCCCTGTTATCTGTGAAGCTGCTCCGACTGGTCCAGTTGGTCCTGTGGGACCTCCATTAGGACCAGTTGGTCCTGTTACAGTTGATTGTGCACCAGTTACTCCAGTAGGTCCAGTTGAGCCTTGTATTCCTGTTGGACCAGTTACGGTCGACGCTGCACCAGTAGAACCTGTTACTCCGGTAGGTCCAGTTGATCCAACAATACCAGTTGGACCAGTCGGTCCATCGGGACCCATGCTTGGCCCAGTTGGTCCTGTTATTTGAAGGCCGCCTCCAAGTGAGGTGAACCCACCTGCAACCCCACCAACTGTACCATAATTCAATAATATCTGAGTAATAGATCCTATATAAGCAGGATCCAGTGGTTGATTGCTCAAATAAGATCGATCTATGCGGGCGCGTACCCAGATAAAATTTCCAGAAAAACTATAAGTGGCAATGCCCGTATCACCCAAATCTCCACTAGTGGGATTTGCAGGATCTTTGGGAAATTGTTGATAGGGCAACAAATCCAATGTTAAAGGGATTGGAAACCAATCAGCCGCTTGTGGATCAGTTGCAAGTGATCCGTCAATATACAACCGACCTACGAAGTTGGCCAAATAGGCGCTTATTGTGTGATTGTTGCCAACTGTATTTGTGTAACCAGCTCCGGGTGTTTTTGGACCAGTCACATTTACGGGAGTCGGTGATCCAGAAGGATTGGTAGTCGTACTACTTAAAAGAATGACACTGTGCATTCTTTATTTATTTGTTTCGACAATCTCTACAACTATTGCTGGATCACCAATCATTTCTTGAATTATTTCGTCCAGCGTTTCTTTGAGTATAGCAATTTTATCTTCTGAAAGAACTGCTTCCCTATCACCATTTTTAGATAACTTGTGAAAGTTGAGTTCCAGAGTCTGAGTTTTAATTTCTATTGACATAAAGAGCCTTTTTGATTATGTACAGCTATATTTATACCAGATCTTCAATAGTTGACACTTCAACTTGCATTCTTTTACCAACCAGGTTACCTTCTTCATCTAGTATATCTTCAAATTCCAGTGATTTGCATTCCTTCTGTGATTCCAATTCCTTTTCATCACTCCACTTTTGGAAATGTCGTGCATGAGCCATGGAAAACATGGCGGCATCTTCTGCATCAGAAAATCGAACTAGACTGGTCAGGCAACTGTTTTTCTCGTCCCACGACAATGTGAAATCGAATGGATCCCAGGATTCTGAAAGACTCACTAGAGCAGGTTTTAAAATTGAATCAGGTAAATTTGGTGCTTTGAATAAAAAACCATCAGTAGCGTTAGACAATTTTTCAAATGGATTGGTTAGCAGGTCGACAACGTATTTGTGTTTTTGATCAACTGTTTCAAAAACAGCTTGCCAACCAAACATGTTTCTAGTTACTTGATATTCAAATTTCATTGTCAATCTCCCATGTTTCGATAATGCGACATTCAAACGGGGTTGTCAAGGTCTTCCAAAATTAATTGGGCATGAATTACCACTACCTGTGCATAAGACACACCATGACTCTTTTTCAAATAGTAACCATCTGCCGAGGGAAGCCAAATTTCCGCGGAAATAGCAGAAAAACCCGAATGTTTACAAAGTGCTATCAAATGTTTTTTGCCAGGACGAATCAGAGCTAGGAACATGGCCAATTCCATTATGGAACCGGGTTTTAAAATTTTTATCAAATCCGAGTGGTTACTTATATGAAATAGCTGTTGACAAAATTCTGGGTATTGCAACAGTTCCCAATCAAATGGACGCTGCATCAAATCCAGTAAATGTGCTTCATCTCGTACTCGATCATAGACATGTAGATTAAGCAAATCTATTTTATAACAATGTCGATCTTCTGCAGATTTATAGTCGATACTGGCTAATCCCGTTATGGGATCAACTGGCATTTTGTGAAAATAAACGCCTGTATTATGACGAATGATTTCACCATCTCGAAATATACTAGCTGGTGTATGATCAATTCCAACTAATGCCAGTGATCGGTCTGGAAAATCAATGTCAATATCACCATGTCCGGACATCAGGAGATCTTGCTCGATATTTTTCGAACTTGTTGTTCCAAGTTGCTGATCCTGGTTGCTTGGTCACGCGTTTTTTGATGTAGTGTATCAATGGTGGATTCCAGTGATCGAATCTTGGAAAGAAAATAGGTAGTTTGATTTTCTTCTTTATTCGGGTTTTTGGGAATAATAGCACTACCTGCAACAGGAGCAGCAGGTGGATCACCAACATCATACATGTTTGACATTTCTTCATCAGTTAATTTTTTGTTCATAGTCCAGCCTCTGCCAGTGTTTCTTTTAGGAATTTGGTGCCAGATGTATTTCGGGAAAATTTTATTTTCCAAACAGCGATGGGCGCCAAATCTTTTATTAGCGTTATTTGCTCTGCTGAACATCTTTCAAAAAATTCTTCAGCTGATGGTGCGTTGTATAATACCCAGGGACTTAAACGTCCACGCTTCAACCATTGTATAACAGATCCTACTCCAACTTTTCGGAAAAAATCTGTCCAAGTTTCACCATTTTCTTGGCTCCATTTTTGCATCAATTCAATATTACGTTCTAGTGCTTCCTCAGGTTCTTCTTTTTTAATTAGTTCAGCAACATATTGATTATAAATTTTTTCATTGGTCCAATCTGCCATGGGAATATTACCTTTGATCACAAAGTCGATAAACTTGTTGACATCAACTGGATCAGTTTGAACCAAATATTTTCCAAATTTATAAAACCCAATATAATACCGACTGTCTATAAATTCTCGGTAATCATTCCTGGATACCTTAGAATTCGGCATACTGAGTTCATAAAAACGACTCCATGTAATAAACGCTAGTCGACTAACAGGATCTTCTTTGGCAAACCATCGTCGTTTAATCTCACAACTGTGATTAATTAAAGCATCTTCACGATTGAATGACCTTTTGCAAAATTCACATTTATGCATCTAATTTCTTTAAATCCTCTAAAATCTTTTTTGTATCTGCTTTGCTTTCACCATGTGCTTGACACAGTTTTTCCAAAACATCTTTTGTCAAATCTTCTTTTAATATATTGAGCTCTATAATATTTACATCCGGATATATTTTTGAAAAAAACTCATCCAAATTGGGAGTATTCGTTGTTTTCTTTTTTGATATCCAAGGTCGATGTTGTTTTACTCCTGTACCAACTATACACATGAGTTGATGTTGTAATTCCGGATGATTTGACAATTCCCAAAATCCCACATTCACAATATCATTTGTCAAAATAACAGATAGATCAGCTTGTGAATTTTGGCTTGGAAGACTGCTCATGTATCGCATAAGCACAAGAGCTGCATAACCCTTCTTTTCTTCCTCTGTCAAATTGTGATAATAATTCTTATTACCACGATCAATTGATTCCAGTGTTTTGAATAGATCTAATTTGTATTTTTTGTCTTCTGCCATAAAATTTCACCTGTTTGATAAATTTATTGAATTTGAGTTGAAATATCAAGTTTGATTCTGCTCAAAATTTTGGTTCTGCATAAATAAGACTACAGCACAAGGAGATAAACAACACATGGGTCGCCCTCTTAAAAAAACACTAATTGGCAATACCTCACAAACAGGTCAGCAAATTGCCATTAATGCATGGGTATCTGGAGATTCACAAGCAAGAACCGGATACATTATTGAAGAAAAAAATTATCACAAGTACTATGTTAATACCACAAATGCCACATCTAATACCAGTTTCATTGGCACTGTTGGTCTACAAAATACTGCACCAACAGCAGCTGGACAAGCCACACTGCAAATTACACCATATGGTGCATCAGGGTCTGGAGTTGCTGCAACAGCAAACGTAGGACTTTATAGTGCAGGAAACATTGCTGTTTATGGTACAGGCACTACCAGTGCAAACTATGTTCCCGGTGAAACACTGCAACTACTGGGTGGATCCAATACCACTGTAGCTAACGTCACTGTTAATGCAGTTCATATTCGTATTGCAAACGTGCAAACAAACGGCAATGGATTTACAGTTGGTGACACATTTACTTTCAGTGGACCAGGATATGCTATACCAGCACAAATAACAGTTGGATCAACCACTGGTAATGGTCAAATTGGATCATTAACATTGACTCTTGCAACTGATGGTTCATATACAAGCGCTACATTGCCTGCCAATCCCGTAACTCCAAATGCCGCGGTTACTGCAAACACAGTTTCAACAACTGCAACATTTAATCTGGGATGGGGTATTGATCAACTTACTGTTAAATCAGCTGGTTTGTTCTCCAGTGTTCCTTCTAACCCAATTTCACTTTCAGGAAGTGCTACAGGAACAGGAGCTACCATTAATGGTACTTGGACTGTTAAAACGGTTACTGTTAGCCCAGGTGGATCTGGATATGATGCACCTCCACTGGTTTCATTCAATGCTTCACTGGGATCAAATGCACAAGCAACGGCAACAATTGCGTCTGGCGTAGTAACTGCGGTTAGTATTGCAGCGGGCGGTGTATATGCCGCAGTGCCCGGTGTTAATTTTGCAAATGCTGGTAACGTAAAATATGCAGCTAAAATGAATAATCACACTGTGGTTGCTTTTGATGGTACTTCATATACTTGGTATCCAACTGGCACAACATTAACTGCTCCAGGACAAGCTATAATACCAACATCCTAATCTCGCTAAACTAGAAAATAGTTAGCAGACTCAGGCAAAGCCCTTGACGAACCCAAGTAAGTCAGGGGCTTTGTTTTTCTGAGTAATAATAAATCGAACAGTGCTTTAATTGGATAAACAAATTGCCAATATCAAAACAGCAATTATAAATCAAACTATAGTAGTTTATGACGCAGATGTCAAATCAATGCTGTGATGGCCGGGCCTGTTATCTATTGGCGTTATTTGAACAATGGTGGAAGCACACGTCAGTATCAAACGTACTAACCGAACTCAATTGAAAAATTCTATAGAAAACTCTTATTTTTTTCTATAAGAATCCAAATCATATATTACAGCTGATTCTCTACGTTTCAGTGCTTCGTCTGCTTGAGATTGTAATTGCTGTCGATCAGCTTCTTGTTTTCTCAAGTCATCTAGTGTGGTATCTGCGCCCCAATTGGGATCACTCTGCAATTCCATTTCTACTTTTATCTGTTGTAAATAATATAGAGCTGTAAAAATTCCATATTCTAAATTTTCAGGCTCTGCTAAACATCTAGCATCCTGTGAACCAGTATTAAATTTTTTTCCTGTTTCCTGTTTAAGAAGTCTCAATAAACAATTATATTCTTGGTCGCTAATTTCGAAAATATCACTGCTTGTTACTCTTTCTTTCCAAAAGCCGTGCCTCCAAGTTTCACTTGCGGCAATATAAGCAGGTGTATCTAAATACGCTAAATCTTCAATTGATTCCAATAAATTAATGTATTTTCTAATTTCAACGCTGCTCATATGATGTTATACCTTTAAAAAAATATTTATCAAAACAGTTTTCTGATATCAATAGCTTCTGGTACTTTGCCAATATCTTTTATGAAATAAGCACATAGTGGTTTTGGTCCATCTTCCAAAGGCACTGCCAAAAGGTGGCCATTTTTTAATTTGGGAAAATACCATTTGACATCTGGCCAAATATTGATAACTTCAAACTTCGTAAACTTTGGCATATATCCATCTATGGGATTATAAGTGAACACATCAAAATCCTTGTCATTCAAATATATCAGTGGCATGATTTCTAGATCACCACTGTTAATATCTCCAATAATAACTGACCAATCCAGTGGCATTTGAATATTTGAATTTCCAATTTTAATATCAACACAGGGACTATTGAAACTTTCAAGAAAAATAAGTGGTATAAAATAGTAGTCTACATCTGCTTGATCACTATAATCCAACACACAATAGTTAATATCAACAGTTGCTTCTGGTATTTGATTTAAATTATAAGTTTGATTTTCGTTTGTTAATACTCTCATTTCCAGCTTTTTGTTAATTTTTGCTGAATATTTACCTGTATTTTCAGTACCTAAATCAAATAATTTATTTTTTCTGTTGTATAGGGATATTTTGCTGAATCATAATGCTTCTTACGAGCAGTCAAGTGACGTTTGCTGAACTTACAAGTGCTGGTAATATCATATATCATGGCATGATCCTTGTCATTTGCCATTCGAAGTCCACGCCCAATACTTTGTATCACTCGAATAAAACTCTTGCCGGGTTCAACCATCACTAGATTAAATATCCGCGGAATGTCAAGTCCAACCGCCGCAACTCCGAAAGTAGCGATAACAACTTGATCATCGGCTACTCTAATAGAGTCATAGGCTTCTGATCTTTTTGCTGTCTTTACACTACCACTAACAAATACACTATTGGGAATTAATTCAGCTAATCGCTTGCCAGTTTCAATTCTGTCTACTAGAACCACAGTATTACCCGAATCTTTGATTAGCATGATTCTATCAGCCAACCATTTGAGCCTAGCTTCGTTTGTTGTTAGGAATTTCAGTTCATCAGGATACTTTCCGAATACTTGTGTTTCACGCGTTTGTAGAATATTGACATGACAATTTGCCAAAACCCCCTGTGCTTGCAATTCATGAGCAGGTAATTCTCCAACTGGTGGTCCAATAGCAGACAACAAACTCAATTGATCTTGCTCTAGTTCCGGCAAAGTGCCTGTGACCCCCCAACGAAGAGGGACATTTGCGAAATTATTGGTCAACAAATCCAGAAGTGTGTTCCCCCTAACCATATGAGTTTCGTCGGTTATTACACAAACCAGGTCTTTCATGAAAACTGCTAGTTGACCATCGTCCAAGCAATCTTTGGATTTTTTATCCAAAACACTTAGACTTTGCCAGGTACAAATAGTATGCTGTCGATTATATTCTTTTCGATCACCAAATAGAACGCCAGTATCCAATCCCAAATTAATGTAGTCTTTTTCAGTTTGTTCAACTAGTGATATATTGGGAACGATTACTATTGATCGACCCCAGGGTTCAACAATAGAACTCAAAGTTCCACAGACTAGTGATTTTCCAGATCCTGTTGCCGCCACATAAATTGATTGTGGATTTTCAATAAACGTATTAACGATGTTGACTTGGTAGTCTCGAAGTACAATTGGTTGACCTTCAAATCGATGACCAGCTGGCCAAGTTTTGCCTGCATGATAGTTTTCGTCAATGGTCTTTAGCGAAAAATCAAATGCAGGTCTTTGATCTTCTAATTCAATTTCATAGCCAGCTGTTTGAATAATAGGCAAGATGCGATCAAGTAGATTTAAATATGTTCGGCCACCAATGGTCATAAAGCTTTTGGTTCCGTCCCAACGTCCCAATTTAAATGCTGCTGAATATCGAGCACCCGGGATAAAATACTTTAATGCATTGACACATTGACGGCGTTCAGCTAATTCCAGTCCTTTAACTGAAATGTTGACTTCATCCTCAATGATTATTTTTGCTATTTTCATCGATCATTATTTTCCATCTGGGCATCTTCCAGACCAGCTGCTCGTAGTTTTACAATATGTCCTATTTGAAATTGTTTGGTGTCTAGTCCTTTGATGACCGCCAAGTATTTGTTTCTAACAAGTGCAACTTCATTAATGATGTCATACATGTCATTGACATCTGCTTCACCATCAATGTATTTTTCAATTGCACGATCAGTTAGTTCTCGATTATAAGCTTCCAAATATTTGCGATAATGAACACTTCGCATTCGATCCAATCGATGATTGAAATACTTGAGTATAGCTTCCAAATCTTGTAGTTGAGCATATCGGTGAGCCATAAACCCACCTATATTTTGAGACTGAGTTTCCAACTTGCCTGAAATTTTTGTTTCAGCAAATGCTGTTACCAGTTCTTCATTATAATAAGTGATAGCGTCTGTGACTCTCGACATGTCATCAACTACTCGATTATACCACATTTATTCTTCTTCAACCTCTTCATCAGGATCGGTTTCTGTAAAATGATCCAGCGCTAGATCCAAATAGTGATCTTCACCTCGAACCTGTTCCAGGTCATCTAGATCAAATGCGTGATCAGAAAATACTTTGATCAATTTGTTTGCTGCATCTTCTTTTTTATTGGTTGGTAAGTTTTCATTCAATACTTCCCAAACATCCAGTATGATTGATATATCCATTTTATTCCTCTTCTTCTTCAATTTTTTATTAATATTATTTTCAGTCATTCGAATACGCAATTTTTCCTTGTATTCATCTGAATGAGTTTTACCAAACATTGGATTGTTTTCTCCAGATCTGTATTTTCCAACGTTTTTAACTTCTCTGGTAGTACCTTGCCCCGTGGTCAAATTGAATGCTTGCCACCCAGAAGACGAACCTTTTCTTGGTATCCATCCGTCTTTTACTGCTGCACACATGGTTGTATATGATATATTTTTATCAATGCAGAATTTCTTAAATCCGCCAGTAAATTCAAAAATTTCTCCCGCAGGGGAAATTACTCGCCATTGGATATTATTTGTTATACTATTCGTAGTACCAGTACGAGAGGGGTACCTTTCTGGATTATTTTTTCTAAGTTCAGATATTGATTTGCCAATTCTTGCACTTACATCTGGAGTACGAGTATTTAAGTTTCTACCTCCCAAATCAATATTCAAACTCAATGGATCATCTATAAGTTCTTTAGTAACATACTTGAATTCCAAAGTATTCAATTCATTCAAATCCTTTGCAAATTCTAATATTTCTCTCATAATACCAGTTTTACCATGTTTTTTAATATAATAGGTTAATAACAATCCAGATCCAAGATAATATTGATCCATGGTTTTATGGCTTCGTATTTTATGTTGGCCAATATAAAACCTACCATCTGGTAGAGTGGTTTTATATATAAATCCATAATATTTTATATTGTTAGGCTCAGACAATGTTTACCTACTAACTATTCTTCAACATCAACCTGTGTTGTATCTGCATGCCTGAACATACCACCTTCAAGTGTTTGTATGTCAGCCATAATTAGATCCAAGCAGTCATTTTTGTTTTGATTCCACGCTTTTCTGAAATATTTCAGCTTCTCTCCATTTTGAAGGGTATAAATCAAGCTGTTGCCTTCTTTGACAAGTAGACCGGCACCATCAACCAGATCCAGTAGACCCGAATATTCATCCAGTCCACCTGCATAGGGTATCTTCAACTCAATTTTCTCAAATGGTTTTGAATAACGCGTCTTAGCAACTTGACACATAGAACGAATACCATGTACATCTGTCGTTTTGTTGCCATCATCATCTTCTTTAAGCTTGCCTTTTTTAATACTCACTACAATACTGGCAGCAAAAATAGGACCAGATCCTCCGGAAATAATATCATCTGGTGCGTATTGTGATTGACTAGAATAAGTATGGTTGGTAGCCAACAGTCCAATACCTAAATCACCAAACATGTTCACGCAGTTTGTAATTAGCGCTTTAAGTGCTTTGGGTTTTAATCCCATATCACCACGTAGTGAACCAGCATTGAATTGATCTTGTTGAGTTGGAACCATCAACATTCCCAAACTATCAATTACGAAAAGTACTTCAGGACGATCTGCTTCAGAAAGTCCGCGATATTCTTTGACAAATTCACTGATCATTTTAGCAACATCATCAATCATAGCCATGTTAAACTTCAACAATTTACTTTCGGAAGTATCCACATTGAAAGCTTTTAGCCAATCTTCATCTAGAGCATTTTCACTATCTACTAGAATTACATATATTCCTTGATCTTGTGCATTTTTGATAATATTGGCACTTAGGAGGCTTTTGCCACTGTTGTGACTGGAAAACCCATCACCCCAATATCTATGGTTTGGATGATCAACTTCAAAATCATAGCACTCTTCGGCTGGCATAGAATTAGATACTTCAACTGTTTGTATACCTGAATCAGTCAATAATTGATCACCGACTTGTAGTTCACTAGCTAAAATCCAATTGTTATTTGCATCTTGCAATAGATGATTTACTGCACAGCACGTTTGATTGCGTTCAGTTTTGATAAATTGCATATTAAGCCGACCCTTATCAAACCAGTTAATAATTGGCTGATATCCATCCGGAGTATCAATAAAGATTATGTATTGTTGACTTTGAAAAAGTTTTTTTAATTCACCAACTGTTATTTTTTCTGGTGGGAAAAATGCAAACGGATCTTTTTCTCGATCAAAATCAATTGGTTGAGCTCGAACCCGAACAATTGCTGATTCCGGCAAGCATCCTGACTCCCCGGCCAAAATTGTGGTCTTTCCCAATGGCACTCCACGATTAAAGTTACCACTGATTACATAGTTTAGTGCATAATTACCTGTTGATATCCAAGTCTTGGGATCATGAAATCCCACACTGATACCATCTATACTTTTAGTTATGTTTTTACGAAAACGCGAAACATCAAATGGTTTCATAATTATTCTCCTAGTTGAAAAGGGTTTTTTAATGGGGATACCGTTGCCAGTATCCCCGATATTAAATTGAATTATCGAGCAGCTTGTTGGCGGCTTCGAATTACGGCCAGTATTTGTTCTGGCGTTTTCTTTTCACTAGTAGAACTCTGTGTTGGTTCAGGAGTAGTATCTACTTCTTCTTCAACAATAGGTGTCGCTTTCATTCGGCTCAATATTGAACTTGCAGAAGGAACAGCAGTTTCTGTTTTAACCGTTTGATTAGCTTGACCAGTTGGTTGATCACTGGTTTCAGCTTTGAATCCACGAGGCTTATAGTATTGACCCCAACGATCTGGATCATACATTTCACCATCAACACTGGCTTCAAACAATTCCATGATAGCTGTTTTATGAACTTCATCTGGTTTTTGTGGCAACCAAGAATTTAGGGTATAGAGGCCATGTGTTTCAATTACGTGTAGTTCATCAGCTGAAAGTGGACGTTCTTTCATGTGCCATGAGCTGGAAGTATAGTTAGGCCACTTGCCTTTGATAGTCTTGGAAATGTCAAAATCACGACCATTCTCATAGTCGGTTGGTGAATTTTCCAGATCTGGGCGTAGCAAAATTCCTTTAATAATATCAAACAATTCTTGATTGATATCAAAACGTCGAATAGGATTTTCAGGTGTTGTGTCATCTGGGTTGGGATTTTTTGTAACAAATCCCTGTAGTAGAAAAGACTTCTTCCTATAATATGTGCGAGCCATGTCTTCCAAAGCAGTGTCTTTCCACCATGGAGCAATTGCGGCTGTAATACCACATGACCTGTCTTCCCACATATTGGTGCAGGGAACTACTACATCTGTTCTTTTGGAATCGCGTTCACCTTTGATTCCTGCAAAGGGAAGTCGAATTGTTAATTTTTCTCTCCAGAAGAAATCATTAGTTGGATCTTCATCTGGTAGGAAACGCGCTGTTGCTAGTGAATTTTCCGGGTTATTCCAAAATGCATAAGTTAAATTGTTGTTTTGGAAGTTGCCTGTTTTACCTTTTTCTCGTTTTGCTTCTTGTTCTAATAGTTTTGCTTGAATTTCTTTTAAAGTTTTTGCCATTTTGTTTTGCTTTCATTTAATGTTAAGACGTTCACTGTGATCCACACAGCGCCGACGAACTATTTATGCAAAATGGCTGACTATTGATTCAATATTCATGACATTTATTTCAAGTATTCACCATATTTCTCCAGTAAACTTGGGTCAATACATGATCGTGGGTTTATGAATTTGATTGCTATTGGATTTTGTTTTAACGCAGCACTTTGAACCATTGGTGCTGGTAAAATAATATATCGAATAGCTAATCCATTTTCGCTGACCGCAGCCAATTGAATTGGTATACTAGGTTTGCTTATATATTGTATGGCATCCGGCATTGCTTTGACAGCAGCTAATTGAACTTCTAAAGAAGGATCGTTAATGAATCTTATTGAAGTTCCATATAAATTAACGGATGCCAATTGAACAGGTATGCTAGGTTCTTCAATATGCTGAATATTAGCCCATGATTTCTCAACAAATGCGATTTGTTGTTTCTCTGTCCAATCATTGGGTTCAACTGATTTGTTCTTTGTTTCGGTTAATGATTCATTCAATTGGTCACCATATTTCTCCAGTAAACTAGGATTAATACATGATCGTGGATTTATGAATTTGATTGCTTCTGGTTTTTGTTTAATTGCAATCGATTGAATCATGGGTGCGGGATTTTCAATATAACGAATTGCCATTCCATTTTGCTCCACCGCTTCCAGCTGTACTCTTATAGAAGGATTTTCAATAAGACGTATTAGGGTTCCATCTTTTCTAACAACAATTAATTGAAGCTTCTCTGATGGATTTTTAATAAATTGAATAGCATAACCGTATCTGTTAATTGCCATTAATATAAGTTCTTCAGAGGCTTCAGAGGGATTTTTAATAAATTGAATAGCTCCTGGATTTTTTTGAACAGCAGCATACTGTATTTCAAAACTGGGATTTTTAATATATTTGAGTGCACTACCAAAAGGTGTCACCGGTTGATTCGTAACTGCACATAGTTGTACGTCAAAACAAGGATTTTTGATATACTGTATTGCATATGGATGAACTGCAACAATGGCCAATTGAACATTGATTGAAGGATTATCAATTTGTTTAAATCTTTTAGAATAATTGAGAGTCTTTAATACCCATTTGATTTGTTCTTCATCACTCAAAGTATTGGGATCCGGATCTCGATTGATTGATTCATCTAATGGGATGATATTAGGTAAGTTATTGTACCAGTCTTTTATAGACGGTGCTAGGTCTTCCCGTTTAATACAAAATGTAACCACCTGGTGATTTTTTTTTGCAGCGGCCCATTGGATCATTGCTGGAGGATGTTTTATATAAGCAATTGAATGTGGATCGGCGTTAACTGACGCCAACATAACTCGAACACTAGGGTTCGGAATATATTCAATTGCAGCGCGATGGTTTTCGACTGCACACATCAAGATGTCTTCAGTGATTAACTCTGGCCAAGTATCCAGCATATCTCCAATGATCATTGAATCATCGTGGATTTTCACAACCCGGTCAATGGCCAATTTAATCAATCCAATACTTGGATTAGATAGATTGAATATCCAGTAGGGATTGTTTTTTATTTCTTCATATTTCTGTTCTTCTGAACGTAGATTACATTCATCTGAATAGGTTTCTAGAACTTGTTTTTTTAGAAAATCCAAATTAGCTGAAAAAGAATTGAAATATTCCTGCAGCTCAACTTGTTCTCTTAATAGACCAAATTTGGGTTCAATGTCTCGATTGAATTTTGCCATGTGAATAGACAAGCCACAATGCTTGCCAACTGATCTGATCAATTCAATCTTAGTCAACATTTTATTGAAATTCACATTACCGATCACGCTGGCGTCCGGAATTTTAATATCGATCTGACTCTTTGCGCCATTTTCAACAAAAATAATCAAATAACTATAACTTTTTAAATTTTGTTTTTCAGTGTCAGAGTTTGCAACCGTAACAAACATTCGTCGCATTTCAGACATGTCTTTGGTAGTTGCCCCATCTTGGTCAAACGTTTGAACGTGGCTTTCTTCCAAGCCTTTGACTATTCCCAGTATTCGTTCACTAACATCATTCCAATCAATATTCATTCGTATTACTCCAGTAACAACTATTTATCACATATCACCAAATGTGAAATGGCCCATGGGACTCAGTATTGAATTGGGTAGATGACGTGACAATCTATAGCCAAAACTGACTTCTCGTCCTTCGGCAACATATTGAAATTTGTCAGGTGATTCTAACAAATAAAAGAAACGTTGTCCAGTATCAGTTGCAGGATCATAAAAATCAGCGTCAGCATCATCGAATTCCGGATCAATTGCCGTCGTTCCATCAGGCAATTGACTGCCAATATCAGCAAAATCAAATATGATTTGTGTTTTTAAATCTATTATTTTGGCTGTGAAAAATGGTGAACGAATCAAACTTTTCCACAATTGTTGGCCTGCAGGACTTAGATGAGTATCACTCAATATTGGCAGTTTGGTATATTTTTTCACAAACAACATGAGCTCACTCAATATACCTTGTTTTTGATATTGTGGATCCACTGCGGCATTAACTGCATATAAGACAGGACCTGGTGCTAATAAAAAACCACAATAACCCACCGGAGATCCTGGACCAACTGCGCGATTGACGGCAAAATAAATTTCATGCACTTCATCCTTTTGATACCAAACGTCGATTATGAATTTCACAGACCGTGGTTGAATCTGCCCTATCCTCCGTGCATTTGTTGCAGAAGGAATTGTCAACTGTGGTTGGTCAAGTATCAATTGAAATTCTGCCAATGTTTTTTCGGTAAGTGGTAATCTCATTACAGCCTCATAAAAGAAAATGGCAGTGGTTCTCTGAATGATTCTTCTTCATCATCTCGAAAAATACTGGCAATTGATTCATCCCAACTGGTTGCAATTTGCATCAATCGAACACATAATAGGGTGGCAGAAACCGCATCATCATGTTCACCAGTCTTACCACCAAAACTATCTCCTTTGGATACATAAAATTTTAATTGACGCACTATCAATTCACTATTAAGAGTCATACGATCAGTTTCTATCAGTGTTTTTAATCGAGTACATGACTGAACTTTGGTTCTAGTATTTGTGTTTAATCCTTTGCGTTTTTTTGTTGTTTTTAAACCTGGTTCATTTATCAATTGTCCATTGATAGTATTTTCACCAATTTCATGTAAGCTGACAATGATGGCTTCACCAACTGAGTTGTTTTCAAAAGTATAGTAAATGTCAGGTTCAGATTTGGGATCCAGTGTTTTTAATTCATCATGTATATAATTGACCAAGTCTTTTAACATCTGTGTTTGTTTTTTTGGAGACGTATTATTATTAGACCACTCAGCGATTTGAATCATGTCTGGTAACATGAATACTTGAATCACACTGTCGTCTTTTCTAACACCTGCACTTGGATCCAGTGCAAGCAAATAGGTTTTACCTTTTTCAACTGATTGATACCAGCGTACATGTTGGTGAGTTGTGAATTCAGGTTTACGGGATTTCAATTTAGCTAGTTTGGCTGGTGCAATCAATGTTTCATCTGCGGTGATAAATTCACACTGGTACTCTCTTCGGAACCGATCTAATGTAATTTTATTAATTTCTTTTTGTGCCCACTCTTCATCACGACCAGGAACTTCAGAATACAACGCGGTAAATGATTTAAATCCATTTCTGCCAAGTCCTCCCGGAATAGGGTTACCCCATTCATCAATAGTATTGGTTGCTCCATTCCAAATTTCAGCAAACTTGTCTTCATCACTATTAGGGGTTGATGTAATTATACATTTTCCCCCAGTTGCTAACGTTGGACTCATTGCTGTCCAAAATTCTTCTGCAACCTTTGGTCGTATAAATGCAAATTCATCACAATATAAAAGGCTCAATGACATGCCACGCCCTGTATCAGGGGTTGTGGTATAAGCCATTATTCGACTTTTATTATCGAATTTTACACTTTGGGTATTATATTCAAGTACACCTGATTTAATAAAATTTGGCATTTCTTCATAAGCAAATTTAACACGACTCATAATTTCACTAGCTGCTTTAAATTTATTTGCAGCAATCAGCACGGTTACATCTGGATTAAACATTGCATACCAAAGCAAGTAACCAGCAGTGCAAGTAGTTTTTCCTGACTGTCGTGAAAGCATACCAATAGACAGTCTATTATTATGCATTATATCTATAAAACGTTCTTGGAAAGGATAAGCAGTGAAAGGCAGAACCCCAATTACGGGGTATTGCACCTTCATATAAGTATTCATAAAATATAGTGGATCATACTCACATCGCAAAAAAGACTTCATCTGTTCTTGAGTTAGTGAAGTCCTAACATGTGGTTTTTTGATTAAATCAATTCCCATCCCTTATTTATAAGGGGGTTATTTATCCAGCGATCAATTTCATTTCCATAGTTGGATTTTTCACATATTTTAACGCTTCAGGATTTTGACAAATAGCTTGATATTGTACTTCTCGTCGTGCTCTGGACTTGAAATGCCCTAATAGGAGGCCATCTTTTTTGACTGCCGCTAATTGATATTCATATTTGTGAGGATTACCTAACTCCAAAACAACACTTGGTTGAAGGTCAATTGCTAGATACACTAGTTCATCACTGGGATTGTTGATGGATCTTATTACACTAGGGGTTGTTCGTATTGCTGTTTCCAACAATTCTGGGAAATGCAATTTGTCTGGAATAGAACGTATTGCATATCCCGACGTTTTCACAGCTCGCATCAAAAGATCTCGGGTCACGAATTTGGATTTGGATATATCATATATGGTAGAATAACTTTCATCTATACATTCTTCCAAAAGTGACTTTGGTGGATTTGGCATTTCTAAAACTAGATCCACAACACCACTAGGCCATCGTTTGATTCCCAATGACATTATTTCTTCACTGACGTCAGTGAAGAATTTAAAGATGTTTGGTGATTTAGAAGAAATGATAGCTGTCTTTTGAAATTCAGTATCTGCTGAATATTCTTGAAACAGTTCTATCAAATTGGCGTCAATGCTCAACGCCAGTAACTTGACTTCTCGACTAGTACTATGATCAGCAATATGTTTTTCCCAAAATTCTCTTAGGGGCCTTGTATACCGAGAGTCATACCACGTGTTACTTTTTTGTTTTTCATAAAAACAATTGATAGCCATCCTTTGTAGAGTTTCTGTTTGTGGTTCAAGAAATCGAATCAAACTGGGATCTGACTTGATCATCTCCTCAATCTTGTCTAAAGAAAGAGTTACTTGTTCACTCATGCATCACCATCCCAAGAATAATTCCAAGTCACTCGATTATTCCACAGGCTTCGTGCCTTGTCAACCCTGTTCTGAGTAGACAAACTCTTCACAATACGATCAATAACTTGTTCTCGAATCGACTTGCCATCTGCGGCTGCAAACATGATGCCAGCTGCCCATGAATCAGTTAGACCAGGCACAACTTCAACCGCGAATTTCTTGCGTTCTGAGCCACACTGTTCAACAAATACGGTGTTAAACATGTTTTGATAACGTTCAACAGTTTCAGCAACCCCCTGCCAAAAACCAGTTTCGAACTTTTCCAGACGCTGTCGTTCTTCATCTGGCAACATGGATTTGATATCATCAGTTGCTGAATTTAGAATCAAGTCAATCACGTTCTTTTCCTGTGACAAGCTATCTCGTGCTTTGTGAATACGTACATAGTCAGCTGCCTTAATCTTTGCCATATGACCGGTATCAAAGCGAAGCACCCAGCCTTCTTGACCGATGATTGGGCGAGTGGTTTCAACCAGCTCATGAATATCGTCAACTGATCCTGGTCGCTCTTGAACAACATCAAGCTCCCAATTGACAAATTCTTCAAGTGGCAGATAGTCACCCGTTACATTATCTCGAACGGCAAGCAGCACCAAGCGATCAACCGGATAGTCGATCACGATTCGTTGCTTTCGGCTACAAAACTCAAAAACTGGCGTCCAGTGATTCCGAATCATCAAATCACAAAATTCCCGATAGTTCTTTCGAGTTTGAACCCACTCCTGAGCCATTTGAGCAATATCTGTATCACCCATCTTTGTGGCCATTGTCCAATCACCGGTGGGCAAGACCAGTGGACGCACAAAAGAACCATCCAGCTTTTCCAAAATTTTATGTGGCCGACCAAGATCAATCAAATGCGGTTGACAATCATCATTTTCACCAATATTTTTGAATTTGTGCAGGGGGCGGCTGATAATGCGCCGTTCGTTGTTAAACAGAATTCCGCGACATTCACGCCGAATTGCCCAGTTGCGGGCCGTCTTTGAATCTGGCGCAGTGGTGGGATCAGGAAACGTATCAGAAAAGTTAACCATATAATTTACAACGTGACCCCAGTCACGACGAGCCACGATAAATTCATCTCGACCTTCAATCGCAGGAAGCACATCGGAAAGAAATTCAATGCGTGGAAAATCATAAAACATTTGGTAACCTCGTTGTTGTGTTTCACAATAGCTGGTTTTCCTAAACTTGTCAAATAGATAAATAGCTAGATGACAACTGCTGAAATCCGAAAAATAATGACTGATTTAGAAACCATTGATTCTGTGGAAAATTCAGTTGATCAAGTTTCTACAGCATTGACAGATTTCATTTCAGTTGGACGACCCTTATTAGAGTCATCTGAAATTGATTATGAAGAATTAAGCAAAAAATTTGTTCGATATGTTATGCGTGGATTGAAATTGACTGACATACCACGCATTGAATTCATTACTAAAAAAAGGGTAGAAACCCAACAACCATCGTTTGGTTCATTCAATCCAAATGACAATTCTATTGTGGTCAGCTGTTTGAATCGTCATCCGGTTGACGTGTTTAGAACTTTGGCACATGAATTGATTCACTACAAACAAAATATTGCCGGTGAACTGAGTACTGATTCTGGTTCAACGGGCAGTCGACATGAAAATGAAGCAAATGCCGGGGCTGGTATTATAATGCGAAACTTTGCTAAAAAATACCCCGGCTACTTTAATTGAACATTATTTTTCGTTCTAATTCTAATTCTGGGTTCAAATAATACCAACGAGCAATTAATTGCTCGTTGGTACTGCCGTCAGTATATAATTCCAATCTTTTTGATTCCGCATCAAAGTATTTTGCATGTAGTTTTCCATTCATGCTAGCATAAATTAAAGACAGTCGCTTTTTGTTGTGCATGTCTACTAGTACAACGAGGTGATTTTTATGCAGCAACCAATAAAAAATTGTTTCGACAAATTGTATAATGTGGATTCGCCATCCCAGAACAGGTATATTGATCATGGTGACTATGATTATAAATGATACCAAAACAATAGCTGATGTAGAAAAAAGTATCAAAGTTTCGACTACGCTCAAATGATTAATCTTAGATGTCCATAATATGAAATTCTCAAACGCCATCATGATTATGAAGGGTGTTAAAAATTTAAAAATGCCAAATATAACACCCTTCATAGATTTTAATCCTACTGTAGTTCAGTTCCGCCCTTGCGGGTAAGGTACGCTGGACTCACCATTTTGAGAATTGGACGCAGGGCGTGCTTTTCATCTGCCATTCGCTTGTCTTGCACCCCAGTGGAGGTGATAACAATACCTTCTCGGATATTACCACCACCCATTAGTGTCACACCATCGCGAAGTTGGGTTAGGATGTCAAGATCCCAAGGACCACGGTAAAGAACAGGCGGACGTTCAATACCAATTGCAGCAAAGTTGGCAATTTTGCGATCAGTATCCATGTAGAACATATTGTCGTTAAACAGCACAGCCATATCAAATGCTCGGAAGATGGGCTTTTGTGAACCATAGTGTAGGTCTTGAACTCCTCGGCCAAACACTTCTCCCATGATATGCACCTGTGCGCCCGCAAACGTCCGATCACAGTGCGCAATCATTCGTTCAATAAAACCACTTTCCAGCACAGTTCGAACATAGAGATTGTATTGAATATTTTCCTCTACGTTCTTGAATACCAGGCCTTTGGCTCCCAGTCCTTTGCTGGCAATCACAGCATCACCATTTGCAAATGCTTCAGGATTGTTTAGTCCAGGGAGGTAACTGATGCGACAAAAGGTCCCATGAATTTTCTCAAGCACTTCCACTTCATCATTCACAAGGAATTCTGGGTAGTTTTGCCAATTTTCGATGTCATATGAAAACTGTGCTTTATGACAAGCAAACAGTTGTCCGGACATTGATGACGGAATGGGTTCTTCATATTTTTGAATACCAAAGAACTCAACCACATTGTCATATACTGCAACATCTTGCTGAGTTTGATTGGGATGTTCAATCCAATGACGGTCGCCATCTGTTTTGACTTTCCAAACCAGGCCCTGTGAAACAACCCCTCTGAGCCGAATTGCTCGGACACGATTACCCTGACTTCCGGACAGCATGCCCTGTCCATTCTCATTGCAGTAGCCTCGATCTTTGAGAACGTCTAGTGGGATAACTGCATTTTCCGGAACATAAACAATCAGTTCACCTGCGGCAAATCGATGATTGCCGTTTTCGTCCTTATTGGTGATTGCTTCGTATCCCCGAATTTTGCAGATCGAAAGGCGGTCAGCACCCGGATGATCATAGACTGAATCGATTGGGAGTACCAGTACTTCAAACGTGCTCATTTGATTTCCTTAAAAATTCATATGTTGGTGGATAGAAGTGATGCCTGCAGGAATCATCCAAGCGGGCCAAGTAATGCCGAGGTAAATCAACGCGAGAATGGTGATGTGCGGAACCAACATTTTCACAAAAATTGCAGTTACCACAGAAACAATGAAGTATGCCCAAGCAGCCATTTCAAGAACTGCTTTTTGGGTTGCCGTCAATGTCCGATTGATAGATTGTCTAATTGGGCGTGGATTTGCAAGAGCTGTCATGTTAGTGTTCCTTGTTTGGTTACACATTCATAACAGGTTTTTATTCTGAGTCAACCCTTTCGTAGACGATTCCTTGCGGCAAGCTCATTATAATTTCAAATATGTGTTCTTCAGACCCAGATATAATCACATTGTTTGTCCATTTTTCAGAAAACACTTTAATATTAATTTCCCATTCTAGTTTTCTAAAATACTCGAATAACGTGTCATCATCTGACCAAATTCTGACTGCATGCGTTCTGGGTGGGATTGCTGACAACAAATTATTAAATGACCAAAACAAATATTCATGCATCAAAATGCTGATTTCTTTGTTATCAAAACCCCCAACATCACTGTCTGAATAATTGCTTATCAACCCGGGTACTGCTTGCCACTGATTTTGATGTAACCAACCTCGAATAGCAGTCAGCTCCATTTCTGAAAAGCTAACAATACATACAGCCGTTTTGGGATCATGAATAGGAGTAATTGATGACAGTGAAGTTTCATCAATTTTCCACCATTTTAAACAAAAACGGTCATTAACTCCTAGATCTGATTTGGGCAAACTAGTCAATTTCAACTACTAAATTTGGATCAAAAGCAGGATTTAATTCATGCCCCACATACCCACGTGGATTACAAACGAATCGAGTATCACCCAACTTAAAGTCAAAGCTGTCATGCATGTGCCCACTAAACCAAGCCAGCGGATTCACTTGATCAATAGTAGAATACAATCGACTTGTATAATAGGGATTATTAGTATAATTTTTAAAACGTTCATTTATACATTCAGGAATTGCTGGATGGTGAGTTACTACAATCGTTTTTTGTTCAGGCTTGTTTGAAAATGATTCAATAAAGAATCGAGTTTGTTGATGCTCTGCTAGAATATGTTCAGGTGTTAATTTCTGACCACCAAAAGTAATTTGGTTATAGTCATTCATTTGTGCAGGTGCATCCAGCATTGCTAGTAGTTGATTTCCGAATAGATTGAAATCTGTCCAAAGAGTTCCGCCCACAAAAGTATAGCCATTTATATCAACTGAGTTGTTTTGTAGAAAATGAATTCCTAGTTTTTGGCATTTGACGCGGAGTTCTTCTGTATGGTAAACAATATCTCGTCCATAAACCTCATGGTTTCCGGCCACATAGATAGCAGGTATATTCTTATCCAAGAAAGTTCGTTCAATCCAGGGCAGTGCCATGCATCCCACTCCCATGTCACCAGCTAGTACTGCTACATCACACTCAGGTGGTGTATGTCGGAACTTGCCGAACTCCAGGTGGCAATCATTCAATGAATGTATTTTTATAGACATATTACAGCCCTAGATCCTTCCAAGGAATTGCCTAGCAAACGTTTCTGCCCAACTATCCAAATTTTTCTGAAGTTCATCAATTCCAGAAGCTGTATGTAGACTTGGCGTTTTAGCAATTGCGTTTGTAACAACTGTTGGTAATTGATCTTCAATCATATTGATGATACGTGATTTTTCCACAGGATTCATATCCTGATCTTTTATACTCATGTAGAGTTTTTCACTCACCATTATACAGATTTGAACGGTCAATTCTTCTAGTTGTGATTTATAGTCGCCGGGCGTTGTCATTGTTTTCCTTATAGATACGTCATCTTCAAGACTAACAGTTGTTATTCATCAATGTCAATATCAATCAAAATCTGCTAGCAGATCAATGTAAGCATATGCCCCAAACGGCGGAACAATACGAGATCCATGTCCTCCTGCGATGATCCAAAGAGTGTCACAATAATCGGACGATCCCCAGCCATAATTTGGATATCCATCTGTGAACCAAATTGCTTTCTTTGGCAAGATTTCATTTTGTTGCCAATATTCCCAAACAGCTTCAAAGCTAGTACCGCCGCCGCCTCGGCATTCATAACTTAGAAACTCTTCTTTGTTTTCATGTGTAAATTCCTGGTAGTTATGGATGCTAGTATCGAAGCACAAAACACCAATTTTAAACTGAGAATATACTTCCATGATTTCCCAGACTTCAGTCAAAAATTTCCTAGCAACTTGATCACTGATTGATGCACTCATATCAATTGCAACTTGTACATCAATTGTTTCATCCACATTAAGAACCGGCATGAAAATACTAGTACCCGTAAACCTGCGATTGGGTTCCATAAAGGTATAATCGTCTGACATACAACTGTTGATAGTTGATTGCAGTAGTTCTCGCCAATTGATTTCTGGTGTTAGAAAATTGTTGAGCAGGCGTTGCATGCCAGCGGACATATTACCTGCCGCTGCGGCTGCTGAACTAATCAGCGCTGACTTGATATGTTCTCGAATTTCTTCTAGATCAGCATCACTAATTTTAGGCATACTTTGCCCACCCGGATTTTTGCCATCTTCAGGGTCACTGGATCCTGCCATGGGAATATGAACATCCAGAGTCAGCTGTTTCTTGACCTTTCGTTTCATCAAGTCATCATAAACAGCTTCACTGGTCCATAGGTTGGGTTCACAATAGCGTTTGTCATAGAGTCCAACGCGTTGTTGACCTTTGGTGGCAGAAGTTGTATCAACCACGATTTCTGTGGGCATCTTACCAATGCCTTCTTGTTCCAGAAATCCATTGACAATAAAATCCGTTGCCATGTTCCAATAGTCTGGATCGCGCAGTGAACGACGTCCAAAATGTTCAAATGCACAGTGAAGCAGCTCATGACAAAACACAAACATGAGTTCTGATGGTGCACCAGACTGTTCAACGGCTAGTCCTAAAACAAAGTCTGCATTGTAATAGATCTTTCGACCATCAACTGCCATCGTAGGACACCATCCTACATCGGTGGCATCTACTAGACCAAAATGCATTGCCAGATTTCCCAAGAAGGGGTGTTTCATAAGTAGACTGATTCTGGCCTTAGTAATTTGACGCCGAGCTAGTTCTGACTTCTGACTTTTTTCAGCAAGTGTCAATTCTTTTGTTTTTGTTACTGCTTTTGCCATTAGACGATCAATTCTGCAAATTCTTTGGTGTATTCTTTCCAGATAGGCAAATCACGCCCACGGTATTGTGTTGGTTGGTGTGGGTGCCCCAAAATACCTTTACATCCCATAACAGCCAGCTCACGTTCAAAATTCCTTAGGATGAATGTTAAATACGTGTTGGCCATTTCCTTCAGTTTTTTAACTGAATCCGGATTGGGGTTGGCTGCGGCTTTTTTATCCAGTTCAATAAGTCGATAAATGCAGCTTGTGATCAAGCTATATACAATACCAATGTCTTTAATATCTAGTTTAGTGAGTTTACCAGTCAAAATTTCATCTGGGTTGGGAAGTTTGGCGGCCTGTTCTCGATACTTCATGAACTTCAAACCACGACTTGCTCCCACTGTGCCATTTACCAGTGACGTCAGTGTTGATTCAGTGTTCCAGACCTTTTCGTGAATATTGCCCGCATCATCCACAGTCTGGAGGAACTTGCTGACAAATTCCCAGGAACGTGGTGTAGCAAATGCTTCTGAATCCATGTTCTCACCAAACGAGTTTAGGTCGTTGGGCTGGAAGCAAATATATCCCACAACATCTCGGTGGATTCGGTTTTGCATGGCCCACATCTTCCAGTCTTCAAAAGTCGTTTGAAGTGTGACATGGGTGAACCTGTTCCTGAGAGGAGTTGGCATTTTATAGCTAACGCCCTGGTCCTTCAGTCGATTGCCTGCTGCAATAATTGCACATTGTTCTGGCAGTTGGTAATTGCCAATACGTCGGTTTAGAATCATTTGATAGGTAGCTGCTTGTACACTGGGAGGAGCAGCTGAAATTTCATCATAAAATACCAGTGCTCGACTAGCTTGGTCAACTGGTAGGTCACTGGGATTACTCCAGCGGAATTCCTTTTCAACCAATGGCACCCCGGTATCATCACGCACTAGTTTACCATCAGCATCAAATACTTTTACTTCTGCTAGATAGGGAATGCCTCGAACATCTGTAATATCCAACAGTGGCAATCGAATATCAATAAGTGGTCGATTTTGTTTTTTCGCTGCTTGCGCAACAATATCAGACTTACCAACACCTGGCCCAGCCCAAATCATAAGAGGACGTTTCATATCGATACAAACGTCGATCATTTCAGCAAGTGCTGCTGGTCCTACTGAATCACTGATATCAATCGTATTACCTTTAGACATTCAAATACCTTTTTTCTCGGGTTGTATGTCAATTATATGGTAACTTTTTTGTTTGTCTACCTGACTAGTATCAAAAAGTGCAAAAGGCTCGAACATTTCCACTGGATAATTGGAATTCAAAAGCTGCTTCTGGATTCCAGAGAAACATAGTGCCTGATTTGAAAAACCAGGGTCCTGCTATGTAGCGATTCAAACCAATTATGACTTTGGGTGTCATTTCAGCTTGGAATTCTCGATAGGTTTTTGTTTGAAGTTCAACTGCAATAGGTGGCCAGTGTGGGGACAATAATTCAAATCCGAATTTGGTTAACTGCCAACTCCTGTTTACCCAAACTAGGTCAGCTAATTCCTTGATTCGTTTTGCGTGTTCATCGGGACCCCGGTCAGTCAATTCCTGCAAAATAGGATTCAAGTCATTGATTATTTCAGTAACTTCCTGTCTAGATATTGCCTGTGGAAAACGATCACTCACCTTCTTTGATTTCAACTCCACTGTTTAAAAGAAAAACTTGAAATTTAGTTGTTTTAAACATTCGATTTAATTTTTCCGCCAAATTAAAAGCATGACCCTGATTGGAAAAACTGCTTTTTTTATATTTCAGTGAATTTTCACTCAATAGACTATTTTTAATAGTTCTCAAATTAATGGGTTTGCCGTCATAGAATACAGCATAAATGCCGGTTGCTGCTAATACCTGTTCACTTTTATAAGTTTTGGGATCCGTATAATTTAATACTACTCGAGGTTTGGGACGCGACATAAAAACACCATAATGATTATATGGCTATTTATTCATTTTGTTCAAAAATTTCCACCTTCAAAACTTATATCAATTTGCTCAGATTTTTGAAGTTCAATGATTTGATTTTGTAGATCAAGAATTTTAGAACTCAACGATAATTCGCGCGCTAAAACTAGACTTATTGCAGTAGATAATCTTTCTGCTTCCTGTATGCTCAAACGAATTTCTTTGCTATTTTGATTTTTAGCTGTTTGAAATTTAAGAACAAATTCTTCTATTCCATGATAATTTGACATTTTATTGCAATTCCTCGGATTTGTTTTTTTCTTGATTTACCACATGCGTTGCTTCAAGTTTCGTTTTAAATGGTCCCAAGGTTTGATACTGTTCCAAGGTTGCTTTTTTGGGGGAAAATGCAGTTGTCCAGCCATTGGGAAATAAAATTACCCAATAACCAGCCGCATATAATACGTCTGAAGTAGCCGTTTTAGTATAAGTTGGTATTTGCCCCTCAGTTATATTGAATGGCGCGTGTTTTACCGGGAACCCTGAAATATCACCCAGTTCTTCTGATTTGTTATTGTCAGTTACTTCTTCAATCTGTATTTCTATTTTGAGCTGTTTTTCCATGTCAGCAAATGATTCAAACGTTTTGCCTTTGGCAATAGACACTCCAATCAGATGGTATGTTTCATTTATCAATGCACAAAGTCCCTGTTTATTTCCCCCTACTGAAACAATCCAGCTGGTTGTGGATATTGGTTTAAAATCATATCGCATTGGCAGTATTCCTAATTGTCAATAAATGTCCGGTATAGGGTGTAGAGAAGCAAGCACTAAAATCACTTGCCGATTTTTCTATTCTAACCAATCCATGCGTGTGACAAAATTGCAACAACCCAATACCAACTTGTGATCTACCGGGCCTATCAATTGAATCCAATATTGAACTATCAAATTTTTCAATTAGATCTGCTGGCTGTTGAGTCAAGTCAATCAGTAGTCGATTCCTTTTATAATCATCTTGTACACGGTGTTCCGCGCCTTCGTGATCCAACCAAGTACTTAACATCAAATTATTCCAAGCATAGCCCTGTGTAGTTCGATCTTCAAACGCCAGCTGCATCTGCGTTTTTCTAACGCGTGGAAAAGCAGACATGATATTATCTGAAGAATCTCCGCGCAGACATTTTTCAAACAACATCCATTCGGGATCGGGTTTGGCTATTTGGTTGCCTTTTTTATCAACAGCCGGGGCCCCATTTTTGTCCCAAACACCTTCAATAGTGTATAAGAGTGCTGATATACCATCATAAAGCATTACACGATCTGATATCAATTGTTTGAAATCACTGTCACTGGAAATAATAACGTGATTATCTTCAGGATGTAATTGTATCCAACGCGCAATAAGATCGTCTGCTTCAGCTTCTGGGTTTTGAAGAACTGTGCAATTGGTTTTTGTTCGGAGAAATTTAACAAATTCATTCATTGTTTCAAAAAAAGCAGTGTCGTCATCTATTTCACGCTGAGTTCGCTGTGCAGCAGCCGCCTTTCGATTTGCCTTATAGGGAGCATAGATATTTTTTCTCCATGAACGTCCTTCTAGCATGAAAACCAGGTGTTTGGAATCTGCATCAAACTGATCCCAAACTTTTTTAATACTTTGGAATATTATGTGCAATGCCATTCCAGAAGCTGAATCTTGATCCGGTGCTCGAATACCATGTCTTATTCGCATGAATAGATTTTGTTGATCTATTAGGATATATCTCATTCACATTACTTTCAAAAATATTCTGTTAAATCACCTGAGATTCTTTGACTTTGTCCATTTGCCACAAATGTATTTTCAGGAATGTTTAGCTCATTTGAAACCAGTCGACAAATATCATTCAACCAATGATTTATTACTTCTTCTTCAGTTCCATTGTAGCCATTTGCTTTTAGGAATTCCAAGAAATAATCATTGTAGTCTAGCTCAAAAAAGTTCTTTTTATCATCAACTGGATCCCAATTTATTTTGGGCATAGAAACCCAGGGTTCATGCCGGAGCTCAGCTGCTTGTTTTTCCATTTCATAATCTGTAATCAACTTGAATTCCAAATCCAACTCAAGTTTAGCTAGTTGCCATTCCACACTGTCAGTTTCACCTGGCAGTTTAGCTAGTCGATAATCATATTCAGAAATGTTATTATGCTTGAATTCAGTTTCAGCATTTAGTCGGGCCAGTTCAGTTTTATTATCAGCAATAAGTTCATTTTTTTGTAGTTCATAATCATACTGGCTAATGTGATCATATTGACGCTGTATATCAAGTTTCTTTAATTGATATTCAATATCATTTTCAGATTCTAGAGCAGCGATTCTGAGATCAAGGTCATAACCAGTATATTCATATTCTGCTTGTGCTCTGAGTCTGGTTTTGCCTTTGAGTCCCCAGCTTGCCGGGTGTAGAAAAAATGGTATTATTGTGTTCTTTTTTGTCATTTTAAACTCCCCAAGCATTCCCTTTGACATTGACATGATATCTAGGACTCATTCTGTAACCATATTTAAGGCACAAATCATATACTATTTCTTGATAGTGAATATATTCTTCATAACAACCACCAACTGGCATTAGAAATACTTGTTCTACTCCCAGTTCTTTTACAGCTTGTTCAACTTCGGGAATGTGTTCTTCACCAGCAACCACAAATTTCAAATACATGATCCGAGCTTTGACCTGTTCAAAGCTGCGAATGACTTCGGGGCGAATGGCCTGACTCCACAATTCTCCACTAGCAGACAGTTTGGGACTAACTGAAAAAGTTACTGTAATTGGTCTGGGTGGTTCTGGAGTTGTGTATATCTCTCGGTATCCACCCAGACCATCGTCTTCTAATTCACCCTCTTCCCAAGCCCATATTTCATGTGTTTTATTACGATCGTTAAAATAGTCAACCAATGCTTTGCTGAGTGGTTGCGTGCCATTAGTTTCAAAAGTGAGATTCGTTAATTCCGGCAATAGATCCAAAAGTTTGGGATATGCACGTTGCCAGCCCAACAGTGGTTCGCCGCCTGTAATCACTAGATGAAACTCTTTGCCATTTTCTGTGTGAAATTTGCCATCTGGCAACAAAGCTCGCATTTCATTTACCAAGTCTTCTTCTGTTTTCATTGGTGATAGATGTTTGAATTCAGTGTAGATAGCCGCATAGCTATCACACCCTGTTCTTACCAGTGGTAAATCGTCAAATTTTTCATAATTATCGATGTTTTTGATTATTTCACCAACTTCAGTTGTCTGTTCTCCCTTAGGTAACCCAAATGATTTACATCGAAAATTACACCCGAATGTACGTAGAAAAATACTGGGTTGTCCAAGCCAATAGCCTTCTCCTTGATGAGCTGGTCCAAAAAGTTCTGATACTTTAATCATAATTACCTCTGATTCTATCTTCAATTATTCTATATTCACTGGCTGCCAGTCAATAAAAAACTCCGGACTTTGATATCCGGAGTTTCTTTTGAGTTATCGTACCCAGCTGGGAGGCGGTTGACATCCAGATGAACTACCATTTCCTGGGAATGGATTGGGAATCGTGGGAGAATTTTTTGTCCTAAGCTGTATACCCATCTTCCGTAAATTTTCTGCTGTGTCATAATAAATGATCATTAGACTGTCTGCTGTTGTGGTATTGTATCTGACAAAGTTCACTTCTTGTGTTATGTGATCAACAGCATTACCAAAAGCTGTTCCCACTTTTAATTGTGAGCAATTGTTGGTGGTAACAGTTGAAACTGTACTACGTAGATAAGAGTCGTGATGTGATGCAGCACTAATTAATATTGGTGTAGCAATATTAGAATGAAGATTTGCTGAATAACCGGCATAATTTGATAATGGTGTTGCATTTGAGTTCTCACCAAATACCATACACCCAATTACTCCTGTGTTAGCAACCGTACCGCCAATCTGATTTACATAGGAATTTGATTTTTTAGAGAAATAAAATTCTGCTGCTTCTCGGTTATTAAGTCTCCAGCCCGGTATTTCCATGCTTTGATTGGGTGATAACACATAACCTCTGCTGTGGATACCTGCCGGTAACCCATCAAGTATATCTAGTCCATCCACGCTTACGATGAACTGGGCACGTCGCCAATCATTGTTTTTTAGATAGATAGTGTACTTACTGCCTTCTCGTCCTTCAATCCAAATATTACCATTGTGGAGGTATTCATCAGCAGCAGCACGACCATTTGGACGTATTTGCATTTCATATAGTGCGCCAGTATTAAACATGATTTGTGCCTCGCTTTTTAGAACCACGAACTTTGACAGATGTAGTTGTTACCACATCTGCAACTGAATCAGACCATCCTGATGTTGCAGCACCTGAAGCATATATGGTTTGGGTATTCATACCAGCAAATTTTGCACCACGCATTGCCGTAGTACTGGAACTCACTGAATTCATAGTCTTAATCATGTCAGAAGTACTATAAGATACGGTGTTGTGAGATCCCATGCCATAAGCAGATCCCACGCTGAATGCATCAATATTAGCTCCCAAGAAGATGAATGAATAATCAGCAGCTTCGCCTGCTGCCACCATTTCTTTGATTTGAGCATTGGTATATTTTTGACTAGCGTTTTCTTCACCATCTGTCATGATCACCACAATCACACCTGGACGTTCCAATTCAGGTACTGATCGAAGTACTTCATCTATATTTTGAATAGCAGACCCAATGGCATCATTCAAATTGGTCCCACCACCTGGTTGATAGTCACGAGTAGTTAATGGCTCTACCAATTCAATTGGTTTATTTTTATAAAGTGTGTGAATATGAGGTGCATTCAGCTTAGTGACTGTAAGATACGCTCGTCCGGCGCCTTCGGTGCGTTTTTGTCCATCAACAAATTCATTGAATCCTGCGATAGTGCTGGCTTGAGCATGAGCCATGCTGCCGCTTTCATCTAAAATAATGCTGATTAATGTTCCGTTATTGGATGCTTTGGCAAATTCCCATTTTTTATCTGCGGGGAACGCATTTGGTAGATCATTCAGAGCTGTAGTGTATGTTTTCATTTATTTTCCTTCTGAGGTCTTCGCTGCTCAGCATCACCGCTGAGACTTCACCGCCTCGTGTGAATCGACCCTATGTCAACTCACATTCTATTTATAATTTATTGAACTGAATAAAATCAAATTTCAGTAAATAAAATAATCATTTGATTGCTTGAAATTCAATTTGTCTAATTCCATCACGCATTGGCAAAAAGACCGGCATATTATTGCCTGCTTTGAAGTATTCTTGTTCCTTGAGTTCTTTTGCAATTTTATCAATATAAAGTTTGGCTTTGTCATCACTAAGATTCCCAACTTCAACATATGCTATCAAAATAGTTTCCATTTAATTCCTTTTTTAAATTAAATCAAATTATATGCAGCAAATAATTAGAAATCAAATCTGAGGAAATAATATTTGAGTCATGAAAGTTTTAGCAGACTGTTCACCAATAATATTTTTCAATGCTCGGAATGTATGTTCATTCTGACGTTGTTTTTCACAATATCTATTTTGACCAATAGTAATTTCAGCAACATCACCTAATTCAGTTTGTAAAGTAGTCAAATAAGCGGTCAACACTCGCTTAGCTTCGTCTGCTATTAACCGCATTTCTGCTTCATCTGGGCGTGCTGCTATCCAGTGATCACTGAATATATCGCCCCATGCTGGTCGTTCACGTTGTTTGACAATTGCAATGTCACTGAATGGTTTGAGTGGTTTGCTATTTGTTGGACTCAAATCTAAGAACACACCAGTGACTTTATTCTCACCCGCAATTACATCAAAGCCAAAGATGGGTGCTGTGTCATTAGCACGTGGAAAAACACAACAGTGAACTACCATAAATCTGTCTTGGTTGAAAATTTCAATATGTGCTAGACGAAATCGATCACTTGAATATCTATAATTTTCCCAACCCCAGTCTTCAGTTGGTATTTCGGTCAAATTAGACTGACTTAATATTATTGCGTGTAATTCTCGAGCCAGGTTATCTAGAAAATGAATATAGTTCATCATAAATCTTTATTATCCATTCGAATGATTTGATTGCTAGATCGGGATCTATATGTTTGGTATTGTTTCTAATAAAATCAATGGTTCCTGCTCTATCAATATAAGTCAAATAATTCAATTTGATTGGTTGTCGATCAGCAATAATAGAACCTCCGTAGAGATCTCCCAAATAATGCACATAAATAGGCGCCCAAATATCTTGGTCAGATAAAGTATTCAACCAAGAAATATATGCTTGAGCGGTTTTTGTTATTTTGCCTGGTGACTTTAGTGTTAATAAATCTTGTGAAATTAAATTCGATCTCATGAGTTCTGTATCGGCAAATAAATCACGTGCTTCAAAATGACTGTAGATCAAAATTAAATTGTAGAGATGATTGGACCATTCTGTTTTTGTAAGTTCGCCAGCAATCATTAGTTGACTCCAAGCAGTTTTTTCTGCTTGATGGTGAATATCAGATATAACGTCTTTTATTGATAGTGTCATTTTTCAGCAATTCGAAGACCCAAGTTATTTAGGGTTTCAAAAAGCGATAGGATCAACTCGAATTCCTGCTTTTGGTATTTTTCACTTAAATTTTCCCAAGGCATGATCATGGGATGCAGTTTATTCTTTTGATCCAATCGTATACCAAAATTCCAACCCGCTTTTACTTTGGATTTCATCCAAGCCGTATGATGTTGTTTTGCAGCAGTTTCAACAATTTCTTTTAGCTTGTTATCATACTTTTCTTTGACCTGATGCTTCATTCGAGTCAATTGACTAAAATTGATGATGAAGTTTTTATTCGTGGTCCAAGTTTTAGACCAAGCAGCCGCAATAGAACCAGCTTCATGTTCTTGTAGATCTCTGCATAATACAACAACATAATGGGTTTTTCCATTATGTGTTCTATGCACATGAGTTAACATGCGTGGTTTGGAATCAATGAATATTTCGGTTGAACTCACTATAGAAGGTGGTCCAACCGTTTCAACCAAGTCATACCAAAGTTGTTTTTCGGCTGGTGAAAGTTTTTCTTTGACAATTAACTCAATAAATGGGAATTGATATTTCATCCCTTATTTATCATTAAGTGTCGTTAGTCTTCTTCAACGTCGTCGTCATCAAACTCTTCGTCTGACATTTCACTGGAAAGCACAAAGCTGATATTGTCTACGTTACTTAGATCAGTTACAAAATTGTTGATTCTGCATACTGACAGTTCAACATCTCCAGACAATTTAAATGCCATGAATTGTTCTAGTACAAGATTGCCTTGTTCTTCCACATCTTCCACGGTCATTCCAGTAGTATCATTTGCATTGCAAATATGTTCAATATGTTCAGCACCCGATTTATAATTGATGATGAATGTCAAACATGGAGGAATTTCTGCCAAGCCATCTCGTGACTTGCCAGATGTCCAACCAGCTTCTACCGCTGCTTGTGCTTCTTCAAACGTTGAATCAAATTGTTCTCGGTGTTCTTTTACCAGTTTCATTGCTGCAATTGATGAAACCTTATTCGTGTCTTTCATTACCATACCTTTTTGTCTCCAGATGCTTCACAGTCATCATACCCTAAATTATATTCTGCAATTTCTTTGTCAGTTAGATCAATAATTTTTTCACCATGATAAGTGCCTTCGGGATACCAATGCGGATCTCTTGGACGACCATAGTAACTGTCTGCTGACCCCCGATCATAGAGTGCACCATTTCGGTCTCGGTCAAATTGTGGTAGCATTTGTTTTCTCTTCATTTTAAAATTGCCTACAGTTTGTCAAATTGCCAATCTTCAGCACGAACCACCAAATCAAACCCTTCTTCGACAGTAGGCGGTTGATAGGTCGTTGCCATGTTTTTCAGGATATGGCCGGGAATGGTTTTACCAAGCCGGGAATCCAGTACTTGTTGCCAAACAGTGTCTTCCAATGCTGGAAACACTAACGCGATCTTAAAATAAGTCGCAGGAATTTTCGACAACTTGGATCGTCTAGCTTTGGCAGATAAATTGGTTTGGTCCCAAAGGATTAGACTTTGATTCTTAACCGCGTTTTGTAATTTTTCTTCTGCTAGCTGAGTCGCGGTTTTGATATATTCTTCAAACACTGCATCATAAGTCGTGTTTTGTTTGCGAGCATAGATATCAATGAACTTGTCAGTTGAAATGAGTGCAATGTCAGAGAATCGATTAGCTAGAGACTGTTCCAACTTCTTGAAAAACGTAGACTTGCCCGTTCCTGGAAGTCCCACTGCCATAATCATCAAGTTCATTGTTTAACCCTTTTGTCTTTTGATTATAACATGATGTTATCAAAAATCAACGCATCTTATAAAAAACATGCAAGCCAATTTGACGTGTTTTTTTCAATGAACCATTATGAGACCATTGGGGTTTCACATAGTTAGCATGATAATAGGTTGCGCCTCGAGTCACGTCTGAAACATTGCCTAGATAAACATTTTCAGCCAATTTGATTGTACGCCGAAACGTTCGTCGATCTCGTATGGGACGATGTGGTTCACACTGCCATGAAAATTGACATACCGTTTGAGTACGTTGTCGAATCACACTACAAGGTGTACGTCCAAACTTACCATTGTGTATTCGATTGATTACAACGTTATTAACTGCAATAATTCCAAGATCACCCTGATCAGCAGCTTCATAATAGGCATTCTCTGCCATACAATATATTTGTTCTCGATCTTTGACGGTTAGGTTTACCGGAACTCGGACCACCACTCGACGTTCTACGATCTTTGGTACTTGAACTATTTGTATTCTGGGAGCAGGTTGTGAATGTATCATGCACAACAAAATTATTACTGCACCAACCAGTTTAAAATTTATGGCCCATAATACATTGTTCAATGTGATAGTTGGCATAAGCTTGTGACCACGTTGATTACTGCTTCATAGTTAACGGATTAGCAATCAAATGTCAACTGTTTTTCACATACCCTCTGAAAGTCAAAGAGATTCTAGCTCCGCAAATGAAACTGGCCTTGGGAATGCGATGCAAATGGGTATCTTGCATTCCAGCATGCATCAAACACAAACTGCCATGTGGCAACTTGACTTTGGTGATATTTTCAGGACTATTGTCTGCACCAATTTCCTTGAACCAAATTTCTCGTTCTACTCCCAAACTAATGATGCCAATTGGTCGAGCATCATCCATCTCAGGACTGTTGTCCGAGTGCCATCCCAATTGATCCTTTTGATCCAAATAGCGATTCAAGAAACAAACTTCGAACACTGCTCCAGTGTGTGCTTCCAATGATTGACGAATCGTCAAAATTTCTGGGTGCCAGGGTTGAACTTGATAGGCACGTCCATGTTCAGGAGTACCATAGAAATAAGGCTCAGGAAAATCATTGCAGTAGTATTCGCTACGCGGCGTGTTAGAGATCCTTACCCAATCCAATTCCTGATTCAACACAGCAAAAGAATCCGATGGGTTGGTAATAAAGTCGGGGATCAATGTGATAGGTACGGTCATCGGATTTTTCTCATCGTTCGTTGTTAAATGAATCTATTTCTTGCGTCTTTCAAATGAGCAGGCAATGCTTCAGCTTCAGTATCATCAAGTTCCCAAAGATTGCAGGTGAACTGTCGTTCAATGATCACAAATTGTTGACCATCCCATTCTGCCATAGCCCATTCACGATAGTTATTTACCGGCTTGTCCGTAGGGCAACATTTACGTCTTTGTGATTGAAAGTTCCAATGATCACTAATTCGGATACACCCAATTGGCGTCTTTCCCCAATCTTTTTCACTGTCTTCACAGCTATAGTAGCTTTTTGAATAGGGACTCTTGTGTACCTTATCCCAACTGCGAATGATACGCTTAAAGTCTCGAGGAACTTGCCAAGCGATTTGCATGATCAAATGCATTCTGAAGTGGGTACAGCCTTAAACCAATAGCGTCCCTTCTTAGCACCCACGATATGACCACCAGCAACGGCTTGGTAACGTGCCTTTTTGATTGCATCAGACTTGGACGTCGCCGTTACGTAGAATGGGATACCACCCTTTTCATCCCATGCAGGATATTGAAAGGTCATTGTAACTTCATATTCGGTCATGCTGCGCTCTCCCGTTGCATGCGTGTATACTAGCAGAATCTAATTCATTGTCAATACCTAGTTCAATTCCAATTCACGGTTTTCGAAGTGGTGCAATTGTAAATAAACACCGCTGCGGATTTGCTTGAACACCAAATTTTATCAGTACAGTTTGGATCTTCAACTTTTGTGATTCGAACAAAATACTCTGCATTCTTAAAGTCATAACTCAGTTGCTTTTGAGTTTCGCCATCTTCGGTGAACGATTCAGCAAGAAGAATAGGTTCCATTTCATCCAGGTCATTCTCTGAAATATGAAATTGATCCAAAGTAGTCATTTTGTTGTCTCCCAACAAGTATTCTTCAACAATTTGATAATAACAACTTTTGATTTTTTGTCAAATGAAAAACATAAATAGTTTTATGAGAATTAGTGACTTGCTTGATACACCCTTGAATGAATCCGATAAAAAAGCTGATCAAAAAGACCGAGAACAATATAAAAAATGGCGACAACTAGTGAACATGTCGTCAGCAACCTTGTCTAAATTTCTTGAAACTCGAACTGGTGATGAAGCTGGACTTAAAAAGAAGCAAGCAGCCAAATTGGGAATTGGTACTGGTCATGAAAGTGCGCGCGCAATTTTGCGAATGAGAAAAAAGCCATTTTCTGAATGGAATGAAACTGATCGCAAATGGATGAATCGACAAATATCATTCATATCTCGGATGTCTGGCAACCCTGGCCCACTGGTGAAAAAAGATGCTGACGGCAAAAATATACCTACAAGAAAATTAACATCACTTTGGATCTGGGGTCATATTCCAACCGGATATCCGCCCGGCAAGTTTGGTGTTTTTAAATAAATTCATCTAGATCAATATATTGAATTTGTTCAATATGTAATGACTCCATAGCACCTGAACCATAATAATTACTAACTGGATAAAGAAAGAGTTGAATAACTCGTCCCGAATCTAAAGTCATCTCAAATGTAGGATTTTTGATCTTAATTCTTTCTTGCCATGGCAATAGTTCATAATGTTTGTGTGACGCTGCAATATAAGGACTTTCATCACCTTCACATCTTCCAAAATATCCATTCGAAGTGCCTTCAATTTTGTCTTTGATTTCTTCCAGTGTCTGTTTATTTTTGCTCATTGCCAAAATTCTTAGATCACGAAGCGACTCATGATCAGTGCCATTGAAGCTGTAGATATATGTTGTCAATTGATATGCAGTAGCCATTTAAAAATTCCTAAAAAAGTTAAATTTTACGCTCTGTTGAAGCTTGCACAGATTACACCAGCTGGTAGATGAGTTTCACCAATATATTCTACAATTACGTTTTCTGGATTGGTCCATGAATGATCATCACCTCCAATCCAATCAGAACCATCCCATTTAAGAAATATACCATCCGGATGAATCAGTTTCGCAGAATCTGATGTTTCAGCAGCCACAACCGCACAGTCATAGCTGTCCCACCATTGGTTTTTCAAAACAGTACGTGAAATAAGAAATAATTTCATGTCAAATCCTCAATTAGTTTTGTCTGAGTCTTGAGTTTCATTCAATGCGTCTCGGCGGCCATCCAAAAACCCAGCTACATAACCAATAATTGCTGCACTTAATGCCGTGATTACAAGTTCCAAAAACAATGCATTTGAATGTCTCCTGTTGTGCCGTCATCATAACAGGATTATTGTTTATGTCAATCAATTTCTCGAACATCCCATGCTTGCGGACCCCAGCTGGTATATTTTACTTGAACTTGATTTTGATGTCGAAGACGACCAACAAAATCTTTAGATCTAGCTTCCACAACTTCATTTGATCCAGGATGGATATATGAAATATTATCAAACTGATCCAAACATGTGACGGCCAATTGAGGAGTGTTCAGTTTGATTTTGAACACTGTGGCCATTGCCTGAGATCGTTCCCAATCTGATTGAATGTTCTTATAGAGCTCGTTAAGATCCAGAGGCGCGAATCGCAAAGTATCTTGCCATGGATTGGGTTTGTTGGTTTGATCAACTACTTGAGAAAAATCCATTTTCAAATTTTCCCATTTTAGTGGACCTGCTCCATGGCGAGTGGCATAGCAGCGGGTCACATATACAGGGGTGATTTCTTTTACTCCCAGTTCAGCCGCAGTATGAATTGCACTGAGCAGTCCCGTAATCGACCTAGTCACATGGGGAAATTCACCCATAAGTTCATCCAACCCCAGACCCTGTGCACCTTCAAAAATCACAGGTGTATCTTCCCAAATGTTGAAAGGGTTGAAATTGGGTTGAATCACTTTGAGAGTTTCTAGCATACGTTTGATCATGGCCCATTCTGAATCAACATTCATCAATGGTACAAATTTTTGATATTCGGGGAGATGTTCAAATGGTTCTAGTAGTGGTTTGTAATATTCCTGTACTCGCAAAAGACTGAGAGAACTAGTACCATAACAACAATCATTGAGAACCAACTGCGCTGATGGATCTTGATTTCTAGTTACCGTAGCATTCACACCCAAACCACAGGACCCATGCTTGCTAGTACCTCGACTAATTTCTTGCAATTGATTATATGCAATATCCCAAATTGTGGTGATGATTGCGCTGGGATGAGCCCAAAAATTATAATGATAGGGACCATCAACATGTTGGATTCCCAATGCTTGTAATTGATCCCATTCTTTTAGAAATGCAAATGGATTGACGATAAAATTACTAGATAGATAAGTTCTAGATCCAGCAAGTGTTCCAGATCCAAAGTGACCAAACACATGACGATGTTGATCTGTTACCACAGTGTGTCCAGCTTGAGCTCCGCCATTAACACGAGCAACTAGTGTATTTTTTGGACCTAACTTTCTAGCTAGATAATCAGTAATCAAGCCTTTGCCTTCATCACCATATCCAGCACCAATAACAGCATAGTTCGTCATGACGTCACCTTGAAGTTTCATAGATTATAACATGCCATTGAAATCTGTCAACCTCTCTGTCAGAATGATACAAAAACAATAAATAAAAGCAGCAATCCGGAGAACAACGTGTCTATTGAAGAAATTAGAAAACTTATTGATTTATTAGAATCTGTTGATCAACATCAAGTACTTGGTGAGTCTATTTGGCCAAGTGCGGAAAAACGTACTGCTAAAGAACTTAAAAGGGATGAAGCCAAGCGAAGAAAGCTAACTCCAACAGTAGATGAACAAGCACAGGATTTGTTACCAGCTGTAAAAAAAGCATTTAATTATGTGGTAAATGGTGGAAATAGGCCAGACGGGGTTTATATTCGTATAGAAGAAAATAAAAAAATATCATTTAAACTCAGTGGTGATTATATTACATCTTATGCAACGCCATTTAATATATTATTATGCACCAAACGAAATAATATGTTGGGGTGGGATGCAGATAATAATAAGTTATACTTGTTTGAATACAAAAATATCGGTACGTCTAAGACCCCAATATTCATACCACACACCAGATATGTGGATTTTAAATTTCCCGGAGAATATAATCCGCAGTTACCAGGGGATGTCAAAAAGGCATCCGCTATTTTGAAGACATTATGTGATTCTCCTGAATACAAGGATTTCACAAAATATTATACATATTTCAGCTAGCGAAACAACCAAGCAACTTTTTCATCAATCGACCAGGTTCTAAATTCAGGGCAGGGAGCACTTTTGATCACATGTCGATCAAACAAAGTATCTGGTGAGGGTCGATGTGCGGCCGGGATGCCATCAAGTTCTTTGTTAGTCAGAGGGTGTTGAACCAAGTATCGACGTACCCAAGTGCCGTGGACAAATGCAGCCGGAAACGAATCAATCAGATGGTCAAGCTCAGCCAACCGTTGTCGCATTTCTTGACTGTTTTGCCCTTGCAAACTCTTATGGGAAAAATAATGATGGGCTGCCATACTGGTGGAATTTTTCTCACAATCCAATACCCTCCAAAGCATGGCATTGGCTGCTTCAGTTTGTGAGGGCAGAGAAAAAACCCTGGCATCAAAATGCGGAATATATTCTTGCAGTGCCTGAACTCGACCGTGATAATCGTCACTAGCATCTATTGAATGCATGAATTTAGAACTGGCCATACCAGACAGTACACTAGACATCTTAGTGACTTTGCCTGAAAACCAATCAGGTTTAGCCCAAACTAAACTGATTTCATCGCTTTGAGTGAATCCTGCCAGTGCATGGGTTTGCTCCACAAGGTACTCGGTGGTCTTGACCATGCATGCATGAAAATTGACATCAAATGGTCGTTCTAAATTTTTGGTTAGTTTGGAAAAACTGCGCCCATCTATCCTAGCATACACGGGTAGATCTTCAGGCAATCGAATCTCAGTGTACACTGATTCTAATTCCTTCATTCGATCACCCAGCTCGTCTTTGGATACAGAAACCAAAGGTTTACGATCTTCGTCTAAGAATGTCATTATTAATCTTCTTTGTTTTCATTGTAGAAACTCAATGCTTTACGAAGCCTGGCAATTTCCTCTTCTGCTGCTGCCGCTCTGGCCAAAGCGTTATTGACGGTTTCCATCATGCCACGTCCAGTTCGAGCAAGACTAGAGATTTGGGTTTGCAAACTGTCTACTGTTTCTTGAGAATACAGAGGTTCGATTGGTCCAAAAATCTCAACCAAATTCTTTTCCCAATACTCAACGGTGGTATCGTATTCGGTATACGTATAGTCGCAGACACCAATACCGGGATTGCGGGCTCCAATACGCCAAGCAATGGGATTAACTTCTGACATTTTGCTCTCCAGCAGTTCGTTATACTATTACATAGCAGATTATATTTTATTTGTCAATGCATCGATTGATATATTTTACAATTCCCAAAGGTACCATAATTGGCCAACCAAAAACACAAAGCACGATGGTTTCTGAGTTTACCTTTGTGAACAGTGCTTTTGCTAACATTGCAGTATAAGGTATGAACATGATACTAGCAAAAACACCACAAACCCAATATGCAACAAACTGTTGAATTTCCATTATCGGTCTCCTTCGATGCGATTCAAAATTTCAGTACCGATCCAATACACGCAGACTACCATTACAAATGCTACCTCTCCGGTTGCAAGTGCATCAAATAAAGACTCTGTTGTCATTTGAAATATTTCCTGTGAGTTAAAATGATGCAGAGGTTATCTCTGCATCATTCATAATCAAATTATGCCGTTTGCAATGCGTTAGTAAACGCATATTCCAATTTACTAGCTATTTCAGATTCTGTCAAGACCTGTCGAATGCTAGTGCCTTCAGCAATCTTAATAGTAGCTGTGATAATAGCAGGCAGGTCTTTATGATCCTTCATCCTAATCACATTTGGCCCCAACAGTTCAGTCCAGTTTGCAACCACTAGCCCTGGGTTAGAACGAGCATAGCTACCTTGTTCAGCAACAATATGGAACACATTGTATTTTTGTTGAACCAATTCCAACAGTTCGGCATTTGAATAAACTAGATGTTGTCCTTCTGTACCAAACACCGATTTCAATTGACTGGCCGTAAGAGGTTTAGGTGCCATTTCGTCACCGATAGTAAAGATGTAACCTTTTTTGCCACGTTTTTCGAGACAATCAATTGCAGTCTTAGTAAGAGCAAAATACCACGGTAGGTTATAAGATTCAGTGTTGTTTCCACCACCACCGCTTTCAATCCACATGGTGCGCAATTGTCCAATCAATGGGATTGCTCCTGCTTCAAACTGTGAAACTTGCAAAGGTGCTGAGTCTGAATACACATCACCGATGCCCATAAACATTAGGTGAGGGTCAGTAACAGGACGTTGATCATAGATAGAATTCATGATCTCAGGTAGTTGTGTTTTGGCAATTTCATGTGCCACAAATCCCATGCTACCAGTTACATCCAATCCAATGATAATGGATGTGGACATCGGATTAGCGTCTGAGTCTCTGGATTCACGAATTGTGATCTTGCGTGGATCCAATGCTTGTGGCATGTTGCGACTAGTAAACACTTCATGCTGAGATTTAGTTCCCAGCCCATGCGTGCTTGAATAAGTTCTATAAGTAGTATCGTCAAATCTTGCGTTTCCCATTGTTCTTCTCCTTAGGTTCTAAATGGTGTTTTAGTATTGCTGGATCCAAAAAGGCTATTTCCAGATCCCATCATTTTCTGCATCATCATCATCTGCATCATGCCGGCCATTGGGTTAGCTGTGGTTGCACCATTCATTTGACTCATCAACATTAGTGGCATGATCTTTTCCAAATCCATGTCTCCGCCACCCATCATCATCATGGGCAGCAACATGCCTTGCAGAGATCCCAAGCCATCTGCGCCACTGGGCAGCATGGTAAGCAGACTGCGCACTACCAGCACGCCTGAATCAAACCCAAACATTTGTACTTTGGGCGGAGTCCAGCGACTGGTGGTCCCACTTGGACGAAGCAGCATAAAAGTGGTCTTGCCTTCTGCTGTGGTTTTGATTTCCGTAATCCACCCAGCACCATCTGCGCTGGTATAAATCAGATCACCAACTTTGACAGTTTCCACTGGTGTTGATTGTGCGAATGCCGGAACAGCAAACCCAAAATCATCGAATGGATTGATCACCACAGTGGTGTCTTCGCCTGTGCCTTCAATGGTAGCAATTTCACCATCTCGAGTACGAACACCCAGCTTGCCTGTCATTAGATCCCAAACCACGGAATCTACTTGTCTAAACATGCGTCCCATCAATTTGTCGACGCTCATATTCATCATCTTTGTCATTTTATTTTCCTCTTTGTTTTGAAAGTTAATTTATTATAGTTCTAGTCCTAGTGCAACTCGTTCTTCTCTTGTGAGTTTTGTAAGTGCTGCATTTCGAAGATCATTTGCCAAATGGTTTTTGTGCCATTTGATAAATTCTTCCTTGTCAACACCAGCTTCTTTATAGTCCAATAGTTCATATGCTTTTTCATAGCTACCATACACAATTTTTAGTAGATTCATAGTTGCGCAAAGCACGCGTTGAGTCATCTTGAAGCATTCTTCATCATCGTTATAAAAATTGTTTTTAATATCACATACCATTTTCAAATCCTCTCTATCACTACTTCTGCAAAAATGGCCGGATAGTGGTCATTTGTGGTCGATCCTGTCCATTAACAGGTTCTATTGTTTGGAAATAATTACCCCACCAGGGTCCTCCAGCCCAGTAGGTCCATCCCATCCAAACGTCATTATTGGTGGAATAATAAGTTAGCATTGCAGTCAACCCCGACAAACAGTTGGGATCCGCACTGGCGCCAAACTCACCCACAAATGCTCGGTAATGATTAGCACGTAACCAAGCTGTTGCTGCGGTGAGATTATTGACCACGTCATTTGGGCTCATACAGGTTGTGCCAGTACCTGAGAAATTACCATCCAAATATTCATGCATTTCAATTGCAAAATTATTTGCAGGATCTTGAATGCCAGTAAATCCCGCTGCATTAGTTGCGGTCCAATCATGTGCCCCATCCCATCCGGCTCCGGGAATGAGAATCAAATTATTAGCATTAGCTGCTCTAATAGCTGGGATCACTGCATTAACAGTTGCTCTCCATCCGGATACATTTTGAGAAGCAGGTTCATTCATTAACCCAAACACAACCTGTTTATCTGATGGCCATTGATTGGCCAATTGGGTCCAAAGATTTACAAAAGCTGTGATGGGTACTGCGGCGGATCCAATAGGCTGACCTCGATAGTTTCCAAAATCATGTACGTCAAGAACCACAGTGGCTCCTGAATACTTGATCATAGCCACTGTGGCTTGCAAACGTGCTAGCTCACCTGGATCCAGTGGACCATTAAGTGTGGGTTGAATGCGTTCCCAAAGAAACGGAACTCGAAATACATTGACGCCTTTGCCAACATAATAGGTGACTTCCGCTTGGTTAGGATATGTGTAGTCAAAGAATGGTCTACCAGGTAGTGCTCCACCATTAAATTCCGCACCGGACAAATTAACTCCGGTTAGTGGTACAGGGTTAAATGCAGCTGAGCTTGCAGGTGTTGCAAGTGCAAGACTGGTAGCGGATAAAAGCAGTGCAATAGTGTGTTTCATGGGCGTTTCCTCGTGTGTGTTAATAATGCAATATATTTTTTATCTTGTCACGACATATTATCAAAATTTTTAAACAGCATGACTAAATAATCATGTAATTTAAAAAAGGCTTCTTAATGCATAATTTATGTCCGGTATGTCAATTTCCTAAAAAACATTCTATAGAAAAACCAACAATGCCATCTTTATGGAGTAGAACATGTGGGCAAAAATCATGCATAAAAATTTTAACCCAACAAACTAATTTAGAACAGTTTGGTCATATTTCTAATTTACATCGTAAATTAGAAAATGGAAACACTGTACTTCAAGAAACAATGTTAAATAAATATCAAGTTTTTAATGTTTCTCAAATAGATAGTGTTAAACAGAAAAAACAAGAAACCTGTTTAGAAAATTTTGGAGTACCATGGCCGATGCAATCTGCATTAGTAAAACAAAAATCTGTTGAAACTGTTCTTGAAAAATATGGAGTCACTAATGTTTCTAAATCTCCATCTGTTATTGCAAAAATTAAACAAACTCAAATTGATAAGTATGGTTGTTATTTTATGCAAACCTCTGAAGGAAAAGAGTTGTTAAAAAATATTTGCCGAGAAAAATACGGAGTAGATTGGTATTTTAATTCGGAACATTTCAAAACTCAATTAGAAGCTAGAAACCTTGAACTATTTGGTGTAACTAATCCTTTCTATTCATCTGTGGTACAATCTCAAATAGCTAAAAGAAATGGTAAGGGTAAATCAAAAGAAGAAACTAAATGGTTAGATTCTTTATGCATTGATGAAACCTTTCGACAATATCCGATCACAGGAAAAAGTGGGAAAACATATATGGTTGATGGGTTTGATCCGATTACTAATACTGTTTATGAATGGAATGGTTCTTTTTGGCATGGTAACCCAGATTATTATGATTCGCATATATCACATCCTGTCAAAAAGAACAAAACGTTTGGTGAATTATATGAACAAACTGTTGCTAGAGAACAAGACATGTTAGACGCTGGATACGAACTCATAGCTAAATGGTCAGTATTGTAGAATTTGCGCGACTACGGATTGTATCTAATGTGTCATTTACTAAGAGTTTTCCTTCTTTATAATAATCAATCAACAATTTATGATCCAATCTTCCACCTTTGCTACGTTTCCCATTATCAGTGATCGGACTTTTTACGGTGTCTCTCCATTCATTCCTAACTCGAATAGCAGATGTTTTTTGCGCAAATGAGAAATCATCTCGATTTACATTTTGAAGTAATCCTCCGCCACTACCATAAATTACACATTCTGGAGCATACCCCAATTGCTCAACCATTATGGTAAGCTCTTCAAATGTACGTCGATTGATACCATCTCCTTGAATAATACCAACATTTTTGAGCACTTTATATCCTTTACTATTAATAGTAACGCCAAAGCCTGCTTCCAGCATATTTAAAATACGCGGAATAACTTCGGTGGGTTCACCAGAATCCGGGCGCACTACCCATTTAACGCCGGATTCAACAATGCGGTCTCGATATTCATCGCATAGTAGTTGAACTTCTCGATAAATGTCATACCCGTCCATTACTGCGGAAATAATAGCACCGGGCTTTGCAAACTTTTCAAGCAATCTATCGAAATATTCTCTGGCGCCATCGATTCCATAACTAGTTTCTACAGAATGCTCAGTGGCAACAACTGAATATCCTGCCATATCACAATTATAATATTCTCGGGCTGCTACAAGTGCAACTAAATCATCAGTGCCTCGGAAATATAACAGGTGTGCTAGACCACCAATTTCTGCGGTTTCCCTAGAACTAACACCTCGGCTTGCAAAAGAATGCAAGGAAAATTCCAACATTGTTGGATTATCACTACTCAAATCATAAATCTTTTTTAAGTGTTCATAACTAATTCGATCTAAACTTGCAATAGTTGTTGGATACCAAATACCGCGTTGAAGACTAGTTTCAACAAATGATGCTAACCAAAATAGTCGGGAATCATCACATTCAACAGTAACAATTGGCGTTAAACTGTTAACCAATGTTCCTTCCGGAACACCTCGAATTGTAAATGGAATATATCCATTGTATTTTGATACTAGATATTCCCAATCAGATGTATCAAAAGGCATACCATGCTTGACAGCAATATCTTGTGCAAGTTGAATATTTTCAAACGTAATAGGATTCATTAGATTTTTCTTGATCCACATTTGCAGACCAAAAGGCACAATAATCTGATTGGGTTTTCTTGCTTCGATATACGAAAACATAGCATTAGTGCCTTCTGGATAGGCATATTTATGAGATAGTTTATAGGAATCTGCATCAAGCAGGAAGGAAATAGTATTCAAAATCGTCATGTTCAAGTCTCCCTTGAGGTTTAAGTTTAAAATGTTTATAGTCCAAGAATTTTAGAAATCACATCAAAATGGTCTTCAAAAAAGGGTTCGCTTGTGATTTCACTAAATGGCAACCAAAAAGCAGCATCAGCATCATCAGCGCCTTCAACTTCCGGAAAATTATTAGCAAGCGGACCACGCACATCCGGAAGGTATGTTTGGTCATTGAGTTTAAAGTGAAACACCTTGCTGTATACTCGACCACGATCAGATCTGTGTGGATGGTCTGCGTCAAATGTGGTTGCAATAGATCCTCGCAATACCGGTTCAGGTACCTTGAGTCGAGTTTCTTCACGTAATTCTCGAAGAGCAGCCGACAGCAGAGTTTCATCTGGGTTCACATGCCCACCCGGCATTGCCAACAGACTGTTACCAATTTCACCAGCACGACGAATTACCAACACATGTCCTGATTGAGTTACCAGCGCGTCTGCACAGATTTCCTGAACAGGATATTCTGCGTGTCTCTGTCTGCGTTGTTTGTATTCAACGCTGGATGTAATGTATCTTTGAATCTGATCATATTCATTGTGATCTTCAAATTCCTGCAAAGATTTTAGCACAGCAGGATCCACTCGGTTCTTCAAATAAGACCATTTGCTGTCATTAAGCAACACATTGGTGTCTACACCAAAGTAAGCATTTCGAATATCAGTTGCATTCAGAGGATTGAGAAAACGCACATTCACGTTGCCACATTGTGGGAACAGTTTGAGATAATAGCTGGAGCTGTCTTTGCTGCAACCAATCAAACCGATCTTTCGATTGCGACTGACATTACCAAACTTGGTTTCCATAACTTCCTTGACAATGTTTTGTACTTGTGCAAGCCAAAGCTCGTCTCGATAAGTAAAATCTTCGAGTGGTTGAATCAGCAACTTGCTGTTCGGAACATGTGTAAAGCTATTGCGAATCATGTCTCGACGTTCTGTCCAAGACCAAGGATTGCGTGGATGTCTGGGTCTGTATGCTGAACCAATCAAAACCAAAACTTTTTTGGATTTTTTCAGTGCAATATCAATTACTCGCTTGTGTCCAAGATGGAATGGTTGCATACGACCAATAAACACAAGAAGATCATATTCTTCGTCGTGTAGATTGCCTTCGTAAAGGTCTTCAATTTCAATTATGGGGTTATAGATATCGTCCGAATAGGACGGGGTGTTTTGTGTTTTCATCGTCGAGACTCCCTCGTTACCTTCTATTTATGCTCAATTGCCGATTGTTTGTCAACTAATCTAAAGATTATTTTGATTTTCTTTTTGCATCCAAAGCGTCTCAAATATTTTCAATGATCTAACTTCCAAAGAATTCATTGCAATTCGCCGCCCCTGTTCAATACCAACTTGAATAGCCGCTGCAATAATTACTTCAAGTGCGTCCCGCCCCTGTTCTTCTAAATCATATGCTAGTGATGTTTGAGTGAATTTTGTTTTAATACCATGTGACACATGTAGACTACCGTGTTCATATCCATCATATATGATGTCTTTATCTATATTCTTTCGTTTGAGATCATATGCAAATCTAATAGATTTGATAAAAGGTTTTACCAATTCTTCAAAATCAACCGGTTGATTATCGGCAGGCCAAGTTTTTGTCATTTGTATAACTCGTGTGTTTGAAATTCAATTTTCATCATAAACTTTTGCAAGTTCTTTCATTTTAGTGGGATTACGAAGCTTTGTCAATGCCTTGCTTTCAATCTGTCGAACTCGTTCTCGAGTCACATTAAACTCACGACCAATTTCTTCTAATGTGTATTCATTCTTTGCACCAATTCCGAACCGCATTCGAATCACACGTTCTTCCTTGCTATTCAAACTGTTGAGTACTCTGCCAACCGCTCGGCTTTTGTCAACTGCATTCAGATTCTCAATTACGTTTACGCTGGATTCATCTGAAATCAGTTCACCAATTGTATTTTCAGAATCTTGACTTGCGGGACGATCCAAACTGGTTGGTTCAATAGCTGCTCGCTGTGCTTGTATAATTTTCTCCACTGATAGATTGATTAGTGGTGACAGCTCTTCCGCAGATGGTTCTCGACCAGTCTTATAAACCCAGTCACGAGTTGCCAATTTAATTTTTTTAATATTATCTAGAATGTGTCCAGGAATTCTGATGGTCTTGGTTTGTTCACCCAGTGCTTTCATAATGCCCTGTCGGATCCACCAGGTTGCGTATGTGGAAAAACGATAACCCAATTGCCACTTATATCTTTCAACAGCTTTGATGAGTCCAATATTACCTTCTTGAATTAGATCAAGCAGAATCTGTTGATTATTGTGACTGTATTTCTTAGCAACACTGACCACTAGACGCAAGTTACTGACCACCATCTTTTGAATGGCCGCATCCTTCAAACTGTTCTGCGTCTTAAGTGTTCTGACAATTGACCGAAGTTCTTCACTGGTTAAACCGGTTTGATTGACCAGGGTTTCAATTTCAGCAACTATACCAGCAATTGATTCAGACTGTTCTGTTTGGAATTTTTGCCAGGACAGTGGCAATTGCTTGCTACCAATTTGAGTTTCTGAACCAATGTATTCTTGAATAAAATCAGTTCTAGTGATTCCGGATTTTTGAGCCAGTCGAAGCATCGCACCATCACAGGCCGTGATTTTTTGATTCAATCGAGTAATTTGATCAATTAGAGTTGCAATACTAGCTGAATTAATTGGCAGATCATTAAATTTCTGTACCAGTTCAGCCTTCTTAATCGTATCTAAAAGATATTCTTTTGCCAGAGATTTTACAATTGCTAGATTTTCCGGAGTGATATTTGCATCTTCCAGTTCTAGATCAAACACATCAGTTGGTAAAACAGTTTGTTTTTCAATACCATCAATCCAACCAATTATGGTATTAACTGTGAGTGGGATTGCAAAAAGGGTATCGATAATGATACGCTTACTGTTTTCAATTTGTTGGCTGATTTCAATCTCTTGCTTGTGATTGATCAGCGGCGCCTTCTTCACATCATTAAGATAAAGTTTAATCGGGTCTTGATACCCCGTTGGGTCTTTTTCTTTGGTCACTGTCTTCACTGAACTGAACTCCTACTCTGGCTAGCTCAGATAGATAAGTGAAGTAAAGTCGTTTGTCAACACCTCCCGCGGGAGGTGTTTTTGGCAATGTCAAAATCTTATAAAGCTTGTCACCGGTGATACCATCATAATAAGCGATGATAGATTTCTGTTGCTGAATATAACGTTTGATATCGGCCATGTTGACCATCAAAGTTTTAAAATCATCAACTGACAAAACCACAAAAGTTGGATTATCAGTGCTTTGGACAGTTTTAGCTTGATCTATAAAAGTAGTCATGTTAGCTGCTGTCACAACTTGCCAGTTCACGTCTGTCAATTGAATTGGTTCAGGAGGCGGTGGATGATTAATTACCACAGGTACAGGTTCAGTTGTTACCTTCAATGGGGTGGCACAAGAACTTAATAACAAGCATAATAGGATAATTTTTTTCATTGTTTGGCCGACACGGTTCTTAAATCATTAAAAGCGGAAATTGAAGCCGCGTTTGCTAGATCACTTGCTGCTTTATTGTCTGTTTTAGAAACAGAATTAATAGGCAGTTTGTTGATTTTGGTAGTTGTGGTTTTTACTTCAGCTTCAGCCAATTGCTGTTGGTTTTGTAAATCAGTTAACATGCTAGCTTGTTGAGCTGCTTGCTGTTGTAATGCTGTTATGGTCTTAGTTTGCAAATCGAAACCGGTTTGTAGTTTGGTCTGGTTTTGATTTAGAACTGCTAGGTTATGATCTGTTATTTTATAGTAAATGAAACCAGCAACACCCATTCCCAACAATAAGGTAGATAATACCACAATTATTGTATTTTGCGCATTACTAAAAAAAGAAGTTAAAAATGCCATGTGAGCCTGTTTTTGAATCAATTATATTTATGATCAAAAATCAATTCAATTTTTTTATTTCACGATCATAGATATGATTATAAAGTTCATTGACTTCCAACATTCTAAAATAAGTCTCGGTTGGTAACCCTATTTTCATTTCCAAAAATGATTCCCGGGAAATTTCAGTCACAAGAAATTCACTCCCACAACTACCATCAACTTCAACAATTGCACCATGGCTTATTCCATTATCGGTAAGATGATCTGAAATCAATTCTTCATCGACATAGATTACTCGAACCATTTAAATAGTGTCTTTTTTCAAGGAATCTTTAATAGTCGCGCTTTTTATATGCGCCGTGTTATCTTCATCAATTGTCAAAACTGCTTTTTTAAATTTAATAGACCCTTTGGTATGTGAATTATTTGGTGATTCTTTGGTAGACCAACTCATATTTGATTCTATGTGATTGACATAAAATGTTCGTCCAGCCGTTTTTGCTACCCAGGGCGGAACTGTTTGATCTTCCAAATGTTTCTTATTGAAATGAATCACTAGATCTCGGCAATATATCTTTTCCATATTTCTCTCCTTAATTGGTTGATTGGTCAGACAGAAGGAATCTCAGTCTGAAAACAAACTGAGATTCCAAATTTCTATTTTTTTGAAAGATTATCTAACGCATGTTTATATTTATAGTTGATTTTTTATTCGAAATCAAATCAATCTGCTCGACTATGTGATTCTGCTCGGATACCATGCTGAATAAGAACTGCCACATAAGCGTAGGTAGCAAGTTCCTTGAGTGTCATAGTACCTCAAATCATATAATATCTTAAACTAGTTTAAGATATCACTACTATTATGATTGAGTCTTTGTTTTTTTCCAAGAGAACTATTTGTGCCCTTGTGTGTTTTCTTAGCTAGAGCGCCCAGACCTCTAGCCAAGATATTACGTGCGGCATTAGTATCTGCGTCGCTGTCGTAACCACAATGTACACACACGAAATATTCGCCCCTGCGACTATCTGCATGTACATGCCCACATTCGCTACACATCTGAGATGTATAGGCAGGATTTATCCGAAATACATGAACGTCATGTTCAGCAGCTAACTCCTCAATCCGGTTGTTGATATAACTTAAACACCATGCATGGTTTTTATATCCCCAACTTTTACCTGTTTTCATACCAGTTAAATTTTCGGTAATCAAATAGTCTATTGCATCAAAATTAATGTCGCGTTTCAATGAATAATTAATTTCATTACGTAAAAAATTTCTAGCTCGTTTTTGTGCTTTACTACCATGTTTCTTTGAAGCAACAATATCCATGATTTGATCAATTGGCAATCCCCTTTTGTGTGTGGTTTCCATATGCCCATCATCTCTAGCAATTAACTTTTTACGACCAATATCAATTGCTTGAATCTTAGTTATGTCATTGCTCAAATTGACTGTTTTGTGAAAATAAAATCCCAATGACCCGTCATTATTCACTCGTAACGAATTGGTCTTTAAAACAAATCCCCTGTCAATTAATTTTTTCATATGACGCGTTAACACAAGCGGAATATAAAAATTACCCCGCATGAAGGAAGATATTTTAATCCAATACTCACAAATCTTAGTATCTTTTGATTTTTCTATTGAAATAAATCTTGAATCCAGTTCAATATTAACTGAGTTAATATCAACTTGCAATAGACCCGAATTATATTTTGTCAATATCTCTCGTTGATATTTTTTTAAATTCTCAGAATTCCTAGCTAATTTGACTTTAACTGTAATAGATCTAGCTATTGCTACTGCTTGTTTGGCTAAAACTTGACTCATCCGAGCAGGAAATGGCAATGCTGCAACTATTTCTTTGGGAAGAAAGTTTGGTATTTGATCAAAATCATATATCAACTTGTTGACTAATTTATGTAATTCAAATTTATATAAGTCGAAAGGAGTATTCAAACGTGTTTGTTTCCCTGTATTCGCCAATACGGGATTATAATTACTAATGCGGATATTGTTTTTATTGGGTTTCTTCGCCATTAGTCAATTCCAAAATTAGTTTTTCTTATACAACCAATTACAAAAAGATGTTTATAATTCATCAAAAACTTTATGTTTCCTACTTGTATTTATACTAGAAATATAGTATTGTTTGCAATATGAATGAAAATAAATAATACTTTGTGTCATTGATCCACCTGGATTCCAAACTCGGACGCCGCCTTGATAACTGTCTTTGCGAGCAATTCCAGCTGCCACCAATTCCTTGGCAAACTTGGAATTCGCCGGGCGAATAATTGCCCAGGCAAAACCACAATAAAATGGTTCAGGATTCTTGGCGAGATAGTCGGCTTATGCCTTTTGTGCAGCAGTCCAAGCCATATTGTGAATTTCAATTGCAGTAGGCATCTTGTTGCTCCAACAAATTATTCCTTATCATATAATTCAAAAACCTGTTTGTCAACAGTTGATTTATTTCTCAATCCAATAAATAATTGGGAAAATAGAGATCACCCATGTCAACCACACTTCTTATGAACGCTGACTTTTCTCCACTCAGCATAATTCCACTCAGCACAGTATCTTGGAGAGAAGGCATCAAAATAAGCTTTCTTGATCATGCCAAGACACTTGAGTACTATGACGATTGGTTCGTGCATAGCCCAAGTCGAACCATGCAAGTTCCCAGTGTGATGATCAGCCGGACTTTCATCAAGAAGAAGAATTTCATCAGATTCACTCGCCAAAATCTTTTGATACGAGATAATTTCTCTTGCCAGTATTGTGGCACGATTTTGAACAACAATACACTAACTGTAGATCACGTTATTCCTCGTGTCCGAGGAGGTAAAACTCGCTGGGATAATATTGTCTGTGCATGTAAAAAATGTAACTCTGAAAAGGGACACAAATCAGTGATGAAACCCATGCAGGCTCCATTCAAACCCAGCTATTATGATTTAGTGGGGAATGCACAGAAGTTACCAATCGTGGTTCCTGATGCCAAATGGATCCCCTATTTGAATTGGGATCCTGAAATAATCACGGTTAGACCACCAAACAAAAATAATTTCAATTAAATTATTGACTTGGTCTAGATCAGTCATAAATAATTTGACTTATTTAAGGAGACTTTATGACTGAACAAAACAATACTGATCACTTGATTACACTTGTTGATCTAAAGAATATCATGACTATAATTGATCTCGCTAGTACTCGAGGTGCATTCAAAGCTCTTGAACTTCAGCCCGTTGGTGAATTGTATAATAAAATAGACCGTTTTATACAAATCGCTAATTCTGCCAGTGAATCAAAATCTGAAACCACAACCTAAAAGGAACTCATGACAATTACCACTTTACATGGAATGACCAAACACGTTGGGGTCATTAATAATACTGGAAAAAACGTGGCCGTAATTTATATGCAACTCCCTGATGATCCAGGGCATGCACTGGTTCTTGATACGGATGCACTACCCGATGAATTCAACGATGTACTTCGTCGAATTATTGATAGCCAAGATGGTCAGGATTCAAAAAATCTTGGAGATGTGTTGGGACGTAAAATGTCGCCTGATGGCAGCAATCTAACACTGCTACAAAAATTTCATGCAGCTGGTCGACTGGAACGCAAACCAATTGAACAAATTACTATGACTCCGCGCCGTGGTGTTAATTGGCCACTAAAAGATATTTTAGATGCCATGGCTCAACCTGAAGCAGAAATCATTCCTGGATTTAATGATTTGGATCCAGAAACCCGAGCTGAAATTGCCGCTAATCTTGGTAAGTTCAACATGCATGAAGTAAATCATGAAGCTGAATCAACAAGCTTAAATGCAAGTCAAGCCGCTGAACTTTTGGAAATGGCAAAGATGTTGGAAGCTGATGCTCATAACAAAAGAATTCAAGCATACCGCATGGATCCTTCACTGAAGCCTGCTGAAAAGAAAGCTATTGCTGAAAAGAAGGCAATCGAAGCAGAAGCACCAGCACCACAAAAAATGGTACGTATTGCCAAGACAACTAAAACCAAATCAACTGAACTTCATGCCTCAGCTGATCCCAAGCCACGTGCTAACACGGTTCGCAAAACCAAATAAACTTCATTTAATTAAATGACCAATGATTCTTCATTGGTCATTTTTATGATTAATTGTCAAACTCGGATTCATCAGGTAATTCAATTGGTTGAATATAGAATCGACCAAAATGTTCATCTGCAATGTCACCAATTATTTCATAATTTATTTTTTTCAATTTAGGAGCAAGATATTGTGCTAGTGAATCATAGATGCCAATATGATTACCATCAGCATTAATTTGTATTTGCTTGGGTTTGACTTTGATGATAAAAGAATAAATTCCAGAAACAATTTTTGAAAAAACAGTGAATGCTTTTCTTCCGGCTAATGAATTGATACTGGTATCTCGAATCGATCTACCCTGATACATTCTATCTGCCCAAAATGCAAAAAACCAAATCGATTGACTTGGCCTTGCTCTGTCTTTTTGAAATGCTGCTTGATAAGTGATATTGTCTAATTCGAAAGAAAAGTGATAACGATCTTCAGAATGTTTCACCAATTCAATGGCATTGATTTCAAATAATTCATATAGTTTCATCTGATATTTATCAGACGGCCATGGGCGCTGATATGGCTGGGTGATGTTGATAATTTAAAATTTTGATATCACACATTTTAAAATCATCTATGTCTTTTATGTCGGGATTGAGCCAAAGTTGTGGTAATGGATAGGGTTCTCTAGTCAGTTGTTCTCGAACTTGTTCAATATGATTCTGATATATATGTTCATCTCCCACAGACACTATTAATTCACCCACAGATAAATTACATACTTGAGCAATCATATGGGTAAGCAAAGCATATGATGCATAATTATAGCTTGCGCCTAAAAAGCCATCTTGACTTCTCTGCGTCATCATGCAGCTCAATTTACCATTAGCAACCCACATTTGGAACATGGCATGGCACGGAGGGAGTGCCATTTCTTCTATCTCACCGGGATTATAAGCCACTACCATATGACGACGACTTGCGGGATCTTTTTTAATACCATCAATCAAATTTTTAATTTGATCGATTCGTTCTTGACGATAATTAAACCATTGTCTCCACTGAACCGGATATATACGCCCAGTATCACCATCAAATCTGGCGTTGGGTTTCCAATAATCGGCTTGTGCGTTTGCTGTCCAAATAGTGGTTTTATTGGTTAGTTCTTGTCTAGGCTTTTCATAACGGATTTCTGCCAATCGTCGTTCGTCTGAACTACCTTCTAAAAACCAAAGTAGCTCACTTACAATACTACCCCACAACATTTTCTTTGTAGTAACTAGTGGGAAACCCTCTGATAAATCAAATCGAATTTGTCTACCAAATACCGATAGTGTACCAACCCCAGTTCTATCCATACGATAGACACCATTATCCAATATATATTTGAGCTCATCGTGATATTGTTTCATTCTTTCTTGTCCAGACTTGGTATTGCTTATTTTCCAGTAATTGAGTGTCAGTTTGTTTGAAATGTTTTAGATAGGCCATCATATCTAAACTAACATCACAATCATACATATTATTGAACACTGTAAGTTGAATGTCATTAATTATTGGATGCGCTAGTTCTAATACCTGTTTACCTCCAATGAAGTAAATTTCTTTGTCAGGATGCTCATCATGCAGAGTAACAATTGATTCAAAAAAATCACTGGGAGTAATGATAGCATCTGGTTTTACATTATCCATTGTTTCCCAACATGGACATCTACTTACAACAATGTTCATTCGGTTTGGAAGAGGTTTTCTAGAACCCAATGAATCCCAAGTCTTGCGTCCCATAACGATAATATTGTCTGTTGTGATCTGTTTGAATCTCCGTAAATCTTCTGAATCATTTGGCCAAGGCAATGCGCCATTGTTTCCCAGTCCTCCTCGAACATCAACTGCAAATATGGCATGATGCTTTTTAGAAAAGTATATGTTTGGCATTGGATTTATTTTGAAGCAGTCTTTTTTGTTTTTTTAGAAGGCGCGGTTTCTATTTGCATGGTATCCATTTCTTCCAACAATTTTTTGCTCCAACGATTCACATCTCGTTTGATTCTATTAAAATCAATTCTAAGCCTGCAACTTACAATAGAGTTTGGTGGTATTTCATGATTTTTTTCAGATTCCAACAAATCAGTGAATTCTTCTGGACTTATTGTATATTTGTCTCCAGTATTAGTAATTACTTGTACTTCTCGAATATATTTTGCGGGAGGATTATTTTCAATTACCAAGGAGTCAAATATGTCTTTCCAAACTGGATCATTTATATATCGTGACATGGTTGTTCTCCTATTTTACACTAACTATTTATCTATTTTTCTTTTATTCAACTGAAGATCCCGGCGCAATTGGCCAAACAATTTTCGTGGGATCTGGATAAGTAACTAATATATTTCTAATAGATTGTCGATATGTAGCCCATGCTGTTTTGTTTATTGTGTTAGGCACATCAGGCAATTGTGTCCAGTCTGATTGAGACAAAATGTTATTTCTCATGTTTCGTGCTTGTTCTACTGTCAATGCTGGTTGAACTGGTTTTTGAGTTATTGGTTGACCATTGGTACCCATGACAATGACATTACCGGTTGATTGATCATCTATCAAGTGTTGATAATAATCATCTGCCAGTTCAATTACATCATCGGGCATTGAATCATGAATATCATCAGTATAAAATCCTTTGGTAGTTGGTGAATAAAAATATGTCATAAATTCTCCGATAATTATCTAAAATCACTATAATCACTTGCTGACTCAACTTGCAATATTACATTGTTAGTTGACACTACTGCTGAATCTGATATACGTCGTATATTGATTCTCAAATTAACTTCGCGATAACGATCCACATTTCTACCAGCTGCCACAAACAAACTGTATGATATGGCACTAGCTGATCCCAAATTATACCAAGTATCAGGCTGGTAAGTACCATATAAAGAATTTATAGTGGCACCTGTTTCAGTAGTACTGGTCACAATTTGTGCTTGTATTTGGTAATTCGCAGCATTATCCCCAGTGGGATTCCATTCATTAGTATATACCGTTTCTGAACCAGTGTCACCAGAATCTCTCACTATCACTGATCCAGCGGGATAACTGGAATATCCTGAATTTACGTATATAATACTGGATTGCGCATTGCCAGGCCAAGTTACAAATGAATAAACCAAGTGTGGTGCTAGAACCACGGGCATTGGGCCGTCACTTCCACCGCCCCCGCCACCACCGCCGCCGCCTGATGACACTGAATTCCAAGCTGACCCATCCCATGCACCCATGTCACTAGCAACCCATGATGTACCATTCCAAACATAAAGCTGTGCAGTATGCCATGAACCAGTGCCAGAATTAGTAGAGTAATTAATTTGTGCCATTAGTATCCAACTGCAATATATGTATATGGACGCAATCCATAAGATGACGTCTGAGCATAGTGTGTTTGTACTCCACATCCTGAATTACTTAATCCAAAATACTGTATCACAACCATAGCGCCACTAGTGTTACAAGTTGCTGTTACAGAAAACACAGTATTTGGGAATGTGATTGGAAAAGTGATAGTACCATTACCACCACCATCCGTAGTCCCTTGACCCCATTGAATGATGCAGCCACCAGGTAATGTAACATAACCATTACCGGTCAATGATTGAGCACCGCCTCCGCTGCCTGATGTATTGATCCAAATGTCACCAGCAGCACTGGCAGTGGGAGTAGATCCCGTAATGAATACTTGCCCTCCGGAAGTATAGCCAGCAGTAACATTTCTCAATACCGGACTATTAGCTGTGGTTACGATACTAGTAGTATCTGAACTACTAATACTAGCTGAACCAGATACTGCACCTGCCAACGCAATGGTTTTTCCAGTTATATATCCTTTGACAGCATATTGGGTGGGTGCAGTTGTGTGATCATAGCTAGCATTGACATGTGTTAGTGAAGGATCGTCGCTGACTTCCTGCAATTGAACTCCAGCTACGACGCCATTCCTAGAAAATGGACCAATTTCACTAATACCACTCAAATTAATATTATTGGCGTTTAGTGTGATTGTACCAGTAGCAAAATCCACCCCAAAATAAGGACCAACTGAAAAATTACCAGTATTGTCAATTGTCACATAGTAGACTTTACCAGGATAATCTGAAATAGTCTTTTGCGTTAAATCTGGCACACCACCATAGGCTGGCAATGCATTAAATGTGACTCCAGATCCAGGATATTCTAACGCCAAACTACCAGTACTGATGTAACTCACATTATAAAATGCAACGGTTGTTCCAGAGCTGACACTTACGATTGCTGGTTGAATTTGCACATCATAAGTTGTACCACTTACCAGTGTGGCTGCAATCACATTATAAAACACGCTATTGATTAATGCACTGGTACCATTTTGCGGTTTGTTAGAAAGTCCACTAATTCTCAACACGTTTGGAGATTGTAAGATAACCGTTCCTGTTGCGCTTGTACCAGATCCAGCAGCAAAACTTACTGAAGGAACTGATGTATAATTCGATCCACTGGTGTTCATTTGAACAGTGCTGACGCCACCCAGATTTACTATTGCGTTGCCTGATGCTCCAGAACCGCCGCCGCCACTGAATGAAACCGGGAAATTAGCAGAATATCCTGATCCAGCAACATCAATCCTGACACCAGCCACCGTGGAATTGTATGTATTTGCTACTGTACCGGAAGCATATGCCACGGGGTAATATCCACTTGCTCTAATTCCCTGTGTTCCAAAATCCACCACACTATTGGAAATATTGGCTACACCTCCAGATCTAGCCCAAAATCCCACGCTGGAGAAAGTAGTAAAGCAACTGACGAACTGTGCATAACCTTTATTGATAATCAAATGCCCAATACCACCTTGGTTAATTTGGGTATAACTATCACATACCATACTGGTTATAACAGACGCATTACTTAATACTTGTCCATCAATTCTAGTACCGGATCCTGCCCCATTGGGATTGACCGCAGTAAATCCAGAACCAGGCGCTGAAATATTATATGGTGGTAGAGTAGTAATCAATTTACCTGTAGTATCATATGGGCCAGTAATACTAGAACAATTCTGTATATATGGAGATACCGTAATAGTTAATGGAGTTGGTGGAGGAACACTAACCGTTGGTACGAAGGAATATTTACTACCACTATTAGTTATTGTAAAACTACCGATTATATTTGCTACGACGGTGGCTATTGCTGTTGCTCCTACACCCGTAACATCACTTATTGTAACAAATGCTCCAGTACCAGTGGTATATCCAGACCCAGGAGTTACTACATTGATTGCAGTAATAACACCACCTACGGTACGTACCGTCAACACTGCATCATCTGATGTTATACTTCCACTAGCAGTAGCAGTTGGACTAGTGTATCCAGATCCTCCGGAGGTCACTGTGACTACTTGAATACCAGTTACCAAGTTAGCAGTTGCAGTAGCTTGTACTCCGGTTAAATCTACCGGAGGTTCAATGAATACCGCGGGAGCAACTGAATAGCTGCCCGGTGACCAAGCCGCAGATATTGAACTTACGATACCTGATCCCGTTACCAAGTTACCACTCATTGTTGGCAAACCAATTGCACAACGGAATGCCACAGCAGCAGCAGGCGCTTGATGATCCCTAACAGTAAACCCATAAAAGTAGGTTGCCGAATCAGTATGGAACACATCTAATTGCGGATATAGTGGACGAACCGTAACTCGGCGCAGGTTATCTCCCACTATACTGACTCTAGCTGGAACATAAAGCGGATTAGCTTCGGTGTAATCACCACTGGCCAATATGATTGTGTCGCCAGCTGCCACAGCGGCTAATGCTGCTTTTATTGTTCGATAGGGTTTGTTGACTGTGCCATTATTAGCATCATTACCGGCGGTGGAAACATAAAGTCTATTAGATACCGTGGCATCTGCACTGTACAGTGGTACTTGTCGTATTGGAGTTCCGCCAGAACTGTTTGTAAAATAAAAATCTACTCCATCAAATTCCACAGCTCCCAATTGAGGTGTGGCAGTTAATGTGCCAATTTGATAAGTCATTGGTGCTGTATTTGCAGTACCACCACCTATTGTTACTGGACCAGAAAACAGAGATTTTCCTGAAACAGCCAATTGGTTACTGGTTGGGGCAGTATTGATCCCCAACTGATTAAATTGTGCTCTATTACTGTATATGTTTGCAAAACGTTGTGAAGTAGATCCCAAATTTCTAGTATTATCAGAATCTGGCAAGTTATTTTGATTACTCTTAAATAAAGTGGAATCACCAATAATTGTTGTACCAGAAACAGTGCTTTTGAAATTAATACCAGGATAAATTTTATTGTCATTGGCAATGCCCGTAAACCCAGCTACAACCGGGTTTGGTAAAAATGCGGCATCCTTGCTTATAATAGCAAACAATGTTCCACCAATCACTACTCGCCATACCTGATGACTTGTTCCTCCAGCATCAATTAACAAAACTGCATCAATTACACTGTGAGTTGGAACAGAAGTCGCAATAGGATCTGTGTTAACTGCTGATCCTTCGGGACCAACGAGTAACCAACTAGAGCCATTCCAAATATTCAGCTGTTGGTTTATAGTATCATACCAAAGAGACCCTGGACTGTTACCTGATGTTGGAGCAGTGGCTTGACTTATGACGCCACCAGTAGTTGCCCAAGCAGAACCATTCCAAACTTTTAGAAGCAATATGTTAGTATCATACCAAAGTTGTCCAACTAGTGGATTTTCAGGAGCTGTCAATCCTCCAAAATTTTCAAGTATCCAAATCAAACCTTCCATTACGGTTTCACCATAGGGTTGATAGGATTTACCAGGTATTTTTATTGAAGCATGACTTGCATCTACCGTTCCATCTGCTACTTGTGTTAATAGTGTACCATCGAATTTAAATATATTGGTTGCCATTCAGTCTACCATTTTTGAGTTGTCAATTATTTATCAATCGGTGATCTATTGGATAAATAGTTGAAAGAGAGCAAAGACATGAGTGAATTCCAAGGCGAATATTATACCCAATCAGACGATAATTATGAAATGGCAAATATAAAAGATACTAGAAAGCCACGACTTACGTTAAAACATTTGAATAAACTTAAAAAAATGCGTGAAGCACAGGATTTAGAAAATCTAATTCGCGCAGATTTTTTGGAAATTATATATGGTACCCCACCTGAAAATACAGGAGGATTTTAATGTCTTATAATTTAACCAAATCGAATGGTACACCATTTCTAGTTATTGCTGATTCAACGACCGACAATACTTCCACCAGTTTGACACTTGTTGGAAAAAATTCAGTTAATTTCGGACTAGCAGTCAACCAAAATTTTATCAACATGATGCAAAATTTTGCAAACAATACAAGTCCCGTCAAACCATTAGTAGGGCAGCTTTGGTATGACATGGTGTCCCAACAATTAAAAATTTATTCTGGTACCAATTGGCAAGCTTTAGTACCAAGTTGGGATGGTATTGCAGGCACGATTGTTACTATAGCAAATAATGTTGAAATAACTTGTATTTTGAGTCAAGGTATTATTGTTGCAGTTGTGAGCCACCAATCAATTGATCGGGCTGATTTACAAACATCCATCGTGTTAAATGGTATTACTTATGACTTTGGTGCTAGATTCCCTAATGGTATTAAACCTGGGTTCACATTAGCAACTGACACAAATGGTTATCAACTAGTTGGATCAGCAAGTTCAGCAACCCAATGGACCAAACCTGTTACTGCTACATTCAATGGTGCAATAACTGGTACAATGACCATACAAGGTGGATCAAATATCACAGTCGCAACCAGTCTACCCAACCACTGGACTCCAAATACTTATACCAAAGTTATAGTATCAGGCAATGGATTGGTAACTGGAGGCAATGTAACTTTAAATAGTTCTGATATTACAACTGCATTGACATATGTTCCTGTAAGCAATGTTGCAATAACCGGCTCTATTACAGGAAATGCAGTTGTTGATTCAAATGGTCTAGCCACTATTATAACACAAAGCACTGGTATGGTCAATGTGGGGGATATTATACTCACAACAAATAGTTCAATCCCAGCTGGATGGGCAGTATGTAATGGACAAACAGTATCAACGCCAACTGGTTCTGTTGTCACACCAAATCTTGCCAACGTTGTAGTTGGTTCTACTCGGTATATAATGCGAACATATTGAAAAAGCGCATTTTTAAAGCGTTTTTTACAATGTTTTCAATATAGTCATAAATAGTGTTTGAGTCTGTAACACTATTTAAAGGAGACGCAAATGAGTAAAGGTAAACTAGAACAAGTTCTAGAATATTTGATGAATGACCAAGAAGATCAAGCCAAAGCTTTGATACATGAAATATTTCTAGAAAAAGCTCGTGCAATTCATGAATCCATGATGGAAGATGAAGACGAAATGGGCGGCGATGAAGAAGATGATTTCAAAAAGGACATCAAAGCTGGTGGTCATTCAGATGCTACTGAAGAGTTTGAAGAATTTGACGACGAAATTGAAAATGAAGAAATCAATATGGAATCCGAAGAAGATGATGAATTCTATTCAGATGATGAATCAGCTGATATGGATGATGGCATGGAAATGGATTCTGATGACATGGAGATGTCAGATGAAGACGGAGACATGGATGGTGAATATGGCGAAATCAACGACAAGATCGAGGATTTGGAACTTGCGCTTGATGCACTAAAGGCAGCATTCTCAGACATCAATGATGCCGACGAGGATGACATGACAGATGTCGACATGGCTGATAATGATGAAGACGAAGAAGTTGAGCATTCAGAAATGGATGACGATGAATTTGAAGACATGCTGGAAAGCTTAAACCTAGAAGTCTATGACGCTGACATCTACAAAAGCGGTAAAGCTGTTGGTGAAATCGGCGCTGGTAAATATGCCAAAGTCAAAGGCACAAGCGAAAGTCCTGTTCCAAAATCACAAACCAGCCGCAATGGTGCTGGTCCAGTGAAATTTGATCGTGGTTCCAAAGTAACAGGATATCCTGAATGGGAAGACAAGGTTGGTTACGACAAAGCTGTTGCCAAAGAACTGAAGCACGGTGGTGATAACCGTCGTAAACGTGCAGAATCTGGTATGGAAGACCTCGAAGGCGCAAAGTATGGCCAAACAAAGAAAATGGGTTCTAAGATTGAATCCACCAAGTCTGAATTTGGTATTAAAGACCATTCAGCTTCACCATTTACAAAAACCCGTAAAATGTAATTATTGAAGAAGATTAATTAAATTAATGAGCAGGAGTTTTCCTGCTCATTTTTTTCATAATTCTACACGCCATAAACCAGCGGCAACAGTCTTGGGAACCACATTTGCCCAATAATCATCAAACTCTAAAATATTACTGTTGAATAAATTTTTCACATAATGTTTGCCGGTCGCAGCTGATGAATTAAAACTGATCACCCAAGATGTACCATTATATTCAATTATATCATTTTCTGAAGCAGCGATTTGCCAATTTTGATTATTTACTTGTATTGATTCCAACAACAAGTATCTCTGCCCTAATGAAGCAATTGCCAATCCAGTACCTGGTATTACTTTATTGGGATCAATCACTGACAATACCGGATTCAAATTAGTGGCGGGAAGACTCGTGGGATTAATATTCCATGTCAATTTATTTTGATCAACAGCATCAATATCTATCCAACCTTCAATTTGGTAATCAGATTGAACTACATCAACCGCATCTAATATTTTAACTTTGCTGGCGGCCGCAGAGTATTGTTGATAAGTTTTCATATTACCATATGCCAACAATGTTCTATACCAAGAAATGGTTCCTCCGGGATAAACACCTGTAGATAATCCTAGGCTACTCAAAGGCGCTCCTAATCCATCTACAAATTGATTGTCTCCGCCAGTTGAATTAATGAAACATATTTTATTACCAACTTGATTTACTGAAAACAACGTGTTAACCAAACTAGCATTGAATGATTTAATTACAGCTTCAATGTCAGTCGATGAAACTGTAAGTGTGATACCATTAAATTCAAAACTAGTTCCTATCACTAATAGTGGATTCAATTTGGAAAATGTCCAGGTTGGTAATTGGCCAGGATCAGTTGGATCTCCATTTGATGTAATTGATAATGAATATACCAGTGATGAAATTTGACTAATAACCAGTGAATAATCACCAGGTGTGACCACGGTTTGATGCAGAAATTCAGTGGTATCCCATTCCATGTTATTTGGATCAAAGGTGCCTTCTGATATGTTGACAATTATTTCTTCAATCAATTTTTGTGTTTTTATTTTGGCTGGAGGATTCAACCAAATTGGCACCTTAAATTTCAACGTTGATATGTCAATTGGCGTTTCTGTTCCCTGCGGAATAGTAACACTTGTCCAAGATATGGAATCAGTTAGTTCAATACTAGACAACATGGTCCAATCCAGTGGATTCATGCTGGTTTGAAAATCAATACGTGGGTTATACAATACTAATATTTGTTCCAGAAGTTGTTCTTTGATGTCAATATTATTAGTCCATATGCTGACATCAAAAGTCAAGTCATAAGGGACCGGCATATATTTTTCAATAGTATATCGATTGCCTATTTGACTGGTATATCTCTGTTGTTCTTCATCATAGTATCGTTCATTTACTTGAGTAGTTTCCACAAATGTTGGGTTTTGCCGACGTTCACCACTCATTGAAAAATTTTCAATATAACAAGTTATGAATGGACAAGTAAGCATTGTATTTTCACTATTGCCTTTTATAATAGATGCTGCAATACGAGTTTGTTCTCCATATCGACAAGGGACACGTCGCAATTCTGGGTTCGGTCCATTAGCACCAAACTGAACACTGAAATTACTGAATGCTCTAACAAACTGTAGCCTATATTGTCTTATTTGTGAATTATACCAAAAATCCATTTCACGCTTTCAATATGGTTAGAAATTCTTTATAATTGGCTTCTCGTTCATCTTCTCCCAGATAACCACCATTAATTCTGCGAGTTACTTCCCGGAAGTTTGCATGATCTACCAAATCATTTAAATGGCGTGTCGTCCAAAACCAGCATGCTATTTCAACTGCCGTAACTTTATCAAGAGCTAGATCTGGATTATCAACCAATCGGTTATCATGAAATAAAAATTGACTTGCAGATTGATAATTTGCCTTGCCTGTAATTTGAATAATGCCTCGACCTCTATATCGCCATCCATCGCCAGATTCTGGAGCTCCATTTCCCAGTCGACTAGCATATATACTGTTTGCAATCTTTTCTGGCTGTCGGGCTATTGATAGAGCAGAAGTTACTGTGGGAAAACGATTTGGAAAAGTTTTAGCCAGTCCGGCGGCACTATAATTCAAATTTTCTAACAGAACCGTATAGTTTGAGCTTTCATGCGCAGTTTGTGCAAAAAATTCAGCAACTTGTTCAACCGTAACAATGTTATATTTTGGCAATACAGTTGACAATGCATCAAACCAAGCTGGTATTTCATGATTGTTATGTAAAATTTTTGCTAATTTATCTTGAGTAAAATTAAATGTAAATGTCATGTGATTCCCTTATATAATGTCTGGATCCAGTTTTGGCTTAACCGCAGTTCGAATGTTTTGTTTTTCTGGGTGCGTTGTGTCATCTGTGTAAGTAGTTATCGAATCATTATTAATGAAAGTAATTAAAGTTTCATTTGTTGGTACCCAAGGCTGGCGATAGTCAATCTTGATTCTTTTCCACCGTTTGTCAGTCTTCTTATATAATATCGGGGGTTGATAATCCGTTCTTAGGAAGTAACTGCCAATTGCAGCATCCGGAAATGATTCACCTGAATCAACAGGTTTACTGCCATTTGGCGGAATACCATCTCCGGCCCAGATGGATTCTGGTTTGTCTAAATCTGCCGGCAATACATATAAATGTGCTGGTTGAAACGTTCTGAATTGCACTTGGTTTTCTGCTTCGGCAACAATTGCATCAGAAATTGCCAGTTCTTTATTATAGGTTGATAAAATGTCTGCCAACGTAGAAGGACCATTACCAGTTTTAATTGGGTCTCCATTTGTGTCAGTGGGGGGTAAATTCAAAATGTTTCTATATTCTTGCGTATCTGAGATGGGTTGACACCTAACTCGCCAAATATGACTTAGCCAATTGGGATCCCATCCTTCTGCTGGACGAGTTCCTTCATCAACCACGTAAAATTTGGATACTGCAATATCAGATCCCAACACCAAATCATCACGTAAATGAATTACTTCAATCACATCACCCATCATCAATTTTCTACCAATCTGATTGACCATGTCATTTAAGTGAAATGTAATAGATAGAGTATCATTCGTAATTGTCATACCAGCTAAGGTAAGTCCAAAATCATTGTCTGTAATTTGATAGTGTCCCATTAGTGAATAAATGTCAGGATCATATGTTCTGTCACGTATTTCCATGTTAAGAACATCTTGTATATCCAACTCTGGAATAATCGATTGACTAGTTGCTGTATTTGTTAATGTCGCATCACCATTTGCAGTCTGTGTTTCTGGACCCAAATATTTGTGAATCCAAAATTCTACTCCACCGCGACGGTATTGTTCAGACACAATTCGATCCACAAATTTATAGTCCTTGGATTTTTTACCAAGTCCCTTCCAAAGGGTAAATTTAGACATTGACTTTTCTTTCAAACATGCATATGATATTTATGCAGAAATTTGAAAGGTATATCTCGTGTTCCCATTTAAAAAGCCCCGACATCTAGATGATGTGATTCTAGTGATTGGACTTGCGCCACAGGTTGGGGCAATTGTGTTTTTCGCTTATCTTTATTTGACAGGAAAAATCTAATTTGATATAAATAAAATATGCTGGGTTCCAGCATATTTTTAGGAGATATAATTATGTCATTATCAGATATTTTCCGTGCTTATAATCATGCTTGTGTCACTCACAACAAGGAAGATGAAAAGAAATGGTACTTGGAAATTTTGAAACTCAGCCTTCGTCGAGAACCAACTCAACGTGCTCGTTGATTTTTTGACTTGACAAACTGACTTTAGACGTTTATCCTTGTTGAAATCCTAGATAGGGATTTCCGATAGAGAGAGAAAACAATGAACAACCAAGATCTAAAACGTGATTTTGAAAACATTCTAACTGAAGTTCGGCTTGGAGAAATTGATAGCACGATTGGGCGAGTAATTATCGAAGCTGAAAAATATATTAGATATCTAGAAGATTTTGAAACTCGCGCTCGCAAGTTTGAAGCTGTTCTAGAAAAGATGGCAGCAACCAATGATCCAGAAATCAACAAGGTTCTGGAGACATATTTCAAGGAATTTGAAGCATGACCAAATCTCACACCAAGTTTTTCCTAGTACTTGCAGGAGCAATTGCTATCGCGAGTACATCGATGACGCCTGCTTGGGCTCGTTTTTCTAGCAGCACTTATCACAGTAGCTCTAATTCATACCACAGTAATTCTAGTTCTAGTTCAACAAGTCGATATTCCAGTCCACGCTATTCTAGTTCAAATTACAAGTCTTCACCAGTAACCACCACAAAGTATACCAGTTCTGGATATGTTTCCAGCGGATCAATTACCGCTAGTCGACCAATCCAGACCGCTCCAAATTATGCGAATCGATCCACATATAATGCACCAACAACTACGTATGTGCATCATGACTCTGGGATTCTAGGCAACCCATTCTTTTGGATGTGGGCCATGGATCGTCATCAACAGCCTGTTTATGTGAATGGGGCGCAGCCTGCGGTTCAACAGGGCGCTACAGCAGACTATAGTTCACCGAATCCAATTGGTGCATTTTTTGGATGGTTGATCCAGCTAGCTATCCTTGTGGGAATTGGTTGGGCAATTTGGTATTTCTTTTTCCGAAAGAAATTTTAAAAATATATAATCTCGATGATCTATTCCAAAAAAGAATTTATTGGTCACTTGATCAAACAATACCCCGGACAGGTCCGGACATTGGGACAAAAATTTCTCAATAAGTGGCCTGTCTGGGAATTTGTTTTGGTTCATCATTTAACCCATTTGAAATGGCGTGTAGATCAAGAAAATTGGATAGAAAATCTCTGTGATCGAGTATCCAATGACGTTGAATTCAATATCAGTACTGGATACAAGGATAATTGGCGAATTATCTATTTGACCTTTCATTCCAGGGAAGAGGCTTTTGAATTTCAAATGACTTATCTATGAAAGTCAGATTAGTTGCTGACAAAATAAATCGCGATCATTCAACCAAATGGATGTATTCAATTTGGTGGCAAAATTTTTCAAAACATGATAAATTTCAAAAACAGTCAGAAACAAGACTCAATTCATATCCACATATAGATGTTGATTCATATAGACAAGACTACAAAAATACTGCTAATGACTTGTTAAAATCATTCAATGGGGCATATAATTATACAGACAGTGAATTTATTTTGGAATTTGAATCCGAAGAAGATTTCCTTGAATTTAAAATGACATGGAGTTGAAATTGGAAATTATTGGTCCATTTGATTTTCAAGAATATGATGCACATCAAATTGATTGCATCATCAGCAAATACCATCCATCCAATGATCGTTCAATCAAGCTACTAAATTTATTAAAATCGGCAACTGAAACTTCAACTGAAACCGCAACTGAACAAATTGAGAAACGACAACAAAGTCGACGTCAACTGCTTTTTGATGAACAAATGCATATATGGACAAACGTTGAACGACCTCATATAATTTTGGGAATAGAAAAATTATTTGAAACACGGATACGACAGCCATTCCATTTTATGCATATTGAAAGGCAACACAGCTATTCAACTCGAGATCACTCAAGCGTCATTGGGGTTGTTAATGGATTGGCTGATTTTGAGAAAACCAGTTATGTTTATCCCAAAGTTCAAAGAGTTACCTGGGGCATATTCTTAGCAGATAAACCTGAATTAGAAGAGTTGAAGCAAGAAATCATACTTGAATGGAAATTCAATCAATAATTTTTCAATAGACTCTTGACAATACAATTGCTTATAAACATATGAAGCGCTGAACGGCATTAGGTGCGTTCAAAAATCAAATCTTGCTTTTAAAGGAGAACATATGACTACAATTGGTATTGACTTGGGCACAGGGAATTCCTGTGTTGCTGTGATTGAAGACGGTAAAGCACGAGTAATTGAAAATTCAGAGGGTGCTAGAACAACTCCTTCAGTTGTCGCGTTTACAGATTCTGAAATACTCATCGGACAGCCCGCTAAACGACAAGCAGCAACGAATCCTGCTAGAACAATTCACGCTGCTAAAAGACTTATTGGCCGCAGTTTTGCAGACAAAACATTAAAAAATACTGTCAACATCCTACCCTATAAAGTAGTAAAGAACAAAAATGGCGATGCTGCCATTTCAGTAGATGACAAAGTTTTGAGTCCCGAAGAAATTTCTGCAAAAGTACTCATTAAAATGAAGGAAACTGCTGAAGAATATTTGGGCAAAAAAGTAACTGATGCTGTTATTACATGCCCAGCTTATTTCAATGATGCACAGCGACAAGCTACTAAGGCCGCTGGGCAAATTGCCGGTCTAAATGTGCTCCGAGTAATTAATGAACCAACCGCTGCCAGCTTAGCATTTGGTTTAGATGGCAAAAAGTCAGGAAAATATGTTGTCTGGGACGCTGGTTCTGGAACATTTGACGTAAGCGTCATGGATATTTCAGATGGTGTTTTTGAAGTTCTCAGTACCAACGGTGATGTTACACTTGGCGGTGAAGATATCGACCATCTAATTGTGGAATGGGCTATCAAAGAATTTGCAAAAGATAATTCTATTGATCTCAAAAAGGATGCCATGGCCCTGCAACGAGTTCGTGATGCTGCTGAAAAAGCCAAAATTGAACTCAGTTCAACTCTTCAAACTGAAATCAACCTACCCTATATTTCAGCTGATGCTACTGGACCCAAGCATATGGTACTTAAACTGAATCGAGCTACTCTGGAAAACATGATTCAGCCACTTGTCGCTCGCATGATTGAACCCGCTAAAAAAGCACTCAAAGATTCTGGACTTGATGTTGGACAAATTGATGAAATCATCATGGTCGGTGGTACTACTCGTATCCCGGCAGTGCGTGAAGCTGTTAAAACATTGTTTGGTAAGGAACCCAACTATTCAGTCAATCCCGACGAAGCTGTTGCTATTGGTGCTGCCATCCAGGGATCAATTCTAAAGGGTGATATTAAAGACGTTCTACTCCTGGATGTTACACCACTTACACTGGGAATTGAAACTCAGGGAGGGGTGTTTACGCCTCTGATTGAACGCAACACCACTATCCCAATCAAGAAGCAACAAACCTTCTCAACTGCAACTGACAATCAACCAGCTGTTACTATACGAGTATTCCAAGGAGAACGTCAGTTTGCAAACGACAACAAACTGCTGGGACAGTTTGATCTAACTGATATTCCTCCAGCTCCGCGTGGAGTTCCACAAATTGAAGTAGCATTTGACATTGATGCTTCTGGCATTGTCAGTGTTTCTGCAAAGGATCTGGCAACCAATAAAAGTCATGCCATTAAGATACAGGACAATGGCGGCCTGTCAGAAGATGATATTAAGCGTATGATTGCAGAAGCTGAAGCTCATGCTGCTGAAGATGCTGCTAGAAAAGAACTAGTAAATGCAAAAAATACAGCAGAAATGATCATCAACTCCACTGAAAAATCACTAAAAGAAGTGGGTGACAAACTAGCTGAAACTGATCGCCTGGACATTGAAGCTGCTATTGCGGCTTTAAAAACAGAACTTGAATCGGATAATCTAGTAGCGATTCAGGAAGCACAACAAACAGTCTTGGCTCGATCACAAAAGATTGGTGAAGTAATGTATGCTGAAACCAAGTCTGCTGATTCAGTACAAGATGCTGAATTCACCGAAGTTAACTGATTGACTTTCCCAGTCGATCCAAATATTATTCAGTCCACAAAAGAAAGATAATATGATGGGTCGACTGGGAACTCCCTGTAAATGGATCAGCAGTGCTGAGGATATTAATGGCATCGCCAAAGATTCTCCCACTAAAAAATTCAATACACAGACCACAACAATCACATGGCTGAACAACAATCCCGACAAAGCTGAACAGAGATTGTTAGACATTGCACTAGCAAATATCACAGCCCTCAAATTACTAGCTGCAGAAGTTGCTGCTCAACCTGCCATTATGCATATGCTGCGAATGGGATCTGATATACTGCCTGCATACACAGAAAATTCCTGGAGTTGGTTTTGGCAACAAGCAGATATTAAAAAATTGCTAGAGCAACAATTTGCTGAATTAGGTGAAATACTTCAAAAAAACTCAATCAAATCAAGCTTTCATCCCGGACAATTTTGTTGTATAGTGTCCGACAAGCCAGACGTGGTAGATCGCAGTTTGGCTGAATTAGAATATCACGCAGATATGGCACGCATGATGAATTTCGGCAAATCAAAACTGGATTTTAAAATCAATGTGCATTTGAGTGGCAAACTGGGAGCAGCTGGTTTTGATGCTGCTTGGCAACGAATGTCGCCTGAATTGAGAAACTGTTTGACTATTGAAAATGATGAATACCAAGCTGGTATTGATGCAATTTTACCACTATCCAAATATGTGGGTATTGTACTTGACGTGCATCATCATTTTATCAATTCTGGTGAATATTTCTCAGCAACTGATCCACGTATTTCACAAATTTGTGATAGCTGGTGTAGTGTTAGACCTACTATGCATTATAGCCAAAGCAATTGGGAATATTTGGAACCATTTACAGACTGTTTGCCCAGCTTGGAACAACTAGTTGCTAACGTACCACGTGGTCGACTCCGAAGCCACAGTGATTTCTACAATCATCGACTACTTAATGCTTGGGCACTAGAGCATTTGAATTGGGCTGACATTATGTGTGAGTCAAAGTCTAAGAACTTGGGTGTACAACAGCTGATTCAGCAGTTGAAATCAACGACGGTTTGATAACTTAAAATACCTTAATCAAAATACAATCTGAATTCAAACGTCCTGTTGGTTGATGTGCTTTGCCTTTGACATAGTCAGCAAACACAATCTTAGCGCGCTTGGCACTGCTCAAGTTAGTTTCAGTTAGCATTTCACGCGGCTTTCGAATAGTTTTTCCCCAGCTTAGCGCCGGATCAAATCCCGAAATATTGCTGGTTGACAAATCCAATCCCGTTTCTGATTCATAGTACCAAAGAATTCGATTCTTGGTATTGAATACTAGTGCCGTCTTTGCGCCCACAATCTGTCCTGGATCAACTCCAACCAGTCCCCATTCCACATCCAGCTGTTTGGATTTGACTTGGCTGGCTTTCTTCTGTGTTTTTAAACTCTGCGTCTTTCGACCAGCAACGGTAGCATTTCCAGTCCTAGCTGCCAGCACATTGTTGACAATCATAAGTGGCATCACTGTTTCACTTACAGCAGGATTGGCTAGTGATTTTACTACCAGCATATAATCTTCATGATAATGCTTGTAGAGCTTTTTCAATAGATTGGTTGATGGCTGAGTTTGTCGAATTAGTTGATCCAATTTGGTTTGAATCAGATCTGGGGTTTGTCGATTATGCCACCAAATTTGATCAATACGGCTAAACATGTTGACATATTGAATTGTCTGTCTTTGACGAGCTGAGAGTTCAATATCAGGTTCTTCAGTTTGATGCGACACGTTTTGACGAATCTTTCGCATTTCTTTATCAAACCAGTCTTGTGTCTGCTCAGTCAATTCACCACCATTGTTTGAAACCCAAGCAATCTTGCCAACTGACAAGAATCGCCAATCTGGTGCAGCCTCATACCAATCCCAGTCGTGATCATTCAATTCACACCAAGTTTTTGTATGTTGTTTTAGTTCAGCATTGTTAAATTCATGTCGAGCATAACCTATTGCAGCATGATACAACATGGCATAATCGGTATTTGAAACAGTCAAATCATTAAAGTCTGGTAAATCACCACGTTGTCCAAAAGATGTATCATGTTTCGACATTGAAATCTCCTATGCCAAATGATACATTTTTTGTTGTTAAAAGTCAACAGTTTATTTTTGATAAAAATTTATATGGTTGTCAGTAGTTCTTGTAATTTTTTCTTATCAGATAGGTTCAACATGTTGAATTTTTTTGATAGTCGTTTATTGTTAGCTTGATATTCAATCTGTATTTCTTGAAAATCAATTTCACGGACGAGATTCTGTAGAGCTCGGCAGGCTTGTTTGGAGGGTTGATGCATTTCAATTTGAAGTTGGTTTGTGATGTTTCCTCCGAATATTAGTCGTATTGCTCCGTCAGCTAGGAAATCATAATTTCGGTTATATCCCATTTCACTGGCAATTTTTTCGTGTCCAAACATTCTATCAACTTTTAAAAATGTACCAGTTGGCGAAATCCAACCACCATAAGTGCCTTTGGGTAATTGATATATTTCAGTAGCAACAGATTCAGTTAATGTATCTTTGATTTGGTCAAAATATTCTAGACAGTCAGCCTTCAAATAGGCATAGTATTTGTTCATCAACCCCAAATCAACAGATTCAATAGGGTGAATGTGATTGATTGCGCGCGGATGTTTGCTGCATGCAGCGGCTTGAATCATAGGAAAAGGGTTGAAAATATAATGAATTCCATACTCTGATTGCTGAACAACATATAATTGAACCTCTAAGCTTGGCTGCTTGATACATTCAATAGCACGCCAATTGGACTGAAGTGCCGCCAGTTGAACTTTGGCACTGGGATCCGATATTTCTTCTATATTCCAGGGACTTCTTTTCACCAATTCAACCTGTCGTTCTTCTGGCCAAGTATTGGGATCAGCTACATCATAAGCAGCTTCTGTTAAATCTTGAAGACTATCAAAACGTCGAATAATTTTTCCAAGCCAATTTGCAAATTTTTCACTATCCATGATTCGAATTTCTGGTTGTACTATGGTTGCAACTTCTGATCGAGACTTATACCTAGTTAAAACAATATCTGATAGTTGTGAACGGCGTGGTTCAAGTACTTGATTATAGAATACTGTCAAAGCCGGTTGTGTTGGTTTCGCCCATTCCAGTTGTAATCGGCCAGGAAGAAAAACAACCCTAATACAACCTTTGATTAAAGCAGCGGTAGTTGCATTAAGAGTGTGAGAATATTTTTTTTTATCCAATGCTTTATCATGTCCCCAGCGATCTGTTACTGGTATGAATGTTCCATCTTCCAGGATCCAAGCACCATATAGATTGTTGGCATGTTCTTGTAAATTTTCTTTTTCAAGTTTTTCTAAATATTCATTTTGTTCAATATCCAAAATATCTCGATGTTTTTTCAATAAACTAATATCAATTGATTCTATTGGTACTATCCAGTTGATTAGTGATGGGAGTTTTTTAATAACAACAAATTGAATCATTGGTGGAGGACGATATATATAACAAATTGCTCGAGGATTTTCGTTACATGCTGTCAATTGAACTTTAATACTCGGATGTTTGATCGCGTTTATATATTTATAATATGTTTGAACATATTTTATTTGTTTTTCTTCTGACCAAGTATTAGGATCACTTTCCCAATCATCAACTATTTCTGTTTCTTGCAAGTTTTCTTTTTCAATCTTTGCTAGATATTGAAGTTGATCTGGACACAAAATATCTCGATATTGCTGCAAGAGACTTATATCAGCTGATTCCAATGGACGGATAAAGTTGATCGCCCATGCATCTTTTTGACATGCTGCAAATTGAACTAATGGAGCCGGATTATTAATTCGAAAAATCATATGTGCATGCTGAGTTACTGCCGCCAATTGAACTGATATACTGGGGTTGTGAATTTTTTTTATATTATTGCTGTTCATCTTAACATAACAAATTTGTTTCTCTTCTGACCAAGTATTGGGATCACCTGACCAATCATCAAAAGTTTCTGCTTCTTGCAAATTTTCTTTTTCAAATTTTTCTAGATATTCTAGGCGGGCGGGATTCAAAATATCTCGATATTGTTGTAAAAGACTTATATGGGTCGCTTCAATGGGATCTATAAAATTAATAATTTCAGGGTTTCGTTTGATTGCTGCATGCTGCACTGATACTGGTGGATTATGTATTACTTCTATAGACGTTGCATTTTGTTTGACAGCAGCTAATTGAACTTCAACAACCGGATCTTTGATAAATTGAATCGCATAACCATTTTTTTCTACAGCAGCTAATTGAACCGCAACAACAGGGTCTTTGATACTTTTAATAGATACCCAATCGTTTTTAACTGATGCCAATTGCATCTTGACATCAATACTTACCAATTCTTCAGATTCAGCTGTTGATATATTTGGATTTACCGATTGTTCAATCAACTGATTTATAAAACGCAAAAACTTGGTAGCTGATTCAAATACTTCACCATCATAACCATCTGCTGTATCTAGAGCGGCATCACCTGATTCAAAAAATATTTTCAAAGTTGGGTTAACACGCCTAATTTCGTTTCTAAGAGCACGTAACGCTTTTCTAGGGGGCGTCTGCATTCCCCAAGCTACTTCAGTTTCAACTATTTTTTCCCATTCTTTACTCCAGTGCTCATTCACAACTCGAATTGCACCTTGATCAAACATTTCTGCATAGTTGCGGCAACCAAATCGTTCACGAGCTATCTTTTGATGTTGTTCATAACCAACTTCTATTTTTGAACCATCTGACAAAATCCAACTTCCATAAGCAACAGTCGTTTGATTTTCTTGAAGCGTTTGGTTGGATAGATAAGCATTGATACGTTTTGTCACTTGCTGCCAATCACCTTGAATTACTGAATCTCCCCAATCAGCCACAATCTTTTCTGGTTTTTCTGCCATTATCAATCTGACCAGTGAACGCAATGCTGGGCGACTTTCTTTTGTAATTTCAAATTCCATGCTTCCGCGTTCATAATTAGAGACAACTCGGATAGCGCCTTGTCGTAATAATCGTGGCAAACAAGCTGGTCCTGCCATGTCAGTAACATCAAGTATTTCCATTGCAACCTGTTCATGGTTGGTATAATCAACTGCAACATACTTGCCATCTGGCATGATCCAATATCCATATCGAGTTGGTGGAATGACAGCTTCGGTCAAGTTAGACAATCCATGTATTTCTTCATATTGTTTTACCAGTGCAGGAAGTCGGCACTCTCTTGGCTCAACCCAGGTAATAGATTCTGGATTTTGTTTGTAAGCAGCAAACTGGATAAGTGGTGCAGGATTGTAAATTTGCAGAATTGCAAGCCCACTTCGTTGAACTGCGGTCAATTGCATTGCCAAACTGGGATTAGTGAAATTTCCCAAATCTTCAGGATAGTGTTTTAAGTATTCGATTTTCTCTGCTTCAGGCCAGTTGTCAGCGTCTAGCCAAGTCGATGGCCAAGCACCAGGATCAATTTGCGTAGGAAAGATGTCATCTGATTCTACTATTGTAGTGTTTTTAATTTTTTGTTTATACAAGGCAGTTGCTTCTGCAGTGGGATTTTGAATGTAGGGAAACAAAACTGGCATTTCTTTGACAATTTTCATTTGTAGACTGGTTTCCAAATTCTTGATATTTTCTAACGTAAATGACTGCTCTGTATTCCTATATGTTGCATTCGGATACAAAAATCCATTTAGACTACATAGATCAGATACAACAATATATTGTATCAATGCACTGGGATTATCAATTACAGTAATTGCTCTGGAATCATTTTTTACTGCTGCAATTTGAACTGGTAATGAAGGATTAATCAAAGATTCAATATTCCGCCAATCTTCTTTTACATAATCTATTTGCTGTTCCAAACTCCAGCCGCGCGGATAATCAGAATCATCATAATCATCAGACTCGAAAGATTCTTTTAATGACATCTTTTGTTTATACAACGCAATTGCTTCCGGAGTGGGGTTTTGAATACAGGGAAATAATTCCGGTCGTTTTTCAATAATCATTAGTTGAATACTGGGATCTAAATTTGATATTAGCTTAATAGTTTTTCCAATGCCTGGATCTCCATGTTTATTAAGTAATTCAGAAAATGCCAAAAATTGTATTAAAGGTGGTGGATCGGTAATTGAATCTATTGCCCAAGGTTCATGTTTCACAGCCGCAATTTGTAGATTTATAGTAGGGTTGTTAAAAAAATAAATAGTATGTGGACTCCATTCAATTAATCGAAAATGTTTTGCGGTATCATCAGATCTGGCTATAGCACGAAAATTACGTATACCTACAAATTCTCTGTCAAGTTCTTGTCTTCGACTATCATCTTCATCTGATTCATTTAAAACAGCAGCCTTTTTCAACTGTTGTTTGATCTCATTTAGTTTTAACAAAGCTTTTGAAAATGGCAACGTCCAACCAGCAACCGCATTCCAAAAATCCTTGGTCACCGTATCAGGCCGTTCAGTACGACAAATTTGAATTAATGATGCAATTGCTGAAGCACTGGTTTTAGTTAGATCACATTGAAAACCAACATTTAACTCTCCAGTATAGACCGCATTTGACATCGTAACTCGGATTGATCCTGACTTGAACATGAGTTCATATCGCTCCATGTCATGACCAGTTATAACACCAAGTGACTCCAAATAATCAGCAGCAACTACCGCATGCTTCATATCAGCTACAGGCAGACATTCTCCAGATTCTAGAATCCAATATCCATATGAAGAGGGTGGGATTTCATGTTCCCATAAAACAATTGTCATCCCTTATTTATTGGAAAACAAATATATAAGTTATGAATCAAAATCCCCAATTGCTTCACGCAACATGCGAGCTAGTCGGCCAGGATTTTGCTGATAAACATGACGAATTAATCGAGTTAGCTTTTGATCGGATTCTGAAATTTTGGATGGAGTGTTGGGTAAATTTTCGGAATCCGGTGAGCCAGGCAATTCCACACCAGCTCTACCAAACCATCCTGAACGAGGAGTTGTACTAATCCAATATACTCTGCCTTTAAATTCTTGTTGAGAAGTATATATCGCACCAGGTGGCAAATCTTTTTTCAAACAATCATTATCAAGATAGCCATTTAAAAAAAGATTACGATGACGCAATAAAAGTGTATGTATTAATGGCTGTCGCAAATCAAGTGGTACATACCAAGCAGCTTTTTTATTTTGTAGAACAGCAACTAAACATTCGCGAATCGTAGGATCAGTAATTTCACGAAGTCGCATGCCGTCTCGTTTCAACATAGCTTCGCGATCCGCAGGCGTCATTTGATCGGATTCCGACAATGTATCATAATTACCTAATGCACCAGCTGGCATTTTATTTTTAGATGTTTCTTTATATAACATTTTGCCAATTTTAGAATTATAATCTTTTACTGCATTAATAAATTGATAACGCATGTCAACCGGAACATACCACTGAGCTAATGGGGTTTGTCGAAAAGCAACTAAACATTCACGTAGTGTTGGATCCGAAATTTCACGAAGTCGCATGCCGTCTCGTTTCAACATAGCTTCGCGATCCGCAGGCGTCATTTGATCGGATTCTGATAAATCTGTTTTCCAAAATTTTGAATCTTCACCAATTTGAATTATTAAATTTTTGACTGTTCCTGATGCTTCAAAAGTAACATTCAACAAAGCCGGATGCTTATTAAGCATATCTAGAACACTTTTATAACCAACCAATTTAACAATTTTGTTTAATGCTTCTTCGTCATTATCACAATGTTCAATCATTTCTTCAAATTTTTCTTGAGAAACACCATTTCTATATTTGGTAGTTTCATACATTTGTTCAAACAATAATTCCACAGCACTATCATTCAAAACTAAACTAACACATGATTGATGTTGATTAAGAAAATCTAACACGCTGGAATACCCAACGTATTTCACCAATTTATTTAATGTTGCATTATCATAGTTTGGATTTTTATTAAAAAACGCGTCCATCTTGTCTTCATTGGCGGTTTCCATAATATGCCGTCCTTCAAACAAATTTAAATGTTTTCTAATTTCACTAGCTGACATAACATATCCTATTTTTATTGTCTAAAACTATTTATCAAATTTGTTTTTTTTTGAATTTGGGGCGAATTTTTAGAACTTTTGATCGAAAAACATCAATTATCACCAGCAATGGGATCAGTTATAACAATAGTACCATCCGCGCGCTTCATAAAATTACCACGATGCAAATCCCAGTCAAAACCCGAAGGCACAAATAAGGTTAGAGTAGGATAAATCTGATCCAAGAATTCCAATGATGATTTTAATTGAGTTTCTTTACCAATCAACTTTAGGCCAGGGTCCTGTTGAATATCGTTCAATTTCACGTCTCTTTGAATATAATCAGCTATTTCTGACTTGTCAGGTAGTTTGAAAGTTTCTTGATCTGATAGTCTATGATACAAAAATCGAATCTTTTGATTGAATTCCGTCTGGCTAATTTCTGTCAGTGGTTCCATAACCAAACAACACAACTTCTCACCCGAAGGCGTAGTAAACAGCACACGCGGTGGGAATCGAAGTTTGGGAAGCAGTATTACTGGTTTATTTTGATTGGTCGCAATTACACGAGCAGTGAAATCATAAGCCGGGTCAGCTATCCAAATTTTAACTGCATAGGAACGACCATTTGGTTGAAATGCTAATCCATAAGAACCCATTCCCAATACATTGAATTGGTCAGACTGCTGTATTAACCACCGCAATTTAACCATCAAGTTAGATCTTGCCAAACTCACTGAATTACTTGTTGTTAGCGATTCTTGAAAAGTAGCTAACAAATCTTTCAACTCTGAAAAACTACTGGGACTGATCAATCCCTTCAATCTCTGTTCTTCAATTCGATTGATATAATACTGGAGATGTTTCATCACTTATTTATTTTAAAGTTGACAACTGTTGACATGTGACAAATGATTGGTATAATTATAACAACTAGAGAAAGATTCCAAATGAATCCCGAATTAAAACAACAAATAATTGATATCATAAAATCCAACAAACCAGACGGTGTTGTGACCAGACTTAAACATATTCCCGAGTTGTGGAATGAAATTATCACAAACATTCCCAACCTGTCTTATGATAATCAAGCACACAAAATATACCATTATGTGAACGAGTTAGCAGAAATCAAGAAATGCCCATGCGGCAAACCGGTGTCATTTCAAAGTCTAGTATTTGGATACCGGGAATTTTGTTCAGCCAATTGTAGTTTTGCAAAAGAAGCTGCAACAAATCGACGTATTGCAAAAATGCAGGCCAATGGCGGAGTGGGACTGGCCAATCCCAAAACTCGAGCCAAACAGCAAAATAAGGTGTCGAACACTATCAATGCCAATCAATTATCACCTTCTGAAAACCACACAGATGAAACTATACGTGAAAAGATTTTAGAAATATTCACTAAAACCCCCAAACAATATAGCAGTGTAATAAAAAATGATCCTGTTATCTGGCCTTGGGTATTGAAAAATAACAAATTACAAGGAAATTCTGACTCAATTGCGGCAAAAATTTACAGTGCATATTATAATGAATCTGATGTTTGTCCAACAGGAAATCTAAAGAAATTCGATCGTTGGTCATCTGGGTTTACTGGATGCGGGGCGGCAAATATTTGTGCCTGTACTCAAGAATCAATATCAAAAAATGTAACATTGACTAAGTCAAAATATGACGACAATAAACGCAAGAAAATAAAAACTTTGAAAGATCAAACAATGATCTCGAAATATGGAGTCGCACATAATCTACAACGGGAAGATGTTAAAGAAAAATTAAGAGCGCCGAAAGTGCCAATTGAAATACATGATAAATTATCAGATTATAGTTGGATGAAAACAGAATATGTCGATAATCAAAGATCAGCTGCTGATATTTCAAATGATTTAAAAGTACATTACACAACAGTAATTGACTATTGTAGAAAACATGAATTTCGCATCAGGAAACACAGCAAGTATTCTGTTGAAGAAAGACAAATATCACAATATCTAAATGAGTTAGGAATTGATCATGAAACCAATGACCGATCTGTTTTAAAGAATTTAGAATTTGATATACTAATCAGAGATAAACATATAGCAATTGAAATGAATGGAGTACGCTGGCATGCATATGATCCCAATTTTAAAAATCCTGAAGGTTTAAAATTAGAAGATCCAAATCGGCATCTACAAAAATCTAAATTGGCGGCAGACCTTGGCATTTTCTTGATTCACGTAACTGATCTCGAATGGAATAATAAACGAGAAATTATTAAATCATTGTTGAAAGATAATTTGGGGTTGTCTAAAAAAATCAATGCTGTAAATTATAACATCAAAAATATTTCTAAAGAAATAGCACAGCAATTTTTAGAAACAAATCATATACAAGGATCGAGTAATAGTTCAATTCAATTAGGGTTATATCTTAATAATGAATTATACATGGTATTGACAGCATATAAATCGAATATAGGTGATAATTCCATAATAGTTGATCGAATATGTGCAAAGCTAGATATAGACATCATGAACGGGCCAGAACACCTAATAAATTATTTGACACAAAACATAAATTATAAAATTTTTATACACTGTGATATTCAAAAATCAAATGGTAGTGAATTCAATCAGATTGGTCTCAATTTAACAGCTATATCTAATCCAAATTATTTTTGGACAGACATGAAACGTATTATTTCAAAAGAAGAAGCTACATCAACAGAATTTATAAAAAAGTTAAAATACTTCGATCCCATGCTCAATGAAGAACAGAATATGTGGAATAACAAATATGCAAGGTACCATGATTGTGGAAATTTTATTTTCACAATCTGATTTTTTTAGAAAAATAGTTGACTTCGTATGGCATATGTTGCATAATCAGTACAATAAAAGGGGTTTGCAGATGAACTAATTGATATGAAGAAAATCCCAGGATTTCTCCTGGGATTTAGTTGAAAAAATATTATGTCTTTGAAATTTTATAAGAATTTCAAATTGGTTGTGTTCAGAGCAATACCGGCAAGGTAGTCGGCTGCATTGCCTAGTGAACTTGCAGTGTTGCTTAGTTCAATATAACCATATCTAGACATAAAGGAAACGACTGGTTCGAACGTGTTCGGATCAATCACAACCCCTGAGCTGGTTAAGGGGATGAAGGGCGCGTAATAGGCGGCCGCGTCAATTTCTCCGGCGCCCTTATAACCAACCAATACAGGTGTGTTATCAGCAGCATATTGGTCAACATAAACGCGCATACTGTTGTTCAAAACGCCAACAAACTTTGTGTTAGTTGGTGCTTCAAAAGTACCTTCAGTTGTACGAGCAAAAGCTGAAGTTGTCGCTGATTGCAGTACGGTTAGAGCAGTTGGGCTAACAACTACCCAGTTACCTGCGCCACGACGGGTACGTGCAGCAATCAAGTTAGCACCACGATTGATTAGAACCGCTAGAGCAGCGTGTTCGTCACCAACGTAGGTAGCTGTACCACTAACTGAACCTTGGTCATATGTTAGTGTAGTACCAGCTAGGGTACGTAGGCTAACCAGGATTTCTTGGTCGATTTCAGCAGTAATTTCTTGTGCAAGTGCTGCCATGATTTCAGCTTCGATGTCAATCCCTTGTTGAGCTTGTGCATCTTGCACAGCTTCAAAGGTCCAACGAGCTGATAGACGGCGTGTCTTAGCTTCAACGGTTTCACGTAGAACTTGGATGTTCAAGCGCTTACCAGCAGTACCTTCTAGAACGCTAACAGGAGCAGCTTTTGGAGTTGTGCTGTTACCGTTACCAGAATAGTAACGTGCGATTTCGAATGGGCTAAGTGCTTCAGCGCCAGCTACTGTAGCAGTAGGTGAACCAAAAGCGTCAGCATAACGAACGCGCAGTGTGTGGATTTGACCAACTGGACCGGTCATTGGTTGAACGCCGATGATTTCGTTGGCAATAACAGTTGGCATAACTCGACGAATAACAGGCAGGATCACTTTGTTAAGTGTTGCGATGTTACCAGCGCCAGTTGCACCAGCTGTGGCAGATTCCATTAGCATACCAGCATTGCGAGTAGCCATGTCTTGTTTTGTATTTTCTAGGATTACTTCCATTACTCGCTTACGATTGCCGCTTAGGCCGTCGCAGAGAGCAGTTTTATAAGCACCCCATCGTGATTCGAAAAGATTTTGTTTCATCTTTTAATTCTCCCTAACTTGGTTGTTGAGTCCGGCCAAATGTAAAATTTCAGCAACTTCCTTTTGGATGTTCTGATCTTCGGTATTTGATTCTACCAGACGTTGTGAACGATTGCCTGTTGCAACTGTTCGAGTTTGAACATTTTCGATCAACTCACGAGGACCGGTGTTCGTTGCTGGACCGTTTACCACAGCCGGCAAATATCGATTGAATGCTTCTTTAAGTTCACCGGTTCTGGTGTTCTTTAACATTTCAACCATAATAGTTTTCTTTTCACGACTCAGCGGAGCAGTAAGTTCAGTCAGTGTTTCAAGACGACGTGCTCGGTCTTTGGCTTGAAGTTCTGCGTGTTTTGCTGATTCCACTAGTTGTGTTTTTTCAAGAACCTGTTGTTTGGCTTTGTTGGTTTGCTGTTTTGATTCTTGTAGTTGCTTTTGCAGTTTCTTAATTTCACTGCCTTCGCTCAAATAGCTGGCCATATATTCGGCTGCTACTGCTTCGAATATTCTGCGTCCAAAGTTATTTTCTCTGGCTGCTCGAATATCTGATCTCCACTGGGTCAGTTCTCGGCGAATTACTTCGTTCAAAGTCTTGTCCAGGGTTTGTGTCGCGCGTTGAATAAAGCTCTTTTGGCTTTCTTGTATCTTTTCACGACCTTCAGCCAACATTTTTACACGTTGTTCAACCAGAGCAGTTTTTTCTGCTTCGAATGCGGTCAATTCTTCACTTAGTTGTTGCAACACAAAAGTTTCCAACTTGTTGATTTTTTCAGACATCAGGTTCTTTTGTTTTGACTCCATGATTGCCAGTTTCTTGGACATGTTTTTACGTTCAAGAACCAATTGATTTCTGTCTTTGACAAAACTGCCAATTTCTGATTTCAATTGACGAACAACGAATTCGTTTAGAATTGCTGTTTGTTGTTTGATTTTATTTTCATAGAGTCTTTTATTTTTCAGTGTTTCTTTGGTAAATTTTACTCTTTGTTCACTTAGTGATCGCTTGTCTTTATGGAAATCTTCGACTTCCTTTTTAACAGCTTCACTCAGCATAGTATTCATTGCTTCTACCAATACTGCTTTGTCATGTTGATAACGTGCAGCATAGGTTTCTTGCAATTCAGTTTCTGCTTGTTTTACTTTTGAATCAAAAGCTTCTTGTAGTGCTGACTTGACGTCTTCGCCAAGTATTTCACTTTCAAGAAGTTCTGTTAATGCATCTTTCATCGGACATTACTCCTTTTTGTAAAGTTCAAATCTGTCACATAGTTCAGCAAAATCCGTTTCAGGTGTTTTTGAGCGGCGTCATCGTACCTTGCGCATTCTGCTAAATTCAGTGCTTGTGTACCGTATTTACGACCCATCAGTGCTTCATATACCGGTACTGGATATGCGTTTGGTGCAGATGGGTTAGCCACTATATCAACTGTCAGCATGTCAAAATCACTGACATCACCTTGTGAATCAACATTGCCTGAGCCACGAGAACTAACTCCCAGCTTGACACCACTTTCCAGCAATGTTTTGATAATATTTCCTTTGGGAGTTGGCAAAATCTGCAACTTGCCCATACCATTTGAACCATCCATCCACATTTTGGTTATTTTGTGACTGACTCGATCCAAATGAATTTGTAGTTCCTGTGGATGATCACATTCACCCAAAACGCCATTGTTTTTTTCAATAGCTTCGTTAATTGTGTTAACGGCTTGTTTTATTTCACTGATGGGATATACACGTCCGTTGTGGTTTCTTTGACCACCTTGAATGAATATACCCTGCATATACATCTTTTTTTCTGATGTATCCTTGTCTGATTCAGTCAGAACTTCAGCCTGAGCATTGTCAAATGTCAGATGTTCAACTAGAACAGTCGGGTGTTTCATTAGTTTCCTTTGATAATTTCTATCATTGATATTTATGACAAAAATTAAAAAAG